ACATCCGCCCCCGCATCGAGCAGGAGCTTTACCACTTCCGCATGATTTTCTCCAGCCGCATGACGGAGAGCAAAATTATCTCCAGCATGGATATTCGCGCCAGCATCGAGCAAAAGTTTTACCACCTCTGCATGACCGTTTCCTGCCGCACAACGGAGAGCATAATCATCTTCAGCATGGATATCCGCTCCAGCATCAAGCAAGATTTTCACCACTTCTACATATCCTTTTCTGGCCGCCCACTGGAGAGCCTCATCATTGTTAGCATGTATATCTGCACCTGCATCAAGTAGGATTTTTACTACCTCCGTATGACCTTCTCCAGCCGCCCACTGAAGAGCATAATCATTACAAACATGTATATCCGCACCCGCATCGAGCAGATTTTTTACCTCTTCAGTACACCCCTCACGTGCCGCATTTATCAGCATTGATTCTTTTGTCATTTTTCTCTCTCCTTTCCTTCCTGGTTATTGATTATCAGCTTGTTGTAGAATTTTTACTACTTCCTTGTGGCCACTTTCGATTGCCCACCGGAGAGCAAGATCGTTACAGGCATGTATATCCGCTCCAGCTTCGATTAAAATCTCTACCACATCCACGTGGCCATTTTTAGCCGTCCATTGGAGTGCATAATCATTACGAGCGTGTACGTTTGCTCCCGCGTCAAGCAAGATTTTTACTACATTTGCGTGTCCGTTTCCTGCCGCACAATGAAGAGCACAATCATCATCAATATGGACATCAGCTCCAGCATCAAGTAAAATTTTTACTATCTCGGCAAACCCCTCACGTGCCGCACTTACCATTGCTGTGCTTATCAATATTGATTCTTTTGACATTTTTTCTTCTTTCCTTCCTGACTATTGATTATTCTTTTCCAGCTTGCTGTAAAATTTTTACTACTTCCTTGTGCCCATTTTTGATTGCCCACCGAAGAGCTTCATCATTATTAGTATGTACATCTGCCCCGGAATCGAGCAGGAGTTTCACTACATCCGTGCGACCCTTTCCAGCCGCCCACCGAAGAGCATGGTCATCTTCAGCATGTATATCTGCACCTGCATCGAGTAGGATTTTTACTACCTCCGCATGACCTTCTCCAGCCGCCCACTGGAGAGCGAAATCATTACAAGCGTGTACATTCGCACCGGCTTCAAGCAAAACTTTTATTATTTCTACATGACCGTTTCTTGCCGCCCAGCGGAAATCGTAATTATCTCTAGCGTGTATATCCGCTCCAGCATCGAGTAGGATTTTTATTACTTCCATATACCCTTTGCGAATGGCCCAGTATAGTGCTTCATCATCTTCAGCATGTATATCCGCTCCGGCATCCAGCAGGCTCTTTACTGTTTCGGCAAGCCCCTCACGCGCCGCGCTTATCAGCATTGATTCTTTTGACATTTTTTCCTTCCTGGCTATTGATTATCAGCTTGTTGTAGAATTTTTACCACATCCATGTGATCGTTTTCAATTGCCCAGTGGAGAGCAGAATCATCTTTAGCATGTATATCCGCGCCAGCATTGAGTAGGATTTTCACTATATCCACATGGCCATTTTTAGCCGCTAAACAAAGAGCGTAATCATCATCAGCGTGTATATTTGCACCGACATCAAGTAGGAGTTTTACCACCTCCGCATGACCTTCTCCAGCCGCCCACTGGAGAGCATAATCATTACCGGCATGTATATCTGCGCCTGCATCGAGTAGGATTTTCACTACATCTATATGACCTTCTCTAGCCGTCCAGCGGAGGGTGTAATCATTACAAGCGTGTATATTTGCTCCGGCATCGAGAAGAATTTTTACCACTTCCGTATGACCATTTATAGCCGCCCACTGGAGAGCGTAATCATTATCAATATGTATATCCGCTCCGGCATCGAGCAGGCTTCTTACTGTTTCGGCAAGCCCCTCACGCGCCGCGCTTATCAGCATTGATTCTTTTGACATTTTTTCCTCCTTTCCTTTCCAGCCTGTTGTAAAATTTCCACCACCTCCGTGTGACCGCCTTCGGTTGCCCAACGGAGGGCGTAATCATTACAAGCGTGTATATCTGCTCCAGCATTTATCAGGATTTTCACTACATCCGTGCGACCCTTTTCAGCCGCCCACTGGAGAGCCTCATCATTGTTAGCATGTATATCTGCACCGGCATCAAGTAGGATTTTTACTACCTCCACATGACCTTCTCCAGCCGCCCACCGGAGAGCGCAATCATTACCAACATGTATATCTGCCCCAGCATCGAGCAAGATTTTTATCACATCCGCACGACCTTCTTCAGCCGCCCACCAGAGAGCATAATCATCTGTATTGGCCCCGGTATCGAGCAGGAGTTCTACCACGTCCACATGACCGTTTCTAGCTGCCCAACGGAGAGCGTGGTCATCATCAGCATGTATATCTGCACCGGCATCAAGTAGGATTTTTACTACCTCCGCATGACCTTCTCCAGCCGCCCACCGAAGAGCACAATCGTTATCGGCATGGATATCCGCACCCGCATCGAGCAGATTTTTTACCTCTTCAGTACACCCCTCATGTGCCGCGCTTATCAACATTGATTCTTTTGACATTTTTCCTTCTTTCCTTCCTGGCTATTGATTATCAGCTTGTTGTAGAATTTTTACTACTTCCTTGTGGCCATTTTCGGTTGCCCAGCGAAGAGCCTCATCATTATTGGCATGTATATTCGCTCCAGCTTCGAGTAGGATTTTTACTACTTCTGCATGACTCCTTATAGCCGCATACCGAAGAGCGTAATCATCTCTAGCATGAACATCTGCACCTGCATCTAATAGAATCTTTACCACTTCCGTATAACCATTTTCAGCCGCCCAGCGGAGAGCACAATCATCATCGGCATGGATATCTGCATCGGCATCTAGCAGGATTTTTACCACATTTATATGTCCATTTCCGACCGCCCAATGGAGAGCACGATCATTATTGGCATGGATATCTGCATCGGCATCTAGCAGGATTTTCACTATCTCCACATGACCTTCTCCAGCCGCCCACTGGAGAGCCCAATCATCTTCAGCATGGACATCCGCTCCAGCATCGAGCAGACTCCTTACCTCTTCAATGCACCCCTCATATGCCGCACTTATCAACATTGATTCTTTTGACATTTTTCTCTCTCCTTTCCTTCCTGGCTATTGATTATCAGCTTGTTGCAAGATTTCCACCACTTCCTTGTGCCCATTTTTGATTGCCCAACGGAGAGCATAGCCATTATCAGCATGTACATTTGCTCCAGCATCTATCAGGATTTTTACTATTCCTGTATACCCGCTTCTAGCCGCCCAACGGAGAGCCCAATCATTATCAGCGTGTATATTAGCTCCTGCATCGAGTAAGATTTTTACTACTTCTGTGTGACCGTTTCCAGCCGCCCACCAGAGAGCATAATCATCATCAGCGTGTATATCTGCGCCTGCATCGAGTAAGATTTTTACTACTTCTGTGTGACCTTCTTCAGCCGCACAGCGGAGAGCACAATCATCTTCAGCATGTATATACACTCCTGCATCGAGCAGGCTCCTTACCTCTTCAGTACACCCCTCACGTGCCGCGCTTATCAACATTGATTCTTTTGACATTTTTTCTTCTTTCCTTCCTGACTATTGATTATTCTTTTCCAGCTTGCTGTAAGATTTTTACTACTTCCTTGTGCCCATTTTTGATTGCCCACCGGAGAGCCTCATCATTATTAGTATGTACATCTGCACCAGCATTTATCAGGACTTTCACTATTTCTACATGACCTTTGCAAGCGGCCCAATATAGTGCATAATCATCATCAGCGTGTATATTCGCTCCAGCATCGAGTAGGAGTTTCACTACATCCACATGACCATTTCTTGCCGCCCACCGGAGGGCACAATCATCTATAGCATGTACATCCGCACCTGCATCTATCAAGATTTTTACTATATCCGTATGGCCTTCTTCAGCCGCACAACGGAGGGCACAATCATCTATAGCATGTACATCCGCACCTGCATCGAGGAGGATTTTCACTACGTTCACATAACCTTCCCCAGCCACCCATCGGAGAGCATAATCATCATCAGCGTGTATATCTGCGCCTGCATCAATCAAATTTCTCACTTTTTCAGTATGACCCACACGTGCCGCATTTATCAACATTGATTCTTTTGACATTTTTTTCTCCTTTCCGATTCAGCTTGTTGTAAGATTTCCACCACTTCCGTGTGACCATTTTTGATTGCCCAGCGGAGAGCAAAATCATTAAAAGCATGTACATCCGCTCCCAGCATCGAGTAAAAGTTTTATTACTTCTATATGGTCATTTTCAGATGCCCACCAAAGAGCATAATCATCTTTAGCATGTATATCCGCCCCGGTATCGAGTAGGAGTTTTACCACTTCCGTATAACCATTTCCAGCCGCCCACCGGAGAGCCCAATCATCTCTAGCATGTACCTCCGCGCCTGCTTCGAGCAGGACTTTCACTACTCCTGTATACCCGTTTCTAGCCGCCCAACGAAGAGCAAAATCATCTTTAGCATGGACATCCGCTCCGGCATCGAGGAGGAGTTTCACTACCTCCGCGTGACCTTCTCTAGCCGCATTGCAGAGAGCACAATCACTATCAGCATGGATATCCGCCCCCGCATTTATCAGGACTTTCACTACTCCTGTATGCCCGTTTCCAGCCGCCCACCAAAGAGCATAATCATCATCAGCGTGTATATCTGCGCCTGCATCGAGGAGCCTTCTTACCTCTTCAGCGTGCCCCCCACGTGCCGCGCTTATCAACATTGATTCTTTTGTCATTTTTTTCTCCTTTCTCAGTTGATACTCAATCAGGGTCTGCTGGATAATCATCTGGCAGGCACTCACAAGGGTGTTGATAACATCCGTGACACAGACCACAGTGAGGGCAAGTGTTGCCGAAAGAGTCAGGAACCTGAGCTCCGCATCCTCCTAAATCTCTGCGGCAAATCCAGTATTCTTCCTTTTTGGAATTATCCCAGATCATATCACAATTTTTCAATTGCCGCTTCATTTTTTTCTCCCCTTTCAATCCTTTTTTCCTTTTTCAATTATTCAATTTGCTTTCGCCAAATCCCAATAAGATTTCTACCACCTCCATGTGATCGTTTTCAATTGCCCAATGGAGAGCGTAATCATCATTAGCATGGACATCCGCACCAGCATCGAGCAAGACTTTCACCACATCCGCATGACCATTTTTAGCCGTACATCGGAGAGCGTAATCATCATCAGCGTGTATATTAGCTCCTGTATCGAGTAGGATTTTTACTACTTCCACATGTCCATTTTCAGCCGCATAGCAAAGAGCGCAATCACCATCAGCATGTATATTAGCTCCCGCATCGAGCAAGAGTTTTACTATTTCGGTATAACCATTTTCAGCCGCACAACAGAGAGCAGTATCATTACAAGCATGTGTATTTGCACCTGCATCGAGGAGAATTTTTACTATACCTACATAATCATTTTCAACCGCACAACGAAGAGCATAATCATCATCAGCATGTATATTCGCTCCTGCATCGAGGAGAATTTTTACTACTTCCACATGTCCATTTTCGACTGCCCAACAGAGAGCGTAATCATTATTAGCATGGATATTTGCACCAGCATCAAGGAGGATTTTCACCACTTCTACATGACCTTCACGTGCCGCACAACGGAGAGCAGTATCATTATAAGCATGTATATTCACACCTGTATCGAGCAGGATTTTCACCACTTCTACATGTCCATTTTCAACCACCCACCGAAGAGCATAATCATTATCAGCATGGACATTCGCTCCAGCATCGAGGAGGAGTTTTACTATGTCTGCATGACCTTCACGTGCCGCATAACGAAAAGCATAATCATTATTAGCATGGATATTTGCACCAGCATCGAGCAAGATTTTTACTACCTCCACATGACCATTTTTAGCCGCTAAACAAAGAGCAAAATCATTAAGAGCATGTATAACCGCTCCAGCATCGAGCAGGATTTTTACTATTTCCGTGTGACCATTTTTAGCCGCTAAACAGAGAGCAGAACCATTTCTAGCATATATATCCGCTCCTGCATCGAGCAAAAGTTTTACCACCTCTGCATGACCGTTTCCTACCGCCCAGCGAAGAGTGCAATCATCATCGGCATGGATATTCGCTCCTGCATCGAGGAGAATTTTCACTACTTCCACATACCCTTTGAAAGCGGCCCACCGAAGAGCATAATCATCTTCAGCATGTACATCCGTACCCGATTCGAGCAGGTTCCTTACCGTTTCGATAAGCCCCTCACGTGCCGCGCTTATCAACATTGATTCTTTTGTCATTTTTCTCTCCTTTCCGATTCAGCTTGCTGTAAAATTTCCACTACCCTCGTATGACCACATTTGGTTGCCCAGCGGAGAGCCCAATTGTTTTCAGCATGTACATCTGCGCCTGCATCAAGCAGGATTTTCACCACACTCACGTAACCTTCTTCAGCCGCACTACGGAGAGCGTAATCATCTATAGCGTGTATATTTGCGCCAGCATCAAGCAAAATTTTTACTACTTCTGCATGACCATTTCTTGCCGCCCACTGGAGAGCGTAATCATCAATAGCGTGTATATCTGCTCCAGCTTCGAGCAAAAGTTTTACCACCTCTGCATGACCGTTTCCAGCCGCACACCAGAGAGCATAATCATCATCAGCGTGTATATTCGCTCCAGCTTCGAGCAAACTCCTTACATCTTCAATGCGCCCCTCATATGCCGCGCTTATCAACATTGATTCTTTTGTCATTTTTCTCTCCTTTCCGATTCAGCCTGCTGTAGGATTTCTACCACTTCCGTGTGGCCGTTTTTAGTTGCACAGTGAAGAGCGTAATTGTTATCGGCATAGATATTTGCTCCGGCTTCGAGCAGGATTTTCACTACTTCCGTGTGGCCGTTTTTAGCCGCCCACTGGAGAGCATAATCATTATAAGCATGTATATTCGCTCCTGTATCCAGCAGGAGTTTCATCACATCCGCATGACCTTTTCTAGCCACCCATCGCAGAGCACAATCATCACGAGCATGTATATTCGCCCCGGCATAAAGGAGAATTTTCACCACCTCCGCATGACCTTCTTCAGCCGCCCATCGAAAAGCACAATCATCACTAGCATGTATGTCCGCTCCGGCATCGAGCAGGATTTCCACCACCTCCGCATGACCTTCTCCAGCCGCATAGCGGAGAGCACAATCATCACCAGCATGTATATCTGCTCCAGCATCGAGCAAAAGTTTTACCACTTCCACCTGCCCATTTTCAGCCGCCCAGCGGAGAGCATAATCATTCCAAGCATGTATATTCGCTCCTGTATCGAGTAGATTTTTTACTATCTCAATAAGTCCCTCACGCGCTGCATTCATCAGCATTAATTCTTTTTTCATTTTTTTCTCCTTTCCTTTATCGTTTTGATCTTCCACTATCTCAAAATCTAAATACAATTATACCACTTTTTCATTAGTTTGTCAAGAGAAAAATAAAAGAAGAATAAATCTTCTTGTAACTACCTGATTTTATTAGATTTTTCCATCAATTCTTGTACTATCCTCTCTGCTATTTCACTGTCAAAAGATCAGTTTCTCTCCTCCATAAACAAGGAGAGAATACAACTTTTATGAAGCTGATAAAAGTAAGAAAACAGTGAAAATCTCAGTATCACTTCTGATCTTTCACCTATAGAGCATCCACATTTCAAACAATACATAATCTCTCTGTAGTGTACCCCCACCTTTAGGACATTATCAATATTCTTTCGATCAACTTGTTACTCATTTCAATAGCCAAGGGGGCGCTCTCTTTTGCGGCCTTTATAACATTGTTTGCTTCAGCGTCGGTAATTAGATGTAGCAGTTCAGTACTCGGACACATCACCTCGTTCAAATCCCTAGGCTCGTATTTGTCCAAAGTGTCTCCATAAGTCCTCTTATTTAACTGGATAATCCTCTGCCCGAAATCACTAATCAAATATACAAACAATCTATCTAAGACAGCGGTACCAAACATGTTCGGATAAAACGAATGGTAGCAAGTAAAGTTCACTGTAGAGGAATAATTACGTATGATCTTCAAACGCCCTCTATTAAATACACCGAACAGGAGAGGAGCGGGCCTTCTGTGTTCAACTTTGAACCATGGATGGCGCTTTCTTGTCAAATATCTGTTATTATATCCTTTTCTTTCACCGTATTTAATGTATGCCCGTACTGATTCATCATTCACATCTTTGACATTCAAGCAGAAGACAGGTTTGTCCAGCTTAACGAGCTCGCAGAAATTATCTTCTGTAAACACCAATTCGGTTATTTGGTTACTTTTAGTAATGCACTTACTCAGGTTATCTTGTCCTATTTCTAGACTGTCAGCTTTGGTTCTACTTAGTGCAAAGAATGCATTTGCTCCTGTAGCAATGCCTCGCATAACTTTTCCATAAGAAGAAAGAGGACAAAATCCATTGGGGATTTCTTCACTATTGTAGAGCTGAGAACCTATTATTGGCATCCATTTTTTATCAGGGGGTAAGTCATTGGGAGGTATTAGTGCATGAAAGTGATTTCCAACGCAATCCAATTTCTTTAATTCGTCAACACTTTCAATATGGGTAATTTTTACTGGCTCAGGTTTTCCGTCTTTCCTACATAGAATGACGCACACGGTAGTGATCGCGTCAGGGAAGATTTCCTTCTCGTTGGAAAAGATAACTATTTGCTTAAGCAACCCCTTCTCCAAGAGTTGCCTTTTGATCTCTGTACCATAGCCGGTATTGAAAAATTCGTATGGCATGATAAATACCAGTCTCCCGTTCGTCTTTAGCTCATGTAGCGCTTTTACAAGGAATATCGAGGCAATGTTAGAATAGCCTGAGAGTCTCATTCCGAGTTGCTTTTCCAATATTGGCATAACATTATGTCTTGTCAGAAATTTCTGAAATCTTATGTATGGTGGATTGCAAATAATCGCGTCGTAATACTCAATTTCTGATTCGAGATAATCACCGTGAATAACCCTCAGATTGTCTTTGGGAGGAAAAGCAAGAAAATCCAACAGATGCCCGTCTATTTCATAACCAACAAAACTGAAGTGATCGTCCGTCTCAACTACCTTTATCGCTTCATAAAAGATACCAAAGCCAAACGCTGGATCAAGTATGGTACGTGGACGTTCTTGGATTACCCATTTTGCCATCATCCTAGCTACGGCGGTGGGGGTAAAGAATTGTCCATATTCCTTTCTATGAGAAAGGAAGGTGCTGGCCTTGTACTCTAGCTCACGCATTTATGATTTCCCTCGTGAAAACCTCATGGTCTAAATATACCCTTCCGCCACTGAATATTACATAAAACAACAGCCTTCCTCTTTCTGGTTCCTTCATTTCGGATTTATGTGATGGTATATCAATTTTCCCTCCATTGGAGCACCTTTGCTTCCATTTTTACCGTTCTCTAAGAACTTGAGACATGTATCATAAAGAAAACAGATCACCGTCACATTACTAAAAGCGTATCTCTTCCAATGTTCTGTATTAGAAGCTACAAACACCAAAACAAGAAACTCTGACCCGTGTTCTTCATGTACCTTGACACAACGAAAAAGCCAAATCTTGATGCTAGTACCATGTTCTTTACCCCTACCCTGTACGATGAGTTTACATATATCATGAGGTAATTCCATAGCTCCCTTAACCCATCATGTCGAGGTAACATGTATTCTACTTCAGCACCTATTATGAAATACTTGCTTGAACAAGGATCGAGTGCAATCCTACCACCAAAGACCTTTTTCACTGCCTCGACATACTTGGGAGGAGTACACCAGTCTTGATTTTTCGTCCAACAGTCATTTTAAGATCGTGCTTCAATTCTTGTCTCGAAGCAATTTTGATCTTCTTTCAATAAATAACAGTACAATACAATCATAACACAAAATTTACTTTTTGATTTTACTTTACTTTCAACTCTATATGTTTAAAAACTCAAAAGTGCTAGCGACTCTCTGATACTCCAAATCCAGTATTGCAAGATAACCTCTGGTATTTGGTCCTATGATTCCATCATCAATCAACTTTCCCATCTTCTGTATTTCTTTCACTTGTTCCTCAAAAGAAAGATTTGTATCCCCTTTTATCTGAGCTATTTTATTTACTATCTGTTTTTCTCTATCTTTTATCTTCGGACCCATCTCTCTCATCAAAGTTTCAAAAACTTCCATCCTATTGTTCAAGTCTCTACCTCTCCATTGAGTAGGTTGAATATGCCAAGCTTCTGCATGAGATGAGCTCCTAAAAGCCCTAGGATGTACCCTCCATCCGTAAGCTTTCAAATGTTCATCAAACTCTTTAAAAGTCATCTTCTTTCCTTCAATATATCCCAATTTCTCAGTATGATAATCCAATGCCATTCCTAAACCGTGTAAGCTAGTTCCTGGCCTAGCCGCAAGAGTAGGTTTTCTCTTTATCAAATCTATCTGAGTTTTAATAGTTCTCAAACCATCACTCACATAAATCTCTCCTCCTTGAGATTTCCAATCAGCTTGTGCCCTTAAAAAATTGTGAGCATATTCAGGCTGAAGAAAGGTCCATCTTTCAATTTCTTTTCTTCTCCAATCTAACATAAAAGCGGCAGTCGAATCAGGATGTTCAGTTGCATAATCTTCTTCTTCTGATTGACTCCCATAAATAGTCAAAATTACAATAGGTTCTATTGTAATTATCATACTTCCCCCTTTTTTTATTATATCAACCTTCTCAGTGTTTCTATTGACAGAAATTTTCACTCTACCTTCATTTTTTCCAAAAAACTTGCAAATTTTCTTCATTCACAAATCCTCATCATTAAAAGCTGTATTAGGAAATTCCCAACACTCACCAACTTCAATAACAAAAACAAACCTTGGACCTCCGTCACACACAACTAAAGCAGAATTAAGGTCTGTTTCTGTAACCAAAATCTTATCAGCTTCTTTCATAGTTCCAGCATTTAAAACCAGATATAGTTTATCACCTTTTTTAATTTCCATTTATCTACTCATATATCTATGAGGAATCCCATGATAACAAATTAACTGAGCAGAAAAAGTCTTTCGTGCTTTTTTTCTGAGAGCTTTACCATTAACCAATATATGAGTAGCTACAAACATCATAGCATTAAATAATTCCCACTCTGAAACTTCACTATTATCTCCAAATACCGTTTCCACGTGACTAAACAACTCATCTTTTTCTTCTTCCTTCATCTTATAATTTCCTATCTCCATAAAAGCATCATCTCTACTGATAGATTTGTTCACCATCTTTTTGAATTTTTTCAAATCAGTTTCTCTAAACTGATTAATACAAAAACTTATACTTTTCATTATATCGTCTTGTCCTACCATTTGATCTCTAGCTATTTTTACAAAAGGAACAAATGATACAAGACCATTCTCACAAACCTTTCTCCAAGAAAGAACATCAAATTTAATATCTTTAGCTACATCAAAAGTCAAATCAAAACCAAAATCAACTTCATCACCTTCAAACACTTCTTCAGTCATAGAAGTTCGATATGAAATTTCAATTTTTGAAGCTGAATCATTCATAGATATAAATTTATTTGAAACTGGAATATTACTTTCCTTTAGACAAGAATCTACTTGTTCCACAAACTCATAAGGTCTTATAAACTTAAAATCAGGTTTAGTGATAGCCACTAAAGATTCATTAATAGGAGAAAATATAGCCATTCTCTCCAAATCCTTCCCTGATTCTGTTTTCACAGGATCAAGTACAAACCCATCTGAAATTTCCTTTAGTTGTTCCATTTCGATAATCTCCATAATATTTCCTCCTTTTTTTCCTGATTACTTATTTTTATTCAGAACCCACAAAACCTCTGTTCGTGGTGCATGTTTAAAAGCACTACCTGCACCTTGAATCTTAGATGTTCTAGTTTTAGCAACAGCATTACATGCTGTTTTAATTTCAATTTTTTTCCATCCTGATTCCAAAAGTCTTTGATACAATGGTGTGTCATAACCTGATAATACAGCTTGCCCTTTTATTTTGAGCAGTATATCTATCAATTTTTCGTGATGATTATCATCTGTTTCATAATCATAAACATTTTTTTCTTTACGAGTGGATACTACATAAGGTGGGTCCAAATAGAACACGGTATTGTCCGTGTCCCAGTATTTTATAACATCCAAAGCATCCCGATTGTCAAGTTGCACGCGAGATAATCGATCATGCCAGGTTTCGAGCAAGTGCAATCTACCGCGCCATCTGTTTGATGTTCCACTCATCCCCCGATCCGTTGCAGTAATCGCCTTACCCCAATGACCTTCTGTTCTTGCTACACCACCGGCAAATCCCTGATTCTGTCTCACGAAACACGCCCAGGCCGCTGTTACCGAGTCACTATTATCAAGGTTTATTGTGAGGGCTTTGCGAAATTCATCCAGGCTGTAAAGTGTCCATGTCAACCTGTGAGCAAGCTCCTCGAATGTTTCCGGATTCTGAAGCACCCGAAACAGATTTATAATCTCTCCATAAATGTCGTTCAACACCTCCACCTTACGCGGCGGGTTTAGATGCCAGAAGATAGAAGCAGCTCCACAATACGGTTCAACATAGGGATAACCTTCAGGAATATAAGGAATTATTTTTTTAACCATTTGTCCTTTCCCTCCATACCACTGAACAGGAGACATGATCCTGTTCGGTTTTGGAATTTTTGAACGGATATGTTGTGAGATTTTTTCCATGTCAGTCTCGTATTATGATCCCAGTATTTTCCCGGTAACTCAACTCCTCCTGAACCTCGTCCAAAAGCTCGTCGTCATCAACGTTTTCCTCCAGCCACCACAAATAACTATCGGGAATATTCTGCAAACACTCACCTTGATGCTTGCCAAAATTCAACCGGACACTCCCGTCATCCTCACGATCAAAACGCCAGATCATTTTTCTCCCCCATATAAATGCTCTTGGGAAATACCCACAATCAATCCTTCAATCCCAGGTGGGATAATACCACCTTCAGGATGTTCACTCACCATCAAAACACCTCACTGCAATCCAGGCAACATCGCTTCCCCCGGCAAGTGAAAACACGCTTATGGTGCCGGCAACTCGATTGAATCGCCTCCAGCCTCGACCTGCATACCAACGGGAAGGGAACATAAGCCTTACACAACCACACCCCCACCTGTGTAAAAGTACACTGGCCCGATATCTCCTGAACCTCACAAAGGTCCCCAGCGTTCCAGGAACAATCGTTCACATCGCTCTCCAGGACCAGACCACTCGGCAATTTCATCTTCGTCAGCGGAGAAGAATCACGCTTACACACCATCAAACCCCTATCTGAAGCCAATCCCGAAAACTCCAATTCCACACCCTCCCAAAATACCCAAAACTCTCCAACTCATCCACCAAATCATAACAAACACTATTACACAAAAACTGAACCACATCCCAAACAACACCCCAAACTTCAAAACACTCAAACCCCGTGAGCACTATTATAGGTTTTATTCATTTCACTTTTTAGTAGTCAGGAACATTCTATTTATGTGTTTATCTATTTCTTTTATTTTCTTTACCATAATCATTCATTTTTCTACTTCCACAGGAGGAGGTAAAGGTTCAAAACTAGTACAATCTTCACATCTAAGCTCTAACTTATCTCCTTTAATTAAAGTTTCAATATTATAAATATGCTTTGCATCTCTTTCAATTCTGTGAGAACAATAAAAATATCCAGCAAAAAATGACAAAAAAGATATCAAGATAATCTCAACTATCCATCTCACATGATACATCATTAGCCTCTGAAAAAACAAAACTATTATATTCATTCAAATAATATTCTAGACAATCACAAGACTCTCCAACAAAAAGTGTTTTTTCACAAATAGAACATTGATAGTAAATTTCTTTTTCTTCAATCATAACATCACCTCCAATTGCTCAGAACTTATCTCCACAGAAGTAAGTCTTCCAAAAATTAAGACATTAACTTTACATTTATTATTTTTCACACCCGTTATCTCACCATCAAAACCTATAAAAGGACCTTCTTTTATTTTTACTTTAGTTCCTTTTTTAAGATTATCTAACTTAACAACCACTTTCTTATCTCTCATTGTATCCTTCATCCTTTTAATTTCTATATCATCAACTTCCAATGGTTTTGATCCATTTTTTAAAAAACCATAATTCTTTGATACATTTTTTATAAAATTTTGGACAGTTTTATTCATATCTAATTCAAGAAAAACATATCCAGGAGTCAAATTCACTTTTTTCTTTCTCCTTAAACCATCTTTATTTTCCATAATTTCAACAATAGGAACAAAAATTTCTCCAATATAATCTTCGAGTTTTTCTTTTTTAACTGTTTTATTTATCATTTCCTTAACTTTTTCTTCTGATCTTACACGAACATTAATTACATACCACTTCATCGCCTATCTCTTAAATTACTCGATTTATCTTCCCACACTACCACAGCTCTCATATCAGATATAGCTGAAGAAGTTCTGATTTCCACTCTTTCGTCCCTTGCTATAGGAATTTCCCCAACTAATGAGACCATTGATACTGTACCAGAACCAGCTTCTAATTCAGAATCATCACCATCATTACTAACAATAAAAATATTCCAGTTCTTATCTTCTGACCCCATAACCAAATCCAATCTTTTAATTATAACACCACTTTTATCCCCAGGCCATTCAAACCTTCCTTTACCAATAGTCCCATCAAATTGATCCCCTGCCGATACAGACTGTTCCAATCTATTAAACATTTTTTGACCTCCTTATAAAATTAAGACGTCTCTAACACATCTACAATCTGTAAAACTTTCACATCATCATCCCATAAATTCAACTCTTCTCTTACTGCCACTCTTGCTTTCTCACTAAGATTATTGATTTCATCTTCTCTAACATCAGAGATACAAAAACCTACCACAACACCTAATGCTATTTTCTTTTGTTGTACCTGTGACATAATCTTCATCCTTTCTCAAAATCTCATACTTTTTTCTTGTTCACTTTTCATTTTATATCCAACAGAAGCATCTCTTAAACTAGCAACTATAGTTGCCATCCTTGCTTCTAATTCAATAACTTTCTCATAATTCATCTTTTTTTCAAACTCAATTTTATACATTTCTTTACACATCCTTTTCACATCTTCCGAAATATCATCATCATTAAAGAAATCTCCCCATGTATCAAATTTATCAGTATCCTTTCTCAACATTCCTCTAATATCAAAGAGATATCTAATCTTTTCTTTTATCAGAATATCCCCAAATATTTTAGCTACACAATCATTAATATTTTCCTGAGTGTCTTTTAAACCTTTAACTTTAGCCCACTTTATAGCCCATTCTCTCCAATGAGTCATATAGCTCTTTTTTTCAACCTCTGAAAACCTTGTCAATCTTCTTTTCACTTCATAGGAAATAGAAGATAACCATACACTCTTTCTTATAACATCTTCCACCATCTCCTTACTCAAATCACCATAAACATCCAATATCATCCCATCCACATCAACAATAAGAGAATCCTTTGAAACATTTACTTCAACCTTCATATTAATCTCCCTCTAATTATATTATTGTTTTGTTTGAAAAATTTAAAACTTTATAAAAAGGGAGAGGAGATATATTTTAGGTTGATCTCCTCCCCCTTATCCTTTAACTACTCACTTTCCTTGGATTCAAAACCAGAGCTGTTTTCACTATCAATAAGATAAATCTTTCGATCTTTAAGTTTTACTCCTTTCTCCACATCTTCGCCTAGTTTTCCCTGCTTCTTCGCTGTCCTCACCACCAACATTGCACCAGACTCACCATACCCCAACTCATCAGTAAAAGCCTTAATCTCTGCTCTGGTAGTACCACGTTTCAACATCTCAGTAACCTTTTGCTGTATGTAACCTTTAGGCATTCTCTTAACATTTCTATGATCTGACTCAGATGAATCATCTTTCTTAGTTTCCTCTTTAACATCGGACTTTTCAATTTCCATTTGTGTTATCTCCTTTTGATCCAAATTTTTCTCTAACCCTTCCTCTAGTATAACTGAAGATTCTGTAGTTACACCTGTCTCTGAGACTTCTTCCTCTTGATCCTTTACTGTACTATTTTCAAGCTTATCTTCCATTTCTAACTCTCCTTTTTGTTCTTTCAATTCTTGTTCTTCTCTTTTCTCATCAAAAATCTCTCTTTTTTCCGCTTCATTCTTTTCTTTCCATAGACCACAAGAGACTCTTATAATACAAGCCACACATTCTGGATCACGATCATCAATGTAACTAAAACAACTCGGAATATCTGATTCTGCAACCGATCTACCCCATTCCGCCTCTTTGACTTTGATATTATCTCCATCAACTTCTTTAATAAACAATAGTTTTTCAATTTTTTTCATTTCTCCCTCCTCTAGCTTAATTTCAAAGTCTATTCTTTTCTACAATATCACATAAATCCATTAATTCCCCAAATAAATCTTCATTATTCCTCAATTCATCAACAAAAGCCTCCTTTCCCTGATATGATATCTCCTTAAACTTAACCCATGCTCCTGAAATTGTAACTATTTCTTTAGATATAGCAAATTCAACAAGATCAGAATAAGGACAGTAACCTTTTCCAAACATCATATCTAAAGTAGTAACTCCAAATGGAACACCAAACTTATTTTTAACTACTTCAATTCTTATCTTTTTACCAAGAAGATTCTTATTTTTATCCATTATCATTTTTATAGTTTTCAACTCCAATCTATGACCAGCATAAAATTTTAAAGAATTACCTCCCGAAGTTTTCTTTCCCCCACTCCCAAACTTAGTAATCCTATCTCTTGTCTGATTAGAAAAGACAACTATAGAGTTTTGATACTTTCTTAAAATAGAAGGTAAGTTCATAGACATCAGCAGAGCTACAGGACCAAAGTTAGCTTGTCCTGTATCTACTTGATTTTCCGGGATAAGAGCGGGAACAGAATCTACAAAGATTAGACTATCCTCCTGACCATATTCATCAAAAAACTCCCTTAACTTATCATAAGCTTCCTCTCCTGAAGCTGGACGAGCGTATTTTAATTTGGATAAATCAAGAAAATTTTTCAAGTATTCCTTAGTTGTAGAATGTTCAGCATCTAAATAAAAAGAGTGAAGCCCATCCTTTTGAGCTTTAGACAAAAGTTGTAATCCTAAAGTAGTCTTACCATCACTTTCTTCTCCAAAAACTTCAACTATTGAACCTATCACTAAACCACCGCTAGTTATTTCATCAAGACTTTTTAATCCAGTTGAAAACTTTCTGGTATCAGGCAAATCTATAGCAGTCTTTATGCTCATTGCATCCTCCATATTTTAATTATGGACTTCAAGAGTCTCTAGAATCACTTTACCAATTTATTTTTTTCTTTGTTGAATTTTTACTATTACTTGTTGATTCTCCACCTTTCAATCCTCTTCTTTCTTTTCTTGCTTCAGATGCTTTGTTAACATCATCCATACTCATCTTTATCAGTTCTTCCTTAACTGGATTAATATGATTAGATTCATCCTGGAGATATGATAAAATTTCATCACTCAGTTCCTCCGGTTCTGTACCCTCCACCTCAACTGTATAATCAGAATACCTAACTCCTTTTTTCGTATCCTTAGTTATTCTGGTTATCCTTTTATCCCAAAACTCAACATCAACTTTGAACTTTGACCAAAGACCATTATAAATTGCTGTAGGTCCAATCAAAATTTGAACATAAGGTCTATCCTCACCTTCATCAAGTTCTCTTTCTCCTATCAGTTTTTGATAGTCAAAAACTTGAAATAAATATCTAGTAACACGCTTTTCATTTTCAGCACAAAAATCACACTCACCTTTTTCGATTTCCTTACCCAAAAACTTAGAATAATAATCAGCCATCCCTGGTTTACACACCACAAAGTATGTATCTTTACCTCCCATTTGATTTGGGATTACGATATAATGTCCTACTACAGCCGCTTTGAAATCCCAATCATCCTCACTATAATAATCAGAAAATAACTCAGGACAAACAACACCAGGTCTCCACAATAAAATTATAATTCTATTATCAAAAACAGAACCTTCTTTATTTGGGAGCATCCTGTAAAGAGAAGATTTACCTATCATGTTTGAGGATGATTCCACAATCTCACTTTCTTTTTCCAATTTTTCTTTCCTTTTCTTCATTCTTTCATCCATAACTTTTCCTCCTTTTTAAAGTTTGATTTCATAGTTTAGATTTACACCATTTCTACTCACAATACAATTTAGAGATACTTTAATTTTTACACCCTCTCTCTATCATAAACATCTCCCCACTTCTCACACACTTCTATATCTATAGGAGTTTTCAATCCATCCACAACCTTTTCTGACTGCTCTCTTACTATATTACAAAACTCCCTAATTTTCAATTCTTCAACTTCCCAAATCATTTCATCATGCACCTGCATTAAAAAAGTTGCATCTATTCCAGCATCCAAAGCCGCTCTTTTAATTTTAACTATGGAAAGATCACAGATATCAACTGCCACACTCTGAATAGTGAAATTGAAAGCTTCTCTTAACTTTGACGCAACCGCTTCATGATCCGAACCATAAAGCATATACATCCGATTAAGACCTGGAAATCTCCTTCTCCTTCCAAAGATATTGACCACATACTCATTTTCAATCACAAACTCATAAACTTCTCTTATATGATCTCTTACTCTTGTAAATTCTTCAAAATAAGCATTAATAAAAGATTGAGCCTCATCCTCAGACCTATCTATCTTCTTAGCTAAGGACATAGCTGTCAAACCATAAAGAACCCCAAAGTTCACCTCCTTCCCATCTTTTCTCTCTTTAGGATATTTTTCTTTAACTTCAGATTCATCACAACTCAAACCAAAAACTATCTTTGCAGTTCTAGAATGAATATCTCCTCCCTTTTCATACACTTCCAACATAATTTCATCACCAGAATTAAAAGCCACAACCCGTAACTCTATTTGAGAAAAATCTGCTATCACAAGTTTCTTATAAAATCTTGAGAGAAAAGCATCTTTTAACAATTTCCCCCTTATCAAATTTTGGAAATTTGGGTCTCGTGAACTTAACCTTCCAGTTCTGGTACCGTTTGGAAGAAGCTTTGTTCTTAAAATACATTCATTATCAATTTCCACAGCTCTATCAATAAAACCATCAAAAAAAGTTCTTTCTTTTTCTTTTCTTCCATACTCCACCATTTTCTCAACAAAACCTGTATCATCAACCTTTATAAGAGATTCCATTACTTCTTTATCAGTTGATATCTCTTTAGACTTCTTTGTTCTCTTTTGTATACTCTTATCTAAACCCAAGTCTTTCAGAACTTTCCTCACTTGAAGATGACTTCTCGGATTAAACTCAGGATTATTAGTAAAATCTTGTAGAAATTTTTCTATATCTTTTAAATATTCTTTATATTCTCTGCTTTTTCTTTTTATATAATCCATATCTATTTTAAAGCCTGTAATTTCAGCTTCAAGCAGAACAAGAATAAAACCTAAATACAATTTCTCATAAAGCTCCAACACTCCTTCTTTATTTGCTAAATCTCTAAGTACAAACCATAATTTCCTTGTGATATATGAATCAGCACAGTTGTACCTGCTGGATATAAACCAACCAACACTCTCTATCTTTCCTTTTTTACCAACACTATTAAGTTCTCGTTCATATTTCTGAGTATCCATGTCTAAATATCTATCAGAAGCAAACTTCAACTTTTGTGTTCTGTTTTCATCAAGAAGATAACACAAAATCATAGTATCCTCAAATGAAGTATTGAAAGGATTAGGATATCTTCCTAAAATCCTCCATACCATCTTTAAATCAAACTTAGCATTATGAAGAATCTTTATTATCTGCTCATCAAACAAATCAGAAAATAATTTCTCAATCTTTTTCACAGTTTTATCTGAATATATCCAATTACTCTCATCTTGTAATCTAAAAGCATAAGTATAATCCGTATTAGCACAAAAAGAAACCGAATACAAAGAATCTACAAAAGGATTCACATCTTCATCATCATCCCCTGCAATTTTTGATGTTTCAAAATCAAAAGCTACAACTTTACTCTTCTCTATATCTTTATAAACACAGTCTATAACTTCAAGAGTCTCAACTTCATTTTCAGAGACAATGAAATTCGTGTTCCACTCTTCATCATAATGCTTTAACATTAAATAAAATTTTACTCCTTTATTTAATTTTATCATATTATTTAAGAATTACATTTTTAAGATTTATGCTCGGTAGGAGAATCGAACTCCTGCTACGAGATTGAAAATCTCGTGACCTAACCACTAGTCTAACCGAGCAACTATTACAACCCCTTTTTTTCTTTTAAGTGCCCGGACCCGGAATTGAACCGGGACGGGATAACTCCCAAGAGATTTTAAGTCTCTCATGTCTACCTATTCCATCATCCGGGCATTTCTAAATCTTCCCTCGATTAAGATAATCCTAATTCCTTTATCAATATATCATCTTTCATATTTTCAATTTTATTTTTATTATTATAAAAAACAGTTATTTCCAAGTCATTATCAGACATAAAAAGAGTAGTATCTCCTACCACAAATCTAGAAAAATTCATATTACTAATCACATGAATAAAACAATAAGGAATTTCAATATAGATATCTTTCATATCTTCTTTCAGAACAACAGAAGCAAATGAGTATCTACTTTCTTTTGTACTATACAAAACACCATTAACAAAATAGTAATTAGCCCTGCCCCAATCAAAAGTCAAACCTGATGGAATTTCCACACTTTCTCCCACCTCCCAAACAGGAAGTTGAATTTCTCTTACTTCTTCCACACATATATGAGCTTTTCTTTTATCTTTTCTAAACTCTATAAAATCATCAAAGACTTTTTTTCTAGCTGATATAATATCTATAAAACCACATATTTTCATCAAAGAACCCAAATTAACCTTATAACCTAAATTGTCTGTGTACCCTAAAGAAGAAAATCCATCATCACAATCATATAACAACCCTTCCATACGATTTTTATCAAAGCATAAAAAAACATTCTGAGATTCCCAATGAACACAAGAGTTGGAGGTAAAAGATATAATAGAGTTAAACCATTTTTTAAAAGTATCTTCCTTCATTTCAATTCTCACTTTAGAGCTTTTTTACTAATTCTATCACTATTTTCTTCATTATCTTTCTGCTTATCTAATTTTTTCTTTTGCTTCTCCATATCCTTCATTATCTTTCTTACTTCATCCTCATTAAGAGGTCTCAATAAAACATCCTTGTTCGTAACTTTTCTAACTTTCAAAAATCCTTCTCTAAGAAAAAATACTTGACCAGGATGAAATCTTTTCAAAAGTTCTAATTTTGAAGGTGTTTGATAATCAGATTCTTTTTTCTCATTTTCTTTCTCAAGTACAGTTTCATCTCTTTTCTTAACTTTAATCTCATCCATCTTTCTTCTCCTCTCTCGTCAACCATTCTGGCATGTTCTCTTTAACCCATTCCAAAGCATTAACTGTTATCGTATTGCCTGTTTTTTCACAAACCCACGGAACATAAGTTTTTTTAACAGATTCAACAAATTTATCCCAGGCTTGTTGAATTTCAAGATCATCATAAGGTATATCGGGAAATTCTCCATTTCGATGATCCCCATATTCCTCATCCAATCGGTCGTAAATATTTTCAATAACCAATTCCTTATCGTTATTAACTCCACCACTTATTTCTATATTCACTCTCTTATATTCATAAATTGTAATATCACCTATTTCTTCTATTGGTGTTGGATACATCTCATCAATAATCCCTTTAATAGCCTCGTCGGAATTATTAAACCTAAGTTTATCTCTATCGTCTTGATCCCAAAAAATATCACTTTGTTTTCTCGACATGATTCATCATCCTTTAACAAAACAACAAGTTTTGACAAGTGTCTTTGATTACTGAATCTTAGATTCAACAGTCAAACTTCCCATCTTCTTTAGTAACTACAATAATCATAGACCTACCTAGTTATATCCAGTATTCTTGTCTTATTGTAAAATTTTATCCTTCCAAATTGGTAAGTTTCTCATCTATCAAGGCCAAAACCTTACTCATACTTAATCCCCAAATCACTTTATCATAAAACCTTGAAGGATTGATAGCCTCCATTTCCTCCAGGTACTCCTGTTTCAATTTTAGAAGCTCCTTTCTATCTTTTTCAACCGCTTTGTTTTCTATCTGTATCTCAATCTTCATTATCCACCTCCATCATTCTACAAAGTACTTAACCTCAAACCCTTTTTGACTAGATACCATCATCATATAACAAGTTTAATTCTACAACAGACAAAAACTTTTCCTATTACCTGCTTCTTGTATTTAAGATACACAAGGTCACGTTCCCACTTATCCACATACTCAATTCTTCTCCTGTGTCTGTAAATCACTTAATCATCTCCTTTGCTTTGTTTTTCAGTTTCACCCATCATAACACAATAACAACTTTTTGTCAAGTAAAAAATACAATATCTCTCTTATTCGGTGAAATCAATCACTAACAAGATGCTCAAACATAGAATCCATCTCATCTGATAATCTCATCTTAAAAAGTCGCATAACTAACCTGATCTCTTGAGCAGATACCTTATCATAACGCATCACTAAAGGATTCATCCTCAAAAGTCCACCTGCATACTCAGTCCTATTCTGATTCAAAGCAATTAGATTATCTGTAGCTTGCACGATCACAGCAGACCTACCAAGATCATCTGGCCCCAAAACTTCTTTGCTAACAGACCCCATCTTACTCTGAGCCGCTGACACCACTATATACCCCTCTTGACTCAAAGTTACCAAATCCCAAGCTAAATCTCCCTGTTCGATCCAATCATCACCATACTTTTTAGATGGACGCATCAAGTTCAAATAATCAACTATCACAACATCAAAAAATATACCTTCCTTTTTCAACTTCTCAAGCTCATTCTTTATTTCAGGATATCCTACCTTTTTAGGAGTAGCTTTCATAAAGTAAACTTTACCTTTCACATTCCTATAAACTTTCTTCAATAAATTTTTCTCTTTCTCATTCAAATCTTTGTAAAGACGATTATAAGGTATTCCTGAAATACAGCTATCATATCTTTTTTCCCATAACTTTTGTTTTCCTTCATAATGAACTTGAAAAACTGAGTAACCCTGAGCCAAAGCAACAGCACCCACGTTTGTCAAAGTTATACTCTTGTATCTCTTAAAAGGAGCCATAAAGATAGTTACAGTACCATTGCTCATCTCTATCTGCTCATCAAATAAACTTATTCCTATCTTCAATACCTTTTCTTTTTCCGCTTGATAAAAATCTATCCTTTCATCAACTTTTTTATCAGAACTAACATCCCATACTCTTACTGGAGTTATCTTACCTTCAGCCACATTTTTCAACTCAGAAGCTAGAACAGAAAGGTCTCTAACTTTATCAGCATCATAATCGCTATTTCTGATTTCATCCAGAACACTTTGTGACATAAAATTACCCACCCAATACTTATTAAAAGAAGCATCACCAGACAACTCAATTTCTGATGCTTTCCTCATGAACAAATTTATATCTTCTCTGTCTTTGAATTTCTCTCTAAGAAATTCAATTTTAACTTCATTGAATACTTCCCATGATTCCAATATCTTTTCAATTATATTATTAACTAGTCTATCTCTAAATTTTATCCTTCTTAAGTAACTCTCATAAGAAGGAACTATTGTATCAGAAAACAGAAGTATTCGAGCAATAAATTCATCATACATCTAAACCCTTTCCTTTAATACATATAGTAGGCCCGGAGGGAATTGAACCCCCAACCCCAGGATTAGAAGTCCTGTGCTCTATCCAATTGAGCTACGAGCCTTCAAAGGACCAAGAATATCATTAATCTCATCAACAATCATCTCTCCCGGATCACCGTAATCCAATCTCACATCCCCCATCTTAAAACCAAACATTTCACCATAATATCTCCAATCGTTATAAATCTTATCCTTAACATCACTATCAAAAAATAAAACTACTTTTTTTATGTTTTCATTACTTGTTGCTATCCTAGCCAATTTCAAACTTTCTCCTGACAATCCTAGAACAGCTAAAACATTGAAACCAGACAACCACACCTTAAAATAATCAAAAACTCCTTCCACAAGAACTACATAACCACAATCTTCAAGTTTCCACTCTCCATACAAATACCTTTCACCTTTATATCCCCTACTCATGTAATATTGCTTATCTGAAAGTTTTCTTCTTACATTTCCAATATACTCCTTTTCAAAATTCCAAACTGGAAAATACAACCCAGTTTCCTTCCCAAGCCATGTACGTTTAATTCCAAATTCTGTAACTAACTTTCTATATGACTTAATATCAAAACCCCTTGAGAGAAAATAATCAAGAATCTCTTGATTAGTTTTTGAAACTTTTATTTTTCTATTCTTTCCAACTTCAACATAGTTTACTAAGGAATTTTCATATCTATCTATAACCCCAAGTTTCTTTAACAGATACCCAAGATTGCCTCCTCTTTTACATTCCCCAAAACAATACCATGATCCCTTAACAAAGTTTATATAAAGTGAAGGATCAGTATCATTATGAAAAGGACATAATATTCTAAGCTGGTTTCCAGCATTCTTAGCTTTCAACTCTGGTTTATTCTTTAGAACTTCTCGATATTGACTCCACGAACGCATCATCTTTCCTCAAATTATTCAACCTACGACATTCATTTATCAATCTTATAAGACCTGTAACATACTCACCTCTAAATACAAGTACTAATTCTCCAGACCTAACCATACACTCAATCTTATCCAAATCTTCATCTGAAAGAGGTGTCTCATCAAACTTACTCTCACCAAAAAGAGTAATCAAATTCTCCATCCTGTTCTTTCCTTTTTGCCTTTACCTTTTATTTTTCTAAAAATCCCTGTTAGTTTATTTCCATCAAAATCTAAAATTTCAGACAAATTCAAATCTTTTTTCAGAATTGAATAGTCTTCCAGAAGTAAAATCGAGGATAAGATTTTTTTCTTTCTCTTTTCCAGATGCTTGTATACACTTTCTTCTGCATTATATTCAATCACCATCAAATCAAAAAATTCTTCATCAGAATTATAACTCGTTAGATTACAACATGTTATTCTAAAGTCTTTCTTCAAGAAGCAATATATCAAAAAACTAGACACCAAATCAAGATCATCTCCACATAAAACTATCCCTAAACCCTTTTCAATGAACTCTTCCCAGTTATCTAAAGCCCAGTCCCAGTATTCTTTCCCCTCAATGATTTCAACAACATTATCTAAATTTCCTTCAAGAGCCATCATAAGAAATTCTCTTGAAAAACCTCCATTTTTCAAAGATAACAAAATTCTATATTTATTCACGCAAGAACACTCAATATCATCTACAAAACCTTTTCCTTGACAAAGATTACAATTTCCAATTACAGTCTTTTCCAAATCTCTAATCATAACTTCTCCCAATTGACTCTTTTGCAACCACACCATCATTGACTCTGTAAACTACAACATATTTTTTCTCTTTACTAACCTTCAAAACATCTTTAAACTTCTCATTTTTCAATTCCTCTTCTGGTATCTTAGCTTCATTGATAATCCACCAACGTTTCCTATCCCCATTCAAAGATATGTATTTTTTGATTCTTGCACCACGAGATTTATATTTATCAAATTTCTTCACAAAATCAGTCAACGAAGGCACTAGTTCCTTTTCTTGAAACCATTCATCATTCAAATAAACCCAAAATATTGAAATCATTGTTGAATATAAATCTTCCTCTGGAGTAATCTGAACCAGTTTTTTTAGCATACTGCTTTCCTGAACTGAAATTCTATACTTGGAATCATAACACTTTTCAAACAATTCCACCCAAGCTCTTTCAACTTTTCTAACCTTAGCAGAACTAGATTTTTGAATCTTTTTTTTATGAACTTTCATTTCTTTCTTCATTCTACTTTTATTCAACTCCCTGGTTTTATTTTTTACTGTTGATTTTTTATCATTTTTACTTTCCGTTTTTTCGTTTTTTAAACTCAATTTTTTTAAACTATCTTTTTGAAGTGACAAACTAATTTTTTCTAAAGACAAACTTTGTTTTTGTAGTTTAAGAGATTTTTTAATTTTTGATGTAGTTTTTATCATTTTTAATCTCCAAAACTTTACTAACAATTTCCCATTGCTATATACGAATATCCAGATATCCAGGTATATATAATATTATATTTATATATTAAATTTATAATATATATTAATTTCTGTATGTATATTATACTTTTTTTAAATTCCATGATTTCTTCTAAGAAGAAGAAATCATAGCGAGCTACGCTCGCAACCCACTGTTTTTTCAAGAGAAAACCATACTTCATTTTTTTTCATTGTTTCCTAAAGTTTTATTTTTCTTTTGAAGAAGAAGATTACCCTGTTCTTTGATTAACTGATTTAGATTGATTTTTCTTTCTATAACCTCATCAACCATTTCTTCAACTGAAGTACCTTCAATTTTCATCTTGAGATCAATAAACAAAACGGGTTTAGTATTAACCCTGTCAACTCTCATAACTCTATCTTTAGACTGTATCCATTGAGCATAGCTAAATGGTCTATCTAAATAAACAACTGTACCAGCTTCCTTCATAAAGTTAACCCCTATTGATCCTTTGGCTAAAGTAGAAATCAACACTTTATAGTCACCTTCAAACTTTCTTCTCACCTCTTTGTCATCACTTCCTCCTTTAAACACAACCGATTTTATTTTTTCCTTATCTAAACTTGACTTAAGCATATCTGCTGAATCTCTAAATATAGTCCAGACTAAAATTTTTTCTTTGGTCCCATTTATAATATCAACTAAAGCGTTGTATTTTTCTGATGCTAGTTTATCTATTCCTACTAAACTAGGATTATTACAAAACATTATCCCATTTATAATTCTTTCAAGAATAGTATCATCTTCGTTGTTTATTATTTTATTATATTCTCTAAGCATATCATCTGACATATTTATATGAATAACTTTATCAACACTTTTTATCTCTCTTATACTTGATCTATCTTTTCTAATACTTGTCTTATTTAATAACCTAGATAGCTCTTCTTCATTTTTTACACAATCAGGAACTCTCAGTTTCCTTCCATTCTTTATATAAATTTCTTTCCATTCTAAAAAATATTCCTTAAAATCACTATACTTTATAAAATTTACTCCAAAAGCTCTTCGTAAAAAAACATAAATATCCAGAACTTCCTCCATAGGAGTACCACTTAAAAACCAAATGTGAGGAAATTTCCCTGAACTATATATAGATTTGCTACTTACTTTTCCAATATTGAAACTTTTGTAGTTTCTTAACTTTCCTCTTATTAACTTTATAACTGCTCTTGTTCTTTTACTAGATATATTTTTTATAAAATGACTCTCATCAATTACAATTACATCAAACTTTTGTTTTGAGAGCTTCTTCATTACTTCACTTTCGATCACTTCATCCTTTTTAGGTACTTTTCTATCAATCAATTTTTCATAGTTTACAATTACAATTTTTTTATCATCCAAATATGAATCTTTAGTTACTTCATGAGCTTCTTCATTTATAAATTTTTCAAACATTAATTTCCATTCATAGGTTACAGTATTTGGTGATATCACCAGGCATCTACAATTTTCTATATGATCCAGAAGCATTTTATAAGCATAAATAACTTGAACTGTCTTTCCCATTCCCATCTCAAACCATAATCCCCAAACTCTATTCATAAGAAGAGATAAAACTCCTCTTTTCTGCACTTCATAAAGTTCCCCGTTGAAAAACGAGACATTTTTCAATGAGAAACTTGAATTATCATTCTTCAATCTATCTATATTTTTCTCTCTCTCCATTATAATATTTATAAAATTTTCAGAATAATAGTCAGCAATATCAGCAGTATGATAACCTATATCTTTTAACTTATTAAAAAGCTCTGTAAGATTATACCAAGCTACAGATACAGTAGTTCCAATCACCTTCATAGAACACAACTCACCTAAACAATCTATCTCATCAAGAGATAAACCTTTTACCATAATGTGAGAATCTATAACTTCAAAATTAAGAGAGTTCTTCATACCACAATCTTTTTCAGATACGTCAAGAAGTTTCATTTAACAAACTGTTTTCCTTTAAATAACTATAAATTATTGAGATTGCATCATAGATGTGTTCACACTCTTTACGATAAATTGATGACAAATCAGAATCCAGCTTTATCTTTTTAGATACAGATAAAGCCACTTCCAACTTAGAAGAATTACCTTTTCCCGTTATATTCTTCTTTACTTTACTTGGAGGTATTACATCTATATTATAACCCACCTCTTGTAAAAAATTTAAAACAATTCCATTAATCATACCTAATTCAAAAAGTGCATTCCCTTTTGATCCAAAAGACAACCCCTCAAATAGAATCAGGTCTGGATTCCACATTTTCACAAAAGAATAGATATGATCTCTTACTTCTCTAAATCTTTTAAACTTCTCTGTTTCTTTCAACTTTACATCAGCATATCCTACTTTAGATATTAACCTAAACTCCCATAACCCATCTTCCCATTTAACTAGTCCTATGTTATTAATAGACAAATCTATTCCTACAATAATCATAAATTCATCTCCTCCTCTATATCATTAATCTACAACTGCTATAAGGTCTTTTTTCAACATTCTATTGAGTATGTCTACCACATCTTGAACCATTATTTCTTTCCTCAGCATTTCTTCCCTCCGTGTTTATACCCACGCTTTCTATTTTTCTCACACTTTTTTAGGATGACGTCTAAAAGATCAATATCCATTGCTTCACAAGTATCCATAATCCTGATAATTGTATCAGATAGCTCTTCTTTGAAGTTCTCAAAATCCTGATGTCTGTAAGCTTCCATAGCTTCTGCAATCTCAGTAACCATGAGCATTAACCATCTTGGAACTATGTCTATATCAACATCAAATCTATGTTCACAATTAGGACAAGACATCCTTTTCCGTCCTTTAAACGCTTCCTCTGATAAAGGATCATTATCATGAAATCCATTATCACAAGCTATTCTATAACATTCATCTTGTAATTTTCTATATTCTTTAGTATTAACCATTCTGGTATCCCTCCCATACATTAGTTTTCTTTTTCATTCTTCTTTTCTTCACCAATATCATAATCAATATCTTTTAAACTCACATAAGGAATACCTAATTCATTTCTAAATTGTCTGATTCTTTCTCTGCTATATCCATAAGCTCTAGCTATCTGTGCGTTAGTCATAAAAGGAAAAACAGCGGCTATTCTTAAAAGTCTATTTTGTTTTTTTAGTTTCAAAATTTCATATTTCAAATATTTATTTTTTTCACTCAACCTCCAAGGAATACCTCTCTCTCTAAACCAACGAGAAGCAGTAGACCGGCAAACTCCGTACTCCTTCATCACTTCTTGTAAAGTTTTATTCTCCAATTTATCTACAGAAGGTATATTTTCTTTTTTCTTTCTCATTCTAGGATAATCCTTGATATTATATTTTGCTCTGAGATTATTTATATTGCTACTAGATAAATCATATTTATCACTCATTTGTACAGTATTTAATCTCTTTAAATCTTTTATCAATTCTTTTTCATCTACATCTTTTATACTCTTACTCTTTTTCATTATATTTACCTCCAACTTTTAATAAACTTACAGGAGTAGTACTCAAACCCACACAATCAAAGAATAGATGATGCTTAATTATCTTCAAGCAACTTCTATTTCTTCAATATTTATTTTTTCCATTGCAAATCTTCTTTTTTACTTCTCTACAAAGCTTAACAACGTATTGATACTGTAACATATCTGGTGCTACCTGAGCCCCAGTTGCTTCAGAACGATCTATTCTTTCTCGTTCCATCTCTAAAACAGCTTCGACAATCTCTTGATATCTTTCTTCTCGTTCCTGATTAATTGTTTTAACACACTCCTTATCCATCACAACATTCCCATTTCTCTTTACTTTCTTTCTTAAATTTATTTCTTCATCAGTTAATTTTTTATTTTCCTTTTCTAATTTTGTATTTCAATTTTTGAACACCCATCCTTCTTCTCCATAGTTATAATTTGATTCCAGTCTAAACCTGACTTGATTTCAGAATCGTGTGTGACCATAAAAATTGACTTTCCTTTAAGAATCCCTTCATTCTTCTCATTCTCTAAGAGATTCATAATTAGATTTCTATTGGATTCATCTACCATGCTAAAGACCTCATCAAAAGCAAGAAAGTTTATGTTTTGAAGAGTCTCCCCCATAGCAAGAATAAGAGCCAAAGCTACTAATTGTTTCTCTCCTCCTGAGTATGCTTCAATCGGAGTTTTGCTTTTACCACCACCCTCTACAAAGAGATTGATCTTACGCTTGAAGTCATCCAAACTACCATGAGTCTTAGACCCTTTCTTCTCCTCAAGAACATCAAGCCAACATCTCAACCCAAAAGGAGACAAGATATTTTCCATCTTATCATTGACTCCCTCTATCATCATCCTCAATTTCAAAATTGATATCTCCTTAAACCCTTCGATCCAAAAGTTATACCCTTCTACCTGTTTCTTTGTTTTTTCAATTTTCCTGTTTAACTTTTTAACTGATTCTTCAAGTTCTTTTTTCTTTTCTACTTTCTTTTGATTACTCTTTATTCTCTCATCCAAAGACTTCAATTGAGATTCTAAAGCTGAAGCTTCATTTTCTATCTTTGATATATCTTTAAGCTTTTCTCTTTCTTCAACAATATCATCCTCCAATTTTTGAAGTTTAGCTGAAAGTTCAGAAACTTTACTTTCCAAGACTTTTATCTCTGATAATACACTCTGTTTATCATTCTTCAATTTTTCAACATGATTCACAACTTCAACCTCAGTTATTCCCTCTAATTCATTGAATTTGATATTTATTTTTTTAAGTTTTGATTCCTTAGTCTCCAGGTCATCTTTTTCTTCCTTTAATTTTTCTTTTATTTCATCTTTCCTTTTGTTAATTTTTGCACCTTCTTTTTCATTTTTATCAAACTCACTTCTTAATTTTTCTCTGTATTTCTCAAGGTCTTCTCCGGTCACAAAACTCCCACACCTATCACAAACCCCCTCTTTAACCTTATCAACATCATGAATAATACCTTGTAATTCTTCCATCCTACTCCAATAATAACTGTACTTACCTGCAAGCTCTTTACTTTCAATATCAAGTCTATCTATCAATTTCTTTAGATCAGTAATCTCTTTTTCAAGAGAAGTTATCTCTTCGCTTTTTTCTTCTCTCTCTTTAAACTTCTCAAGAATACTCAAATCTTTAAGTATCAAATCTTCAATCTTATTTTGATCTATTTTAAGTTCTCCTATTCTTTCCTTATACTTGTCTCTATCATCTCTAATCTTTCTTATCTCGTTTTCTTTACTCTGCACCTGTTCCTCAATTTTAAACTTATCCGCAACTTTCACCAAAAGAGAGTCACGATTCATTATAGTATCTTTCTTTCTCTTTGTCAAATCTTTTATTTCATCCTCCAACCCACTATATCCTGATAGTTTCCCTTTATTCTCCATCTGCTCTTTCTCAAGGTCTTGGACAATCTGTTTCTTGTCCTTCTTCTTCTCTCTAGACCTCTCAGAAGCCTCTATGATTTGATTGACCCCAAACACCTTGGAAAGTATTCTCAAGCGATCTGAGGAGGTTCCGTAAAGCAGAGTCAAGGTATCTAAGCTCATCTGAGTCAGATAAAAAGAGTTCACAAACTGTTCATAGTTGAATCCTAAAAGATCACTGAGATAAGAACCTGTTTCCTTACCTGTAACTACTGTTTTATCATTTCTCTTTAGAACCCATTCAAGTTTTCCACTTTCTCTCCTATAAATCACATTATACTGATTTTCTCCAATATAAAAAAACAAATTTATATACCCTTTGTTCAATGATTCATTAATAGCCTGATTCTTTCCAATTGTAGGAGATTTATCAAACAAAGCCAAAGTTATAAGATTCAAAAAAGAAGATTTTCCCGATCCATTCCTTCCTGTTATTAAATGAAAACCTTCTTCAAAGTTATAATTATAATTATCTTTTCCAAATCCGTAGATTCCTGACCAATTTATATTTTTAAGTTTTATCATTTTTCTTATCGTTTACAATTATTACACCAAACATCAAACCCACTATAAAACCAATTAGCACATTCAAGAGCATGTCTCAAATCATCCAAATCTATGTCATGATCTTCAAATACTTCACCACAGATATCACATTCTGCTATCCAGTAGTATTCACTATTGACAGAATGATAACCAGGGTATTCATCTTTACATTTTCTAAACCCCATATCTAATATCCCCCTCAATCAAAATTACAAAGATTGAATCCCTAACTCACCTTTATTTTCAAGAAACTTCTCAGCTATATCCTCAAAAATCACAGGAATACATTGATTAAATTCACTTAAAACCCCAAGCATCAACTCTCTTATTTGAGGATGAGCAGTTTTTGCACATCTCATATTAAAAATATGCCTCCATTCTCTAAGATTAGCTGTATGCACAATCTCAGTTTTAAGGTCTATTGGTAATACTCCTCTAGCAAACTGAGGTTTCATACCTCTCATAATAAGTTGTTGATAAGAAATCTCAGCATTAGCCATAGCTTTCATCCATAGATATTCCTCATCTGTCCATTCACTATTGAGTTTAATAGGTGGAGTGTTCACAAATGTCTCATAAACTCCAGGTTCCAGGTTTTCACTCCAAGGAGGAATAATAAATTTCACATGGTCATTTCCATAGTTGCAATATCTAGTTGATTCTTGAGAATATGAGCATAATCTGTGTCTTACATCCTCATGAGTCATTCCTCTATTACTTATAAATCTCACAGTAAGACCAACATGCTCAATTACAGAAAGATGTCCTCTTCTCATAATACTTTTTACAAAATTTTCAGTTTTTTCCCAATTAAGTGTAGGATTCTTCTCTTCACTTTTGTAACATGTTCTCCCTGCCGATTCAATAAATTGAAGTATCTGTTGACCGTAGTCACGAGTTAAAACACCACCACCAATTCTTTCAATCTGAAAAGACTGTCTAACAAGTTCCATTTTTCATTCTTCCTTTCCTTCAATAAAGATTTTCACTCCAGCTTCTTTAGCCATTACCTTCGTATCTTCATAAATTTCCATTTTGTTTAGCATAGAACCCTTACCTATTTCTTCTTGATTCTTTAACCTAACTTTTACAACTTTGATTCCAGACTGAATAATAGCTCTCATACAATCATTACAAGGAATCCAATTTATATAAATCTCACAATCATTCAAACAGGTTCCCATTCGAGCCGCATTATAGATGGCATTTCTCTCAGCATGTTCACTCCACAAGTACTTAGTAGGACGACAATGTCTTTCCTCAACATCATCATTAATCCCTCTAGGAAAACCATTATACCCAGTAGACCTTATCTCATGATCCGGACCTACTATTACAGCACCGATTTTAACTGATCTGTCTTTTGATTTCTTACAAATCACATCTACAATCTCAAAAAAATAATCATCCCAATTCATACTATTATCCTATTTTATTTTTTTAATTTTTTCTTTACATTAGGATTTTTAAGTATACCCTTTTCTATCAAAATTGTATAAAGAATCAAAGGATAATTTACAAGATCAGCTATAGTTTCTTCTATTTTTTCCCCAATCATTTTTCTGGTTGTTACAAAATTTTTAAGTCTTATTACATGTTTTATGTAATAAATCCACCAAGCATCCACATCATCACACTTCCCCTCCAGTTGAGCTTCTTTAAAGTTCTTATTTCCATCATCAGTTCCACCTGTAGAAGCTCTACCTTTACTTTCAAGAATACCCCAACATCTTGTCATAAAAAAATTTTTTATTAACTCATTTCTCTCGTCAATATTCATTTTTCTCCTCCTTTTATTTCTTTCCACAACTCAAATCCAATTTCTATAAGTTCACTTTTGTTACTTAAATTTCTTGAATTTACATATTCCTTTATCATCTTGTTTACATCCTCACCTGCATAAGTCTCTTCTAATACACCTTTCAAGAATATTCCTTTTTCTTTTACGGTAGTTATCTGATACCATCTGGCCCCATGATCTTCAAGTTTCTTTGAACACTCTCTTTCCAGACCTTTCTTAACTTTACAAAAAACGTAATTTCTTTCAATTTTTTCTTCATCTATATCACTTATACTCCTTACCTTATCCATAATTATCAATTCAGGAGCATTACTATCTACAAACTCATAACTGAAATCTTCTATATCAAAAACTAACCACCCTCTCCTTGATCCTGAATCTAATATATCTATCTGATAAGGAGAACCTAAATAAACCCCATCTCCTTGAATTTCTTCACGAGAATGAATATGTCCCGCCACAAAAAACTTACAATATTTTTTTAAAAGGTTTAGATCAAAACCTTCCTTATCAGGTATGTATCCTCTAGCATCTTTATATCCAGTAATACACCCATGAAAAATCAAAAGATCAACTTTATCCTTCAGACTCTCAAGTTCCCATCCCCAAGGTAGAAACCCAATTTTCTTATCCAAAAGATTAATTATTTTAGATTTGTCAAAAATTTCAATATTGCTCATTTCTTTCCAGAGCTTACTGTAGTTAGTTCCATATCCTACAATCCTATAAGAATCATGATTACCCACCACAGAAAAAGTCTTAATTCCAACTTTATGTCTCTCCATCCATATCTCATCCACTACATTAGCTAACCACATAGCAGGACTTCTCGATTTAAATCTATCTCCAGCAAAAATAACAATTTCTATTTCATGATCCATACAATACTTTGTTATTTCTTTTTCAACATTCAAGCTGTCTTCAATTCTAAGATCAAGACCTGAATCTCCCAATTTTCCAATAGATGTTCCATGATGAACATCTGAATAAATAAGACACTTCATTTTTTATTTTATACTATCACACTTAATTTTAGCTTCCCAAAAACAAGAAGCATCAAACTCATCTATTCTTTCCCATGATCTTACATAACACTTATTTCTTTCATATAGGTTTTTATTATTATATCTACATCTTCTAAGTTTTGCAGTCGTCGTTCTAAAATAGAAACCTCTAACAAACAAATATGCTTTATCACTTCGCCATTTTGTAGCACTTGTAATATTTGCTGTAAAATCGGATTTATAGAAAAGCAGTAATTCAAAATCTAAATTCTTTCTATCTCCTGGAATATGAGATACACCCACTGAAGTCATAAAATCAAGATGTTCTTTATCACAATTATTGATTCTAGTAGCTGTAGCCCAACCTCTTTCCGAAAAACCCTCATTCATTATACAACAAGCTTCACGTGGACTGATATCATCTGAGCTTAAAGCTCCAAAAGACATTAACATTATCAACCCAATTATCATCATTACCTTTTTCATTTTTTATACCCTCCTTCATAGATAAATTTTCTACATTCCTTAAATTAACTTGTATTAATCTCTCACAAAATTTTCAATTACTGATTTTATCAATTCCAAATTGACTGGTATTTGATTAAATAATTCATATATTACAAGAGGACAACAATTTTTATGAAAATAAATCTTCTCAAAATAAGACCTCATCTCAAACATTTCATAATCCTCACCATCTCCAATCAAACCATCACACTTCTCACATAATACAACAACACCACTTAAATTTCTCATATTGCTAATAATCATCTAACAGTTTGTATCTTAATAATCTTTCCACCTAAAGCTTCCCATATTCTATATATACATTTGAAAGGATCAGCTTTATCTCCACAAGCAAAAACATCAATATAGTATTTTCCTTCTTCCGGCCAAGTATGTAACATAAGATGACTTTCAGCTAAAATCAGACTTATTGTAACTCCTTGAACGGGAAAAGAATGAGTTACTTCATTGACAACATCCATACCACTAGCTCTAACAGCAGCTTTACAAATTTTTTCTAAAACAGACACACTATTTAAAACACCATTAATTATTCTCTTAGAACCAGATATATCTTCTATATCAACTATTACATGCTTCAACTTCATTTCTTTCTCCTGTTCTTTCTTCTACTTATTCTTGCAATCTTATTTCTTTTTTTCTTTTGTTTCTTTGTTAAAGACTTTTTCTTAGTTGAACGATTCTCATCTCTTTTTTCACCTTTAAGAAGATTGTATAAATTAAGTATCTTATTTACATTCATTTTTCAACCTCCTAAACTATATCATTCTTACAACATTCAGAACAAAAAGACTTTATCACTAATAAATATAAACTATCATTTTACATACCCTTCCTTTCTTAAATATTCTCCCATCTCCCTAAGTTGATCGAAAACAATACCTTCTTGATCCTTTTGATACAAAAGAGCTGCGGGATGAAGTAGAATCCAAACAACAAACTTCATTCCCCATTTTGTTACATTGTACTTACCATAGTCTCTAGTAACTTTTATTTTCGTATTCATGAAGTAAGTAGAAGGAGATTTACCTAACAATATTATAAACTTTGGATTAACATATTTTATTAACCTTTCAATCCCATACTGACTACAAAAACTGACATGCTTCTCAGTAGGTGCTTTGTTCTCCCCATGTTTATCTACAGGTCTGCACCAACAAACATTGGATATTAACAGAGAGTTCCTATCAAGCCCTATTCTCCTTAACCAACGATCCAGTTCATCCCCAGCTTTACCAATGAAAGGGATTCCTGTCTCATCCTCCTCCTTACCTGGAGCTTCACCTATAATCATAATTTCTGAATTTATGTCACCTGAAAAGCAAACAACATTCTTTGCTTTTTCCCGAAGCTTACATCTATCACAACTTTCCATCTCACTCTCAAGACTACTAATTCTCCACTTTTTCAATTTTGATTTGTTATAAAGTGTCCATACAAAAGTTGAAAAATTATCATAGTTCATTCTACAGACTTCACAAAGTTGTTTGATCTTGAAAAAATCAATAGAACCAAAATCCATTCCAGAAGATATTTTATCTTCATCAATATCAAAAAAGCTCAATAATTTCTTGCTTAGTTGAACATCATCTTGATTCTCATAATCTCCATAGTTACCGTTCTTAATTATTTCTAAACCTTTCTTTGGTCCTATCCCATAAACACCTTTAATATTATCTGAAGAATCCCCCATCAAACTTCTTAGTTTTATCCAATCTTCAGGATTGATCTGATATTCTCCTCTGAATTTAAACTCATCATACTCCTCCTTCCAGTTCCAAATCTTAACTCTTTTTGAAAGCAAAGAGTAATAATCCTTATCATTTGAACAGATAAGAATTTGCTCATCTGAAAAGATATTATTAACAAAAGTGGCTATAACATCATCTCCCTCTTCCCCCTCAACTCTGCATTGAGGGATTCCACATATTCTCAAAGATTCAATAGTTTCATTTTTCAAAGTTTTCTTTTTAGCTAACAGCTCTTCATCTACATGTCTCTGGGCTTTGTAGTCTGGGTAAATCTCTTTTCTTCTTTCTGATAGATCATCCCATATTACAATCAAAGCCTCTGGATCATAACTATCTGAAATTCCAAGTATCTTTTGAACAATCCATCCGTGAGTAAAATCCGACCCTGTAGCTACAGACCTCCAAACTAAACTATCTCCATCTACTAAAAGTATCATCCCTATCTCCTTAAAAAAATAAACAAATACTCAAGATTTCAACAACCACAAAGGTTCAAAAATAAAAGTTTTATTTTTGAACTCTCCATTCTATAATACAAAAGAGAGAAACTTTAATTTTTTGTTTTTCGAGCAGAGAACTCCAAAACAAGCCTTTTGTCAAAGCTCCCTGCAACTGCACGAATCATTGTTCTCAAAGCGTTTGCCAGCTTTCCATTCTTTCCAATAGCCTTTCCGTATTCATCACCAGGAACAGCCAGCTCAAAGATGATTGAATTTTCCGATTCATGAATGTCCACCATTACGTTTTCTGAGTCATCCACTATCAGACACATGAACCTCTTAAAAATTTCACCTACTTCCTCAGCCTTAAATCCAACTTTCTTTCCTTCCATTTTACTAGACCTCCTTTTCTTTTTCTAGTTCTTTACTGTTTTTTGCTTTATGTATAGCTTCACCAGCAGAAATTATTATAACAGGTAATGATCTAATTGCAAGAAATGCTACAACTATTAACTGTAAATAATTTCCCCCATCCGTTGCATTCAAATATGGAGATGTAATAGATACAACCTCTCCTTTTGTATTCACTAAATCGTAAGTATGCTTTGTTATCATTAATTGATATAAAACAAAAATGGAAATTAAAGTTATCCAATACTTTTGAGAAATGATGGTAAACATAGCTTTCCACCACCATTTTTTCAAAGTTTCCTTAAACCCTTCTACTTTTATAACTTGAAAATTTTCATCTTTCATAATAATTTCCTATTATGAAGAAGGAGTAGATACAAATAATATATTTGAAGGATCAGAATCTTGTCTTTCTCCTTCTTCATAATCTATAATCACAACTATTCCCGACATCTCATCTGTTGGAGTAGCTGTACGAGTAAGATTCAAATCTATAGTTATTAAATCCCCAACTGCAAAATCTCTAATTCCAGTAGTTAAATTAAAAACCGGTTGAGTTATTCCTGTTCCAGATTCATAGGTACTGGAACCATCAGTTGCATCTTTGGTGATTTTAGGCTTAGTATTAAAAATAGAAGTTCCTGCTATTTTAACATCAGCTTCTATCTCAAGAGGATTAGCACCATCTTCTCCTGTATTAGCAACATACAATCCCACATTAGTTATTTTACCATTTCCTGGAGCTATAAAAGCAAAAGCATCCGTCAAACTTGAAATAATATCTTCAGGAAAAGCAGAACTTATATAATCCGAATGTCTCCAAACAAGCTTCTTAGCATCTGGTTTACCCATCTTGGCATAAGCTTTAATTCTATATTGATAGTCAGTGTCAGGACTTACAGTAGCGTCAGAATATGAATTAGCACCTGAAGCTAAATCTCCACTTATATCACTCCAATTTTCTCCATCATCATCACTACGTTCCACATACTGTGCATCACTTAAAAAAGCCGCAGTCCATTCCAGATCAACCTGAGAAGCCGTAACATCTGTAAGCAACAAACCTTCAGGTGGATAAGGTTTTCCAATTCCTATAACATTACTTAAAGTAGATACACCACTTGTAAGCATTTCAATAACAGCATCTATAAGAGCAACTAGTTCATTCCTCTTTACATTCCCAGATATTGTTTTTAAATTCTCAACCAGATTTTCTAAACTTTTAAGATTATCCATGAAGCTCATAATACAATCTCCTTTATTTCCAAGTTATCTATAAATTTTATAAATTATATAAACCATCATCTTTATAATTCACTAAACAAATAAACTCCTTTTAATCCAGCTTCACTACCTCCACCATTTTTACCATTACTACTACTACCACCACTTCCCCCTGATGTATCAATTCTAGCTAAAATCAAATCTGAATTTTCATTTGACAAAGAACTTACAATAAAAACTGTACCTCCACCACCAGCACCTCCACCTCCACCACTTCCACTTGACTGTCCATCTCCTCCTACAACACTAAAGTTAATACCTGATCCTAGTACTTCAATTTCTCTAGCTTCAATATAAATAGCACCACCACCACCACCACCAGCACCACCAACACCACCACCACCTCCTCCCCCTCCCCATCCTAAAATTCCACCTTTAGATACTAAAATTAAACCTTCAGGTTTATTAATCTTAATTGTAGTTAAAGCAGATTCTCCTATCCCATTCATAGTTACAACTCCAGAACTTCCAACAACAAAAACATCACCACCATTACCTCCGTAACCACCACCAGCACCACCTCCTCCGATAGAACTTAAACCACCACCACCACCACCACCACCAGAGGCAAAAGAATAAGGAGAAAAAACCCCACCACCTATTCTAGCTGACCCATTTTTTGCATAGTAATTAGGATATGAAGCTGGTCCACTTGCAAGTCCTGGATTTCCAGGATTTGAACCACCATTTCCCCCAACTCCACCCTTTCCAGGACCTCCAACAGAACTAGCTCCTGCAATTCCATCAAGTCTTATTACTGCACCACTTTCAATAGTAAGTTTTTCCTGAACTCCTATAATCAAAAAAGGACCATTCCCTGTTAATTCTACTCCACTTTTAATTGTTAAATTCTTATACTGTCTTATTCTATCAGTCCCCAAATCTGTATTAGACGATAGTTCAACATTACCTAATTCACCATTTCCATATAGTGTTTTAAAATAAGGTATGAAAGGACTCTGTTGAAATAATACCCTATCATCAATTTCAGATACAGGAGAAGATGAAGGTTCAAGTTGTCTAACTGAAAATAAATCCTTATCTTCACTATTGGACTTAATAATAACCGTAACTCCGTGTTTACTAGAATCCTCTAACTCCCACTTTCCAGTACTATAATTCCTTCTCAAATTTTTAGTTATATGCAACTCATCATCAAGCCTTATAATTCTTCCTGAAGGATAAATCAAAGATTTATTTATCTCCAACTCAGGAACTAAAACACCTAAACTTTCATCATCATCTGTTTTTCTATCTTCAACTCCAACATAGCTTCTCATATCCAAATAAGAAGATATTATACTAGAACCAACTACCACTTTTGCTAGTATTATTCTTTCAGAAGCTAATCTAACTAGAACACTCTCAAGCACATTAGAGCTATTATCTAAAGGTTCTTCAAGAGCTTCTATTGTTCCATCATCAGAAAGCCATACATACCAAGTTTTGTTATCATAAGCACCTGTACTAAAATCAATAGTTGTACTATCAGTCAATACTACTTCTTTTCCCTTTATGTATCCCCTACCTGGACCAATCTCAAGACTATTAGCAGGATTTTCATTCAATACAAATCCTTGAATCACCCCATTACTTAAAATCTCTCTTCCTGGGAACTCTATATATTCCTTTGTATCCTTTCTAAAGTTCTCTTCTCCTAGAGTACCAAACTGTCTTAAATCATAAGGAGTTCCACCACCAGTTATATAGTCCGCATTCTCTCCATAAAGAACTGAATTAAAATAAACTATATTACAAATCTTCAAACTATCATCAACTCCATCAACAGGAGCATTAGCAATATCCCAGGTATCAGAAGCATTTGAAGTATCAAGTTCATCCCAATCCACATAAACTATAAGTTTATCATATCCATTTTCTCCAGTTAATTCATAAGTAGCATCTGCTCCAGGAATTAAAGTTACAGTTTCTCCGTTATTAAATTGAAGAGTCCTTTCCTCAACACTTACATAAGTATAATCAATATCAAAATTAGCTTGTGTTTCTAAAAGAAGATCAAGCAAAACGACTCCTATCACATTAGGAGAACTTACACTAGCCAATTCATTTCTGCTCAAAGTTCCAAATTCATCAACATAAACCTCCAATAAATGCCAGTCTCCATCATCAAAATCATTAAATTGAATCGTATATTCATTCCCGGCAGGAGCAGAGTCTTCAGATTCAACTATACCAGTAAACACATTCCCTTTCACGAAGAATCTGTCAGCACCGGCAAGAACCCCTAAACTTAAATAATCTTCCAATGTTTGAATTATAGAAGCTTTTAGAGTATTACTATTATCAGATACAATTCCATTCTTGTGCATATATACTCTATGAGATTTTATATCTTCTCCCACACCAACACCCAAATCATCTATACTCAACCCCAAAGGATTTGTTCTGGTTTTAAGAGCAGACCCACCATAACTCCTTAAAAGTCTATCTGCACCACTTGCAGGTCTAATAACTCCTTCATACAGATCATTTATCTCAAGATCAAAGGTTCCACTTGAAGCTGGAAACAATGCTAATGTGGTTCTTACTTTTATAAATTTACTTGTAACGTTAGATTCTAAAATATGTATTCCATCTGTCGAAATATCTACAGACGCTCCAAACGAGCCATCTCCTGCGTCCTTCCATTTCAATTCTGTTGTTGCTTGATTCCAGTCAATTTCAGAAGTTCCATCAACAGCAGTTGAAGAAACTTCAAGAACTTCTACACCTGTCAAAGATAAAGTTCCAGCAGTTTTAACTCTTTCAATAACATAAGAATTTTCTATATCACTGCTCACCAATGAAGTTCCAGAGGGAGTTACTATAGCAAGCTTCAATCTCTTATGCTTATCAATATCACTAAGAGCCAGATAATCTGTAACAGTTATAATCTCAAAGGTACAATCAACTGACGTGCTTTCAGTTCTTACATCAAATAAAGATGTTCCATCTTCATCAGGTCTTTGAATTGTAACAGTCTCATTATAAACAGCATTAACATAATAATTAGTTCCAGCAATCCATCCACCAATAGGAGCATTTAAAGTGGCCCCTGATCCATGTTTTATATAAGAACCAAACTCTGAATCTAACTTATCCCCAAAATCAACATCTCCCACATATCCATTTCCAGGAGAAATATCAACCTTAGTCGCATCTGATCCGTTTACAGATACTATAAGACCCTCAATTACTCCTGTTTGCAGTCCTTCTTTTATAGTTCTTCTATCAACCTTTTGCCTAGCATTAGACTCAAAAACTAAGTCTGATCCAGTAAAAGGAACTGAATTTGGAAAATTAGACTTATCCATCACACCCTCCGACTAAAATAATTCTCCTGCTCTCAAACTTACAAAAACTAATCCCATTCCTCTTAAAAAGAAAAGATTATCTATTGTATCAATCTCAGCTTTTAATTCGATTTTTTGAACATTCTTGACTGTTGTGTCAAAATATTTATGAGGAATTAAAGTCCTTCCATCCCAACCCGTAAAAGATGACCAACTTAAATCTTCTTTCTGATATCTCCATGTAACAGATACATCAGCAAAACTATCCACATTTGCAAGAAATCCCTTATAACTCACAACATACAAACTATTCTCATTAAAATAAAAAGGATTTATTCTTATCCTATCATCTACAACTTCTATTATCCCATCAGCCGGAAGAATAAACTCTCTATCTCTATCAATTCTTCTTACTTCCACATCCTCCAAATTTCCATTAGAAAAAAACCTTAAAGTTCCGTCACCAGCAGAATTTATGTTTACAGATTCTTCTAAATCAACTTCTCCTATCAAACTTCTATTAGGATTAAAATTATCAATCAGAGGTAACAAATACATTTCATTAATACTCGTAAATCCTGATATATCAATTTCAAAAGTTATAAAAAGATCAAGTTTGTAACTGAAAGTATAAACAGCCGTGCTATCAAATTCAGCATTGTCGAGTGAGATTGTATTACTATCAACAAAATCCCAATAAATATCAGGAATAGGAACTCCATCTCTCAAAAGTAAACATAAATTCTTATCTTGAATAGCTTCATAAGTCAGATCAGCTTCCCAATCTGGTCCCACAAAAGAAAAATTAAGATTCTCCTCAAACACACTCTTATTCTTAGGTCTATAATAATTGAACCAGTCATTTCCCCGATCAATAAAATCAAAGTTCTTTTGCTCTACTAAAGAACCTTTCAAATACTTTCTAACTACTGTTGTGTCTATATCTCCTATACTGACAGGACCAGGACTTTTCGATTTTTCCACATCTACCCACACTCTTATATCTTCTTGATCGAGCCCACTTACTATTTGAAATTCATAAAAATTAGGACCAGTATAACTTAAAGTATTCGATCCCAAAGCTGTAGTCACTTTTACCTCATCTGTTCCTGTTAAATACGTAACATTTATGGTTTCTATATCAGTACCATTATTGTGATCGAAACTTACAATAATCATACTGTCACCTTCATCATTAAACACTCTAAAATCTCCATCTGCAAAAGCTCTAGGATACAAACCACTAATCTTATTTATACTCAAATGGCTTTGAACTAAATCTCTTGTCAATGAATCCACTAAACTTTGATAACCAGCACTATTGATTCCTTCATTATCTATAACATCAAGAATCAAGCTGGAATTATAATGATGCTCATCTTTTAACAAATTACCATTGCTATTTATTAATAAAGTATCAACACCTTTTACTAAAAATGAATTGTGAATTGTAAAATCAATAGACGTATTACCATTATAATCAATCACTTCAATAGTCACATAAAACCAGTCTTCATTACCACAAAAAACAAAATCCTCAAAACTTATAATTTTTCTTTGTAAATCTGTAAAAGTTATAGGGCTGGATTGAACTGAAAAATCATTGTTCCAGAACTTTATAGCACAATCAAAACTGAATCCATTGTCTGTATCAACTTCTATATCAGCTACCAGCTTCCATCTACTGACCCATTTTATAATTCCTAAATCTCTTACGAGTACAGTTATCCCTTCATCTGTAGCAGATGAAAGAGTGATATTTTTTGAGATATCACTATAGATCGGCATCTATTTTTCTCTCCACTATCTCTGTATCTTCTTTTTTTACAGTCAAATCAACTTCTATTTTAGAAACTTTCAAGACAGCTTCAGCTATCCCTTTTTCAGCATCCACACTCCATTCCACATACTGAACAAAACTAACAGGTTTACCAGTCTCACTGTCCACAACCTGAGTTCCAACAGCAGTTCCATCACTTATAATTTTAAGTTCCATATTTCACCTTCTAAATTTTTTCAATTTCCCAATTATCATTCGTTATCTTATTCCAACCACTACTATATCTTTCCACTCTACTTCCATCTTCAACAAATATCTTAAACCCAGTTCCAGTAACAGCTTCTTTCAAACTTTTCTCAACAGTATTCTTGAAAATTGATATTATCTGAATAACCAAATCTTTATATTCATCAAAAGACCAAGTATCAAATCTTCCTATTTCATAAAGTCTTCCCCATACTGTTTCAAATCCTTCAGCAAAATCCGTATTATCCAAAAGATAACGACTTTTCTTGACTTCTCTAGCTCTCTCTAAAAGTTCAAGCAATACCTTATAAACCACATAAGAAAATATCATATAAAAAACAAAAGCCACAGAGGTTCCTGCAAGATAACTTCCTTCCTTGTAAACATTTATATCCAAAATTCTACTTTCTATTGCCGTAGCTGGAAAAAACATATTTCTTGACTCTACAAAATCAAAAGATAAATCTCCAGCTTCCACTCGATAGTTTACTCCAGCTTCTCCTTCAGCAACTATTGTTACACCATCTCTAAAATAAGGAATTACAAAATCAGCACTTTTATAGAAATCTCTTCGTTTGAAAAATTCCACTTGCTCCTGATAATCGAAACTATCAAGAACATCATCCTCTATTTTCAAAATGATACTATTTGTCTCAATCAAATTCATAATACAGTAACCAATGAAGAATTAGTTCTCAAATATTGATTTCTATTTACAATTACATCTTCAACTATTCCTCCTGGATCACTTTCTTTTCTAAAATCACTATAAACTACATTATCTACACCTGGAATACCTCTGACAATAAAAGTTATATCAGCAATCTCAAGAGGATCACCTATATTAAGAGCATTAACATAATCAATAATTTTAGTCTTGGCAGTAGAAGCAATCGTAGGCTTATCAAAACCAGAAAGAATTGTAATCGTAGCTGTTATTACAGCCTTGACACTAGTTGCTTCCCTCACCAACAAATCTCTACCCCAAACTCTCCTGTCAAAATTATTATAAATTGAGTTCACACTCCCAACTTTTGAATTATACTTATACTTTACAGAAGCATTTTTCCCAAAGTATGGATCAAGAGATGCTGGAGTTGAAGTAAACAAAGCATCTTTAGCTCTTATAGAATCTGAATAAACCCCATCATCTTTTTGTAAAGTAAATAAAGAAGTTTCATCATTACCATCTATAATAACTTCAACTATCTCATTCACAGGTTGATTCTCAAAAATCCAAGTTACACCATTTGAGGGGTCTTCCAAATAATGATACCCCACTCTAAAATAATCTGTTACTTCTGTTAATTCTTCAGCAATGACAAATAAATCAACTGCTCCACTATTTTCAGAGTCTCTTGTAAATCCCTCATCTCCTGCTCCAATCACCGAAGCATCCTCCACAAGTCTAAGAGCATCAAAAAGCAAACCTTTTCTTAACATCAATATTCCATTAGACTTCAAAAATCCCTTCAGTCTCCTTACAGATTCATTTCTTGTTTCTTCTCCCGATCCTGTATTAAATTCATTCTTGTTTATAACTCTATCTATCCCAGTAATACCTCTAAGCATCACAGTTATAGACTCTTCTGGCACATTTCCTATATCCCCTGCTATAGTAGCTTCTACATTTACAGCTACTTCATAGACATTTTCACTCGGATTGAAAAAACTAGGAGCACTAGCAACAAACATAGTCTTGCTCTCAGTAGTTGTAAAAATAACCCTATTTCCAAATCTAGGATTTGTGCTTATAGGAAAACCTCTTGGAATTGTAACATCAAAATTCAAATTACTCGTTTGGAAATAAACAACTCCTGTAGCTTTAATACCAGAAAGTTGCTCTACTAAATAGTTTCCTAATATTGCTTCAAACTCATCATCAGTCATCAAATCATTATTATCTATATTCAATATCTTCTTAACTCTATCCAACTCAAAATCAAGAATTGAAAGCCCATTAGCAGAAGGATCAACAAATATATTCTTTAGAGGACCAAAACTAACATCTAAGCTTCGATCAACTCCTAGTATTAAGTTATTCAGATAAGTAACCCATTCTTCTTTTGATCTTACAGCCATTATACTTCTCCCGTAATCTCCTGCTCGGTTCCACTTAATGTTAAAAGCCTGATCCAAAATTTCATAGTTCTTGGATCAATCTTTGATCTTCTTACAACCACAGCATCTATCTCTCTTATTCTTTCAGTTTCATCTCTTTCAATATCTGTTTGATTAAAGAGGTCTTGTAACTTTTCCATCATGGCTGTTATTCTTAAAGTTATTAACCCTTCCACCAAATCAGAAAAAGCATCCCCATCCTCACTAACAAGATCAGGAGATAAAGAATTAAGAACTATCTCTCTTACATCTTGTCTAATAATATCTGTTCCTGTAATAACTTTCAATCTTTTTAAACTATCCTTTTCAAGATCACCATCAGTTATTTTAAAAATCTTAGCCAAGTCCTTCCTCCGTTTTCTTAGTCAAAGCATCATCTATAATAGTCACTAAAATATCCAAATAGCTAAGAGCATCATTAAAAAGGTCTTCTCTTAAACTCTCAGCAAAAGATATAATTCTATATCTATTAAAATATGAATCAGAGAAAGACTTAAAACTCAAAACAAATCCCATTGCAATATTGACAGTTTCCAAAATAAGATTAGCTCCTACACATTCAGATATATTATCAGGAGGCATCAAAGTTCTAATTTCGTTTATATATCTCGTAGCATCATCAGTAGCCTGAGTTACAGGATTAGCAAACTTCAAATTTATTAGAGTCTGTTCCAGTTGTCTATCTATAAGACCATTAATATTTGTAACTAAATAAGTCTGTAACAAACTTTTCAGAAGAATAGCTGTATTTCTCAGAGCCAGCAAAGCTTCCCTCTTGACTTCCCTCACAAAGTAATCTACCAGACACAAAAATTCACTTTCATCAAATTCAACTGCCATTTATTTAACCTTCACTGAACTAGACAGATTCAAAGGTATCTGTCCTAAAAGAGTAGTTAATTGAGTAATCAATGTTGCAGGAACACTCTCAAAACCCTCTTTTGGTTTCAATGCTCCTAAAGCTTCAATCAAAATATTTATAATTTCTGTTAATTGACTATTCAATACTTCTCCTTTTACCAGAGAACTAAGAGCAAGATTTCCTCCTAGCTGAATCAAAGGAGCATCAATACTCAGTTGATTCGTGGAAGTCACTTCTATTAAACCTCCCTGATCCACATATATTTCTCCTAACTTAACTATTCCTGCATAAGTAACCAAACTAAAAACTTTAGGAAGCGCTCTACTACTCACATCAGGTATTCCCGAATCAGTTATCACGTTTCCAAACTTTACATCTACAACTGATAAATCCTTAGTTTCAACGTGTGCTCTAAATTCTACGGTTTCAGGAATTACCTGAGTCTGTCCCGCTATCTCTCTTATCACATTTCCCATATCTACATTAACACCATTCAATGTGGACCCTCTCAAAGAACCAGTAATGAAGTCAATAGTTCTTCTAAATGGATCAAGATTAAGAACACTTACACCTGCTCCTATTTGTATATTACCATTTTGATCTATATAAATCTCACTATCTCCAGTTGCTCCCCCATATATAACTAATTCATTAGATTTTAATTCTCTAAAAAAAACTTTATCTTTATTTGCTCTTTGAGCTTCTATTTTTTGTTGTTCCAATATAAAGCCCACTATCGTAGGAACTCCTATAGCTGAAAAACTTACTAATACAGTTTCACCTCCTCTTGGAGCAAATCTTATTCCTGAAGTAGAACTTATAAAAGGGTGACTTAAATAACATTCATATTCTCCTGATTTATCTGCCGACAAAACAGTACAAGTATTTTTATTTATATCTACAGATGTAATATGACCTCTTATCAACCTGTTATAAATATCTACAACCATCAGCTTTCCTCTTTAGGTTTATCAAAAACTTCCGGGTTGAAAAATCTATCATATTCTATAGACAAATCTTTAAGCTCAGTTCCAAAAGCTATACTAAATTTTCCATTTGCTCCTTTTTGTCTCATATATCCCAAGTTTACATCTACACTAGGAGCATTCTCAGGAATCAAATTCGTACTTTGACTTGTAACCAATCCTGCTCTTCCTAATTCTTTAAATTGAACTTGTCTATTCAACATTATTCTAGGATCAAAAATTAAAGATACATTTCCAGTATAAGACTTTCTGTTAGCTAAACTTAAAATAATTCTAGCTTTAATTTCAGCAGCCCTCGAATCATTAGGAATATAACCAAACCCAACATCATTATCCAAATATCTAACTCCTATCTTATGAACTAATTCTTCACTTATTGCTCCTTGAGCTTCAGGAATTATATCTACTACAGCAGGATTTCCAGCAATACTAAGATCATCAGCACCAACTTGAGGAGTAGCCCTTGCTACTGAAAAAAGACCATCAAGATTTTCGTTATCAGAGAATGATCCTGACCAATCATTTCTTGTAAAAATTCTCCAACCATCTCTTCCATAATGATCTACATCATACATAGGAAGTTCCACCACTAAATGTCCTTTAGGACTGCTATAGAAAAACATATCAGTCCTTCTCTGAACAATCCAAGAAAAGGCTTGCAATCTTGTTTGAAAATTATGAAATTCCAATGATTCACTCTTAATATCAGAAGGGATCAACTTATTATAAATTTCTGAAGTCAATGAGCCAGGCATAAGAATTTTCAGTCCTTGTCCTCCTGCTGGATAAAGACCTGTGTTTCTTGTTCCTTTTCCAATAATATCAACAACCTCATCCATCGAAGTACTTTCACCAGGAACAGGTTCATTTTCAACAACAGCTAAATCCCTTACATCTTCCCTTCTCACTACATTTCCTACTATATCATCCCAAACTGATAAATCCTGAATAGTCCTGATTTTTCCTCTCCATCCTCTTCCACTATAAAGAGTATCCAAAGTTGATCTGAAATTTTCAGCACCTTGTCCAAACACACCAACTTCAATCTGATGCAAACTCCAAAGACCAGAAGAATTTGTATTCCTTTCAATTATATTTTCACCTATTTTAATAGATTCTGTTTCATCTCCATAACTAGATATATCCAAAGGAACATCCCCATAAACTGTATAAATAAGTGCCGGGATAAATTCTCTTTCCTTAATTCCAAATCTTGTAATGCTATAGTTAATATTAGGAATAGCAAATATCCCATCTGTATCATTTACAACCCTTATCAAATCTTTATCTTCATTATTAGTCTTTCTTGACACAATTTTTATATAATTTTTGAAAAATTCTACAAGATTAGCTGGTTCATATATTCCTAGAGAAGTACTTTGAGTTGATCTCTTCAAGAACCAAAAGACATCTATAACCTGATAGGTAACAAAATATCTACCATTTTCATCAACAGTGAATGATCTTCCATTTACCACTCCTGTAAAAACATAATACCATATCCCATTTACTTTAACAAAAACTCTTACGTTAGCTCGAACCGGAACTACATGATTAAATAAACCAAATTTATATAAAAATTTAGGTTTTACTTCACCCGTTCCACCAGCTTCACCTTTAGCTATTGATCCATAAGTCTTTTCTGCTAGTTCAGGCAAGAAAGAGTTTTTAAACTTATTATTGAAGGTTAAACTATTAAAAGTTTTAGTCTTTCTAGCATTATCTATTTTCTGTAAATCTTCTTCAGTAATAAGAAAATCAAAATCAGGACATTCTAAAGTAATAGTACAATAAGAAGGATTATTCAACTGATAAGATACACCACTTACTCCGGTACATCTTTCTGTAACATTAACACCATCAATATAAACTCTAAGCTCTATATTTTTACTTTGAAGAGCCATCAAGTTTCTCCAAACACTCTATGCAATAATTGTGGGAAAAAAGGTATCATAGCTACCTTAGATAAAGTTTCTAATCTTGGATATACATTAGTAACTCCAAAAGTAAAGCTCCATTCAATGTTATACTGATCCTCTGCTCTTTCTGTTATAACTATTGGAGTCTTGAAGAATCCTGTAAACATAATAAGAGTCGGTAAACTAACAGTTCTAACAAATATGAAAAACTCATTTTTTATTTCTTTAGTTTTTTCACTTGTAATTGTTTGAAATTCAGGTCCAACTCTAACTCTATCTTCAGTAATTTCTGTACTTTTAAACACTCTAGGTTCATAAGAAAGTTCCCTTAATTTCATCCACAAATAAAGTTTCCTTTTAGCTTCAGCATTTCCTGGCAAAAGATTTCCTGTTTGACCTCTCATTGAAATTTCATATATATCTACTGCCTTTCCTTCTTCATTCACCCAATGATAATAAATCCTTCCTGCATTGGTCCTTGATTCTGCAAATCTTATATAAGGAGTTATTTCTATTGAATTAGGATTAACTTTCAATCTTAGCATCTTTCTCAAAGCTTCAAAATTTATCCTAAAAGTTTCATCCTCAACCAAATCAGAAACTCTGATCCCTGTACTCTTTGTACTACCAAACCAGAAAGGTATTCTGGAAACCCCGTATTGTGAAACTTCTCTTGACAGTATATTCCGTAATAAACTATCTGTGTCATATGTAGATAAAAAATCAGTCATTGTATTTACTCTGTAGGAGCTGATGGAATCGGTTCAGAATCTTTTCCACTTGTATTTAACTTAGAACTCAATTTACTTGAAGTATTCTCATCCATTACAATATTTGCTTTTATTACTAATTGCCCACCTTCCTTAGTTACATCATAAAAATCAAATCTACTTTTTTTAAGACCTTCTCCAATTTCTCTCATTCTAAAAGCTTCAAAAGCAGATGAAAGAGATTTGGACTTTTCTGTTCCCTCTGGAATGTCAAAAAGCAATGGTCTAGCTCTTCCTTCAAGAGTAGTAGATTCATGTTCTTTCCAAATTGCACTTACTTCCTCTTCTGTTAAAGGTGATCCTGCCCCATATATCCTTTCCAAATCTTTAACAATCTGAAAAGCTCCTGCTGTCTTTCCTAATCCTTTAAGAGAAGATATAATTACATTAGTTTTCCCTCCCAATATATTCATATAAGCTTCAGCGGCAGCCTTTCTGTCAGGAGCGGCCAAAACTGCAATACCTCCAAGAATAGCACTTAATATCAAACCTAAAAGATTAAATATTATATCTTTTAATTCTCCTATAGCTCTTTCAACTGCCCCCACATTTTCTTTTAAAGAGTTCCTCAATTTTTCAGCATCACTTTTCATTGATTCACTCAAATCACCACTCTTAGATAAAGCTTTCAACATTTCTTTCCTGCTTCTAGGTTCGTCCTCAGCTGTAGTAAATAATTCCTCAAGAATGGTAGTAGTTTCTTCAGATAATCCCAACATTTTCTCAGCCGCAAACAACTGCTTTCTTACATCTTCTCCTGTTCTAGCTGTTCTTAATCCTGGAGCCACAGTTTCCAAGAGTTGCATAAACATTTCAGGTTGTAACTTTCCCTCAATTCCAGCAAACCTAGCCTGTCTTCTAAAAGCAAAAATTCTCTCCATAGCTCCAGCACCCTCACCAGCAATCCTTCCTCCCAATAAATACTGAAAAGGAATATCAACTTTTCCAAAAATCCCCATTATTTCTTCAGTAGCCTTTCTGGCCTGAGTCATACCACCACCCAATCTCTGAGAAGCTTCACCTGTAATATCTAAAGTTTCTCCTACTCTTCCTAAATCTTTTCCAAGAGACCCTAACCTGGACTGTAAATCCATAACATTCTGCAACCATAAATTTGTCGGCCCTATATTATCTTCAAACTTACTTGCAAGATTATCCATATTTCCTACTGTTCTCTGCACATTCACATTATATTGAGTCATCATATTAGTAAGCTGATTGACTGTTGATCCATATTGAGTACCCATCACTAAATCTAAATTAGTAGTAGTCATAATAAGATTATCCATTTCACTTGTCACACCACCAATATTTCCTTGAAATTGATCCAAAACTCCACCTACTCCACCCATAACTTTAACCATCTGTTCTTCAGTCATCACAAATTGCCATTTTTCTCTAAAAGCATCAAACTGACTTCCTAAAGAAGAAACATCTGCTGTAACTTTACCAACACCTTCACCTACTGCAAATGTCATTCTTCTCCATTCATTTACAATTTGTGATCTTTCTGCTCTAAATCTTTCAACTCCCGCAAAAGCTGCTCCAAGCAATATTCCCCATATTCCAAATTTCATCATTGCCCTACCACCAGGAATTAAATTAGATATCTCACTTTGAGTTATAGCACCAACTTGCTGTACCGTACTTCTTGCTCCTTCTGCTGTAATTTTTCCAACTCTCTTTATTAAACTTTCAGTTCCACTACTCAACCTCTTCAATTCAGCTTCCATTTCATTAACTTTCTTTTTTACATGCTCTGGTAATTCACTCCATCTTTGTTTTAATACATCTATATTATCCTTCATTTTTTTCATATCTTCTTCTGTAAAAGTCTTAAACTTTATACCAAGATTTTCCATAGCATCCTGCATCTCTTGATTAACTTCAACTCCTTGTTGAAAAGCTATTCTGAGATCAGATAATTTATTTTTTAACCTTTCAACTCTCTCTCCAGCATCTTCAATTCTTTCACCTAATTCATTAGTAGCATCAACAGTTGAATCCACAGAACCAGTAGTACTTTTCATTACTCTACCAAGATGGTCAAGAATTTCAATTTGCTCTTGTAATTCTTTATTAGTCGGAGGCATCTTCTATGTCCTCACCTTTTTCAATCACTTTTATTCCTGCTATTTTTTCAAGACGTTCCCATTCTTCTCTTTTCTTCATTTCATATTCTTCCATCTTCTTCCAATCTTCCTCTGTAAAAGCTCCTTCTATATCACTCTCAAACATCTGTTGAGCTTTCAGGTCTATATCTTCTGATAGAAGATCAGAATCCACTTCTCCATCTATCTCTCTTTGCTTAATTAATTCTTTGAACATATCCACATTCATAAACGCTGTTAGAGGAATCAGTTTATCATCTCCCAAAACATCAGTACCGAGAACTCTATGAATGATAGTAAGATAATTTTCCAATTCATTATTTTTTCTTTCCTGAATATATTTATATAAAATTATCCATTGAAAATCAGAGAGCTTGCCTACTCTCTCCTCCGTTGGGAGCAGATTCATTTGCTTCATCACTTCCAGTTTCATCATTAGAAGGGGATTTTCCTTTCCCCTCTTTACGAAAAAACTCAGGGTCTTTTATATCCCCCAAAAACGTAGATGATCTACTTTCCAATTCCTGATACTTAGACCAGAGTTTATCAATGAATGAAGGAGGAGCTTCAAGAAGAAAATCTTTAACTTTCTCTGCTACCAAATACTTATAATTATCTTCTTTATCTTCATACTTCTTCTTTTCTTCTTCACTAATATCAACTATATCTTTAACTTTTTTTCCATTAATTTCCCGAATAGATATAGCCAATGTAGGAACTCTCCTGGATGATAAAAAAGAAGTATTCATGGAGAGATCAGTGTATTTATCTCTCCATATAGATTCTTGTTCATCAAGAGTTCTCAATTTGAATTTGAACCCGGAAATCTCAACTTCATCTTCCACAAAACCCTTCAAAAACAGTTCACCTAAATCTTTTAAAATGTCTCCCATTACAATCCTCCTTTGATTAATTTTAAAGTTTGCTTTGTCTTAAAAAAAAGAAAGTTTTATATCACTTTATCTCTCCTCACAAAAGTCAACCCTGCTCTAACCATAACTGTCCTTTCTCCATCAGCCCTATACTCTCTACCCACACGATTAAACCAAGTTCCTCTATATACTACCAATTCTTTGAACCCATCAGGATGCCATAAATACTGATAAATCTCAAAAGGATTATCCTGTCTCCCAAGAGCTTCATACAAGCTTACATCACCACCAAAGATAGTTTCAAACTCTCTACGCCAGATATCATATCTTTCCACATCAAGTGTAAAACCACCAAGGTTCCCAGGAACCACATCAATAGGATGACCAGATGACAAAGGATTCAACTCAAAAATGTGTCTCATCTCCCTTGAATAATCTGCTGGTCTCCAAGACGCAATAGCTCCGATTGTTTCTCCCCTTACTTTAATTTGTATCCCATGTGAGGATTTTATCAAAGTATCAGGGGGATTATTTACTGGAAAAGTTTCAGGCATTTTACTATCCTCCTATTTTATTTTTATATAATCCAGTCTATAGTTTGTTCTATAATAAGCTCAATAACAACATCTTCTAAGTTACTCAACTTAAAATTTCTTCCTGAAATAGTAACTAAAGGAACTTCCAGCATCTTCATTTTTAATTTCTCTAAAGATATGTTTTCATAACCAGGAGCCAAAGAATATTCTCCATCTTCTCATATAATATAACATTCATCTTGTAAAGCTCCCAACACAGCATCAAACACTTAAATCGTAACGGTGAACTCACCAAAGAATCTCTTAGCAACATATCTCAAATTAAAGTAGTATCTCAACCGATAATTTCTAGGATCACCAGCTTCTCTGAAAGCTACTAGATCAACATTATAATCTATATCTCTCACATTCCCATCATCATCTGTATAGTATCCAATATTACCAGATTCAATTTCTCCAAGTATAACTCCTCCAGCAACCGCTTTAATAGTACCAACAAATTCTGAAGGATTATCAGGTACTATCCCTTTTAAATTATTATCAATAGCATCAATCATTTTGAAAGCTAAATTATCTTTCTGTGTAGAGCTTGAAGGTTCTTCATATCTTGCATCCCCGGAAGCATCGGTAGTAAGAACATCAAACAACTTCAATACTCCCCCTTCCTGGAAAACACAAGTTATACCGTTAGCCGCCGCAAATCTCATATCAGCCTTACTGAGATTATTTTCAACTGTCAACCCTGAGAAAGTTTTTCCAAAGAGACTATTACTTGCATTTTCAAAACTTACAGTCTCGGCCGCAAGAATCGTAGCCATATAATTAGAATCAACATCAAGAATTTTTTCTGTTGTATTCTCAACAATCGTCTGTTGTAAATCAGAAGGAAAGATAACTATAAATCTTCCTCTTGCTACTGAATCAGGGGTGACAGAAAACTCTCTCTGGGCCACCCAAATAGCCGTATCAGGAGTATCTACATCTCCCAAAGATGATCCTCTTGGCATCCCACACCAATATCTCTTATAGTTTGATTTCAGTTGCGCACTCTCATTTGTAAGTACATCTCTCACCTTTGCTCTTATCGTAGCATTACTTCTCAAGACCACAATATCAGTAGCCTCTCTCTCATCCACAAGAGCATCAATTGCAGTAATAAAATCAGAATTTGTATAAACCCCATCATCATCAGCATCTTCCACCTGAACAACAAACAGAGTTAAAACACCTCTTGACCAAGCCAACTCTCCCGCATTAGCCAATGTATTACCCTCAGCCGGGTAACCTATGTCATTGTAAAAATCAATATCATTATTAAATTGTCTTACTTTATTATAATCTGAGCTAGGTCTAGTTATTTTATAATCCACAAAATATGTTTGACCAGCTAAAGGTCTCTTTCCTGTTCCTCTATACTCATAAGGAGCATCATCTTCAGACAAACCAAAAATTGTATCAAGAGCAGAATCAGTTGTGGTAAACAAAGTTATTATAGAATTGATCCCGACATAAGGATCAAGACCTGGAGCAGTAAGTTTAACTTTTCCACCAACATCAGAAGCAACCGATCCATAATCAGCTCCATAATCTCCACTTGCCACCAAAGCCGCATTAATGTCAGTAACAATCTCAGTCGCAGTCGCATTTGCAGGATCAGATGCGGTCGCAGAAACATCAATCGTTATAGAAGGTTTTCCATCTAAACTCAGCTTCAAATTTTTATTGGTAGATACATCAAAAGTTTCAGTATTTAATCCAGTAAACTCCGCATCAGTTAATATTGTCCAATCAATATCACCACCTGTTATTTGAAAATCCTCATTTTCTTTGTAATTTGAACTTCCAGAAAACAAACCCACCTTATCCACACTTTGAATTTCATTATCAAGATCATCAATATATGAATCAATCGCTACATAATCTATTGTATAAGTAGCTCCTGAATTAAAATAAGCATCAAGAATCTGAACCTCAGTAGCAGAATTAAACTGCCACTGATCCAAAGTCAGAGCAATTCCATCAGCATAAATAGTTGTGTTTTCCTTTTTCTGATCTGAAGTATTAACCAACGTAGCTGAATGAGGAGACGTACCGGACACAGTCAAAAGTTCATTATATATTCCTCCTCTCAAAACTTCCTCATTGACTATAGACTTTTGTTTACTCCCTACTCCTACAATAACTAGATTCAAACCCAAACCAGGAGGAATAACAGCTTGAGGTTTAAACAACTCAGTTATATAAGTTCCAGGCTCAATATATTGTGTCATCTTACATGACCTCCCTTTTTATTCAATTTACAACTGAATTACGAATGGAAAACCATATATAATTTTAGCTTTATTTTTCTTCAATAATAATCTTGCTCTTGTAGAACAAGTCGAAAGAAATGACTTTCCTTTCCTATCAACCACAAAAATTTTTTACATTTAAGCAATCTCCTTAACTACTGAAACTTAGCTTAATATCCCAATCATCTTTGAAGCTATTTGAATATAAATATCAAGTTTCAGAAAGTTCCTTTTTACACTCTCTATGATAACCTAATTTACTGAAAAAATTTTAAAAATCACAGAATAATTCCTTCTTTCGATATATTCAATTCTTCAAAATTTTCCTCTCTATCAATTTGAACAAACGCTCTAACCGGAATAGATAAAGTATCAAAATACAATTTTTCCACAGGAGCATTATCCAAAAAAGTTTCAGATTCTCCTCTCCTACTATAATTAGTTGTAAAGAATATAAAACCTTCCTCCTCCAACCATTGCCCAAGATATCTATCAAAAACATAGAATCCAAAAAGTGAAGAAAGTAAATCCATAATTTCCACTCTTTGATTTCTATCAGAAGTTACAATATCCACAACTGCTTCCATAGATTCAGAAATTAAAGAATATTTTATAAAAGTATTAGCAGGAGTTTGACCACTTGTAAAACCTAACTTTGTCACTGCTGAACCACCCACTATCTCAAGTGGTCTTGAATAAACATCTCTAAGAGCCAACTTTCCTTCTACGTCATAAGACCTCAAAAAAATTAATAGTTGATCCACAACATCCTTAAACTCTTTAATAGAAACATCTGTAATATCATCAAACATTATACTTTCAAAAATTATAGTATATTCTACACCATTAATTTTTACTACAAGATCATCCTGATCGGCTAAAGTGTAAGGAGCATCCAAAGATGATATTACAACTGGATTATATTCATTCATAAATTCCTGTATTCCCACCTGATTGAAAGCTTGTCTGGCTCCTGTAGTTGTTATAGCTATCAAAGGTAATTTTTCAAAAAGATCAGCAAAATATCTCTGAATATGAACTGAACTTGAAAATCTTTCCTGATTTTCCGTTATCTCATACTTTTCTATATTTGGAACTTCAGAAACTACAGCTCTTAAAAATCCATCTTGAGCACTAAAAAATTCTGATATCCTAGAAACAAAAGTGCTTCTTACAAAATCACTCAGTCTCTCGAATCCTGTTATTATATCAGACAATTAAAAAACCTCATTGAAAATCTCACGATCACGAGATATCATACGCCCGTCAAAAATCTGCCTGAAAGTTTTGTCTTTCCAAAATGATCTTCTAAAATTAAATAATTGATACCTATTACCAGTAAATGGAGAATCAATCATCTCAATTAGAGCTTTTGGGGTAATCTCAAATTCAAGTATGGTCCACAATCCAGATATACCACTTTCAATATCAATCTTTCCAGTTCTTTCAAAAGCTTCATCTTCTGGTCCTCTACTTTTTGAAATTATTATATAATCTACATCTTTCTTGATTTTCCTTCCCCGTATCCTCAAAATTTCAAATAGAGGGCTTCTCATACTCAAATCACTTCTACTCAAAGATATTCTCACATCAGCACTATGAGCTCCTACAAAATCATTCCCAACCAAAGTTGTAATTGGTACATAACCCGAAGCATCAACATTAATGTCAACAGATACTTCAGCAGTTCCTAAATCTGTATCTCTCAAAAAAGCTCTATTATCAAACTGAAAATCATAAATATCAGATAAATCTAACCCAGTCCACTCAATAGTTCCTGATCCTTCTCCATCTACAAGTCTATATCTAAAAGGAAGAATATCTGTAACTTGCTCTATATTAACCAAAAGAGGATTGGAAATAGAAGAAACAACCCCATTCTGATTATAACTTACTGATCCAGTAGCACTTAATGTATTATAAAAGTTTATTATCTTCCTAAATCCACCTATAAATCCAGTTCCATAACAAGTAAAACAAAGTTTATCAAATCCTTCGTTCTTCTTACAAGAACAAGTTACACCATCATTTATCACCATCCACAAATTAGCTCTAATTTGAATAATATCTCTGCCTGTTTCTACTTGTTTTCTTACTCGATCAAGTTCACACCATTGATCTATAACTTTATTAGGATTCCTTCCCCAATATACCATCAATTAATCTCCATACACAACATTATCAAGTTTCTTAAAAATATCTTCTAATTCTTTATCATTATAATAATAAGATAATTCTTCTAATTCATTAACATAATCTCTCAAACGATTTCTTTTACTTTCAATAGACATAGCAACTTCTCTTATTTTATCACGATACTCAGGAACATCAAAAGCCATACTCTGAAGAACATCCATAATCTCATTAAACGTCATTTTTCATCATCTCCAAAGCTTCATCAGGTCTTAAACCTTCATCTTCAAAAAAATGAAGAGCCTCTGAAGGATCAAAACCTTTATTATAATATTTCAGAGCATAATCAGCATCAATCCCACTCCATCCAGATTTTTTCCATTCAAGAGCTAATATAGGGTCTAACCAACCAGCTTCATAAAAACCCATAGCTGAGGTAGGATTGTCCCATCCTGCCTCATACCATTTTCTTGCCAAATCCAAATCATCCCATCCAGCAACATACCATTTTAATTTCCAACCTTTAAGTTTCTCATATATTCTTATTTTTTTCATTTTCTACTCTTCCGATCAATTATATTAAAACCTATGAAACCTTGAAGTCCTATCTCAGAAAAATCATCAAAATGACTTAAAGCTCCTACTCCAACAACTGTATTCAATTTCCATTTCTTAGTTTGTGGTCTATACCCTACAAACCCTCCAATTCCTGAATTTTCAGCATTTTCAAAATCAGAAACCATATCTGCTCCCACTGTTATTCCTTTATAATCTATAAAACTAGCTCCTATCATCATACCTTTATTTACAAATTCATAACCACCAATCACAGAAATTTTAGCTATTTTATCTTTAATTTCTTTTTCTTTAACAATCGTATATCCCTCCTGCACATCACATTCTGATTCTTCCTGATTGCAGATATTAGCAGTGCATTTGAATCTCAGAGCATCTATACTTATCAAAGGAGATATATTTTCCTTCTCACATGCTTCGCAATAGATCAAAAATGCCTTTTGCACCTCCAGTGAGGGTTCTTTATAGACTATCCTCTCTTCCGTCTTTACACGCCATCTATCTTTATATTTGATAACTTCCTTTTCAACTACCCTATCCTGGTACTTGATTTCAACTTTAGGTTTCTCTCTCAGTTTTTTCTCAAGATCATTTATTTGTTTATTTTTATTGTCTATATAGTTCTTTCCATATAGACAACCTACCAACCCCAATACTCCTAAAACTACAATCAGGATTATCCAATTTCTTAATTCTTTTGATATTTCAATTATCCCCATAATAAATAATTTCTCAAAAATCTAAATTAATGAAATTTACCATCACCTTCTTTATCAACACAACCAACAGATTCTTTTATTCCATCTTCATAAATTTTAACTGTTTCTCATCAATTCTCAGTTAAAGACTTAGCATAGTCCATAGCTTCATCATAAGTATCAAAATCAATTTAATTACTTTTTTCATTATCAATAATTTTCATTTTTCAAAGATTCTCTAGTTGCTCTTTCATCTTTTTTATATTCTCAACCAAAATATTCTTAGCTTCTTTTCCTAAATTTACTTTATTTTCAATCTCTGCTTCAAAGTTATCAATCTCCTTCTTCCCTTGAAACTTTATCTTTTCTATTTCTTTTTGCATTTGAGATTCAAAATTCTTAACCTGCTTCAAATTAGAAATAATATAACCGGATATAATACCAATCACCAAACAAATTGACCCCACAATAACTAAATTTAACATTTTTTCCTCCTTTAATTACTATTTTATCTGTGATAAAACTTCACTCCCCATTTCACTCAAAACTTTATCTATTTCACCCTCATACGATAAATAAGGTTGTTTATCATCAACCAAAACTTCTACTTTATCTCCAGGCTTAAACTCTTGAGCTTTTTATATTTAGAAGAATTTATAAAACTTAAACTTTTTATTCTTTTAATCCTAACTTCATTCTCTGGAAAACTTAAATACTTTCCATAATTCCCACCACTTATATATTCATCTAAACATCCCTCTTCTTCAAGTTCATTAATTTTCTCATCATCCAAAAAGAAGCCTTTATAATTTTTCTCGTCAGCATAATCAATCAAATAATCAAGAGCATCATCCTCATTATCAGCATAAACAACAAACTTGCTTCCAAAAGGTCCGAGATAAATCAGATATGTATTTTTCCAAAAATCCTCATCTTCAGGATTCACTACTTCAAATTCCTGAGCTTTTTTACTTTCAAAAGGCAAACTCATCTGCTCTTTAGGAACTGGCTCATGTTCAGGAAGAGCTTTGATTTCATCTTCCCCATAATATTGTTTCAGTTCTTCTATATCAGATTCCCCCCAAACACCAACTATCATCCCATCATAAGTATATATAAAGTTAATTCCTTTTTCCGACAATCTTTTAATTTCTCTTTTCCAATCCTCCTCTACTCCTCTTTCATCAACATCTACTTCTGATCCTGTGTATTCAGCATTATTTCTATAAAGATTCCACAAGGAATCTTCAATTGTTGCTCTAGTTTCATCAGATAAAGAATCAAAATTAAAATCCATGAGTTCATCCAAATTTATGATGTTTATAATATAATCTTTTCCCCATGAATTATAATTCTCAGTAATCTCCTCACTTTCTTTTTCTGAATAATCATATTCATCAAGAATAGGATAATCTTCCAATCGTCTTTCAATATCTTCCAATATAGCAATTTTATCTGAGGCATCTTTGTGAACTAAAATAACCTCAATCCATCCTACCGCCCAATGACTAAATCTTTCAACACTAACCCCATCACCTTCTCCCCCTAACATCTCCAAAGCCACTTCAAAATTAGATTTTTCAAGAGCACCACTATCTCTACTAATAGAAGGACCTATATAATAATCTCTAAAATCTTCCCCTAAATAATTAGAAGCCGGTTCCCAAAGTTCCAATGATTTCTTTTTCATTTAATATCTCCTTATTAACCCGAAACAAAGAAATTTCTAAACAATGATCCCGCTGGAGCTGTTCGTAAAAAAGTATAAAATGGAAATGAAGGAACCATCTGTACCTGCACTCCTCCAATACTTGTAAACTCCATTTTAAACATTCTTAATTGATCTTTTATTTTAGCAAGTAATGATGTCATCATACTATTTAACTTACTAAAGTGATCTAAAGTAAATGAGAATCCTTGATCTGAAAAAGCGCCCACATCCGTATCAATAGCAAACATAGCTTGTGATGTAATCCCCACCACAGTTGCAGAATCAATTAAAAGTTGACCATAAGTTTTAGGATAATTATCTAATGTAAATCCAGTTACAGGAGGAAAAGTGTTAATCTCATCTAACCCTCCCTGTAAATAATACATAAGGTTTGCATCTGTATATCCTATCCTTGCATCTCCTACTAATTTAAATGCTTTATCCAACTCATTTTTCAATCTAGGAAACCAACCAAATGTAGAGTTCCTAAGAACACTAAGGTAAGAAAGAATCAAAAACCATTCTCCAGCAGACACATCCTGCCATTGCCATTGCAAAGTATAATGTTTAGGAGCATTAACCACAAGATCATAGTTAGGAACATAAGTACTATTCACAGCATCAATATAAAAAACCCCAACACTTTCTTTCTCAATTAAACCGCTAGCAAGATCATCCTGAACAATAATATTATCTTTCTCATCCTGAACAGTTAATTTTATATCATTAGGATCATAAGGATCATTATTAGAATCTTCAAAAAATATCTTCAATCTTTTACTTATCCCTTTAAGAGTAACAATAACTCCTTCAGGATTTGTATAAAGATTTTCAGAATCAAAACCTGAGAACTGTGCTCCCATTAATCTCTCCAGTTGTTGGATTTCATTACTAACACAACTTTACCACCAGGAGGGGTGCCTGTATCCAATGCTATAGTTTCAATTCCAAAGTATTGTCCTGCTCCTAAATTTATCTTATCATCATTTCTGTTAAAAAAACCATTACCATAACTTTCAAAAATTATCTGCTTATTATCATCTGCAAAGTTTCTAATGACACCTCTAACAAGAACATTAGATAAACTATCATCATTAAAAACTACTCTTATATCTCTTACAGTTGAAGATAAACTAGCTACAAAATTTTGCTTAAATTCAGTTCCTACAAAATTATCATCTCTACTAAATTCAAAACTATCGTAAACGTTTCCTAGTTTCTTTGGTAAAACCTTTCCCATGTCTTATATTCCTTTTTGTTACAGTTACTCTCACACCTACCTTAACAGCCTTTCTTCTTTTTTTAGCTCTCACTACAGAAAGAGCTGGAGACAAATGACTATATTCAGGAATCCTTAAAGCTACAGTTATATCTTTAAGTAAATCTTTATCACCTACATTATATATTCTCCAAAGAAGTTCTTTAAACCAATCAACTCCTCTATCAATATATTTACGAATAAAAGCTTCCCCTCCCACATCAGTAGGTTTAGACTCAGTTTGAATAATCTGCTCAATTTGAGAAAGAGAAGGAAAATCACTAAAAGAATCTTTTTTTATCTTTTTCATATTTAGCTCTTACTCCTCCTCATAATATTCACCCATATATCCTTTAGCTTGAGCAATATCTTCATCGGTCACACCAGTTAAATAATATACAAAACCTTCTTCTGTCCATTCAATACCTACCTTTTCTCCTACTTGCAGATCAGACTCAGGTCCAAGTTCTCTTATATCATCCTCTGTAACAGTAAAAACAGCAAAACCTGTATTGTCTCCCCAAACATATTCTTCTTCCGCTTCATCATTCATCATCAGATCATAAAAATAAACTACAGGATAACGTTCACCTTCAAATTTTCCTGGAGTTCTTATAATTCCATGTTCATCAATTTTAAATCCTTCCTCAATAAGCTTATCTTTGAAAGAAATATTAACTAATCTCTGTTTAATACCTCGTTGCACTCCTTCAGGAGCTTCACTTAAAGGAATCGGTATTCCAAAGTCTTCTATATTATAATCTTCAATCTCTCCTATATACATATTAACTCCTTGAGGACTATCAGCATTAGAACTCATAGTAAATACAGAATCTCCTATAACCACTGTATAAGGATCAAAAGCTTCTGTAGAGGAATTATAGTAAACTTGAACTTTATCTTTATATATTTCATATCCATCTCTTTGAAACTTAATCTTTTTACTTTTTCTATATTGAGATTTACCTGCATTAGATTTATTTACAGCTTTCCTATTTAAAATTGATCTCCTTTTCATATTCTACTCCTTATTATATCAAGGATTTACAAAATAATTACGACTCAATATTATCATTCTTCTCTGTAGTTTCCTCACTTTGTTCTTTCTGTAATACTGAAAGTCTTTTCTGCGCCCAAGCCACAACTGTCTTATAACCACAACCACCAATTACATAATTGTATTCATCAACAGTCAGATTCAACTTTCCAAGCTCATCAATCACTTCAGAAGCTTTCATCCTATTTTCAGACAAAGAAGAAGTTTGAGAAATTATCTGTAACACTCTAGGATTTAACCCTGTATCAGCAGTTCCAGGAATTTCTAAATCATTATCTTCTACACCCTCATCCATAGGAGTTTCCATAACATCCATTTTCAAACTATCTTTTTCTTCTTTTAAAGGTTCAAGTTCTTTACTCCTATGCTTACTGATCTTTTCAGCAATTTCTTCTACTATATCATCAGGTTCTTTAGAAGTTTCTTTTGCAATCTTCCTTATAGTATTTTCATATTGTTCAACAGTAAGCAACCTGAGTGCAGGAGGTCTCCGCATAACCAACTTTCTAAAATCAGGAGAACTTTTAATTATCTCCTTAGTCATATAATCAGAAAGATTTATAGGTCTTCTATCATTAGGAAGAGTAAAAGGTTCAGGTCTTTGACCAGAATAAAAACTCATTGATACTACTCCTCCCGAAATATTTTGAACGTATACTTCATCATTTTCCTTAAAATAACTTTCAATACTCCTTCGATCCATTTTCGTATCCTCCTTTTTGAATACTTTTTTCTGTAGTTGAATTAAAGGCAATCCCTCATCTAATAACTTTGCTTTTCCTGAACCTAATAATTTTCTGGCTTTGCCTGGTCTCGTAGGCTCTAACCTTCGATATATTAAATCTACAACTTGAACACTCTTTTTTGAATTTTCCATCTTCTTTCATTATTCGATCAGGGATTTTCACCCACCTCTTTATCTTCCTCATGAAGACAAAGGTATTGTTCCAATTAAAACTTAAAAACTTTACTTAGAACCGATAGCCACAGCCTTACTGTTACCGTTACCAAGACCAATAATCTCGTACTGAGCAACACCCTTCTTAATCTCGTTTCTCACAAGAGTATTATACTCTTCACTCTGAAGTGATAATCTTTCACCAAGCCTTCCGAGATACTTACCCTCAGTAACAGCATAAATCCTACCAGGAGGAACAACCTCCTCTACTCCAATACCAGCAGATGTAATGATCTGACAATTCAGAACATTCCCAATATAACCTGCTAGGATCAACTCTCTCTGAGTAACAAAATCAACTTCCGTGGACATAGTTTTAACTATGTCAGAAAGTTCACTTCTTGAGATGATGAACTTATCACAAGTCAGCCTGTGTCTTTCAACCTGAAATCTCACGTCTTCAAAGACATTAAGATTCAAAGTCGCGTAGGTAACAACATCATTGACAGTTCTACCAACCCTATCCAAAAGCTGTTGTGCCCGAACATCCTCACCTCTCATTATCTGCTGAGCCGCACGATCCACACCACGATCAAAAATATCCCAATTAGCCTGTACGATATCAAGTATATCAATCTCCACAAAGGCTGTATTCTTGAACTCACCAGGGAAAACATACTTTGAACGAAGCTGTGAAACTATGGTTTGACCATCACCAGCAACAACCCAACCAAGAACATCAACATCTTTCGGGATTCTAAATATTTCACCCTGATTCAGAGTAACAACATCCAGAACCTTTCGAGTCCATCCAGCATAGTCCACGATCTTGTAAACAACTTCTCCAAGAGTCTGAGCTATAACCTTCATCCCCTCTTGAGGGTCTTTAGCCGCCGCAGTAAGCACACGTCGCCTAACGTCTTCTCCTACTAAAGATTTACGTATAACTTCAGTTTTTTGAGAAGAAGCTCTTCTTAAAATATCACTAATTCTATTTCCAGCATCTTTATTATCCCAAGCATTAAGCTCACCATTTCTATCAAAATCCTTCTCAAAAGGGTCTTCCTCCCATAACTTTCCTGTTCTACCAGACTTATATTCTCTATAAGGATTCTTTCGCATTTTTAATTACCTCCTATTAACTTTTTAGAACCTTACAGGTCCAACTCCGCAATCAACCAAGGATCAGAAGCGGTGGGGACCTGTTTAACATAACCTACTGCCACAACACTACCAGTACTATCAGAAGTCAATAAACCATCTCCATTATCATAGAGAGGATCATTAACTGCATAAGCCTGAGAAGTGTCATAACGATTAGTGACAATAGTCATCCGACCCTGATATACAACTACATTTCCCGATCCAAAAGTTTCATCAAGATCATTTCTAAGGTTCTTACCAATTTCCTCCTGAATCTCCTCCTCAGTCCTCTGATAAGTATAACTTACCAGAACAGTATCACCGTCATCAATGGAGCCAGTAGCAATACGAGCAATAGTTCCATTAGTATCATTAAAAGTATAATCAGTATCCTCTTCATAAGTTGTAGTTCCCGCCTCATCAGTAACCTTCTGAGAACCATCCACAATATTTGCATGAGCCAATTCGATAACATCCTCTTCGGTCAAAACAGCCTCTTCATCAATCTGAGGAGCATAGAGAATACTACTTTTAGTAAGACCTGCAATTCCTCTCAAAACATCAGCAGTTCCATCCGAACTCTTAGTCCACCCATCAGCAGACCAATGAAGCAAATCTCCTTCTTCAAAAGTAGCATTAGGATCAACAGGATCAGTCCCTAACCTTTTCAGTACAACATTTCTTGTACGATCTAACATTTTTTATTACCTCCTATTAACTTTTGTCTAGTCCAAAACCAGGTAAAGATTTCTTGACTAAATCTTTAAAATTCTCATCACTATAAATTCCAGAACCAGTTCTTCCCACAACAGTCAAGTCATTTTTACTAGCTTCCTTTTCTTTGTCAGACATCCCCGATACACTTACAGGGGAAAGATTCCTAATATCATCTTCGATCTGATTGAAAGCATCATCATTCATTTCCATTAATCTTTCAGCCGACTTTATAAATTCATCTATAGCCTCTGATGAAAGAACCTTTCTAAAAGACCTTTCAATGATATCAAGAGCCGTGTCTGTCTTCAAACCTCCGAACTTTCCATGAGGATGAATCAATTCCTCACAAAGCTCGTCCTTTATAGCAAAGAGACCGGAAGTATCTATGTTTAAAAGTTGTCTTGTAGCCGCAAGTTTTAAAGCTCTATAGAATTTATCTCTAAAAGCTTTATTTAATTCCTTCGCTCTTCTGGAAGATGCAACTTCAATCTCCTCTTCATCTATTCCCATCTCTTCCATCGAAGGAACCTTATCAGCTATCTCATCAACCTTTTCCCTCACATCTTCCATCTCTTCTTCCACAACCTCCTGTGTTTCAGCTTCAACTGTTTCTGCAATATCCTCCACTTCTTTCTTTATTTCATCTTTTATTTCATCAGGAGCATCACTTTCTACAAATTCATCAACTATCTCAGTAGCGGCATCTTCAGGACTCATTTCCATATCATCCACATAATAATTAGTAACTTCCTCCACTAAACCGGGAACATCCACTACCTCTACATTCTCCTCTATTACCTGTCCCAAATTATCAGGAAGTTCTTCATCATCTTGAGCTCTCCTCTTCAAAGCTCCTTTTGTAAATAAATCAAGTATGATCTTCCTAGCTTCTTTATCACTTTTCTTCTCATATTTTTCATAAAGTCTCTCCAAAGCTCTAGCCAACTTCTTAGCTTTTATGAATCTCCATTTGTTAAGTTTCAAACCTTTTCTTCTATACCTTCTACCACTCATCTTATCCCAATACCCATCATCTGAAACCTGATCCTTCATATTCTTTAAAGAATAATCCTTTTTATCAGTTATACCATCAGAAGTCAACCTATCTTCTCTAGGAGAAAGACTGCCAGTACCCCTGTCAATTGTTCCATCTTCAAGAATTGATTTAAATCTTCCAAATCCATATTTCTTAACTACAAAAGCCAACCCCTTTCTCACCAAATCATCAAGAACATTTTCTGCAAACCTTCTCTCATCACCAGCTTTCAGAACCTTTCTGAAAGAAGTTCTCCTATCATTACCAAGTCTGACAAACTTAACCTTTCCATTTCCTAATACAGTAATTTTCCAATCTCTATAATTAGGATACCTCACATCTGTAGCTCTCTTATCAATACCTTCAATATAATACTCTTTCTTTACTAAATCCTTTGCCGATTTCCTGTTTCTAAGATTTCTTCTTTTGTTATTTTCTAAACTTCTACCCTTTCTGTTTCTAAGAATTTTACTTTCAACAGTCCTAGAAACAGGAGTTTTCCTAACACTCCTAGTTCTTTCTCTCATTTTATTCCTCCTGTTTTTATTTAAAGTTTTTCCATATACACCAGACTCATCCAACTTCTTTTTCTTGAGAAATCTATTTTTCAATCCTTTCTTAGAAAATAAACTTCTCATATTTTCCTGCTCACCATAATTAGGTTCACGATTATACTTATCTCTGAACCACTGTTGAGCAGAAAATTCATCTGTAACCTCACCAGTTGTTATATCTTGAGACAAGTTCAATAACCATCCCCTCTCCTTTTCAGAAGGAACAACATTTTCATCAGGAACTTGAGCTTTCTTTCTACTGGATTTTAATACAAAATCTTCAGAGTTTTCATTAAACCATTCATTATCTTCAGTTATCATATTATGTCTAAAATCTTCTGGTTGAAATTCCTGATATTCTTTATAATATAATGGACCAACAGATTCTACAACTTCTCCTCTTTCATTCACACCAACAGCATATACATCACCTGATACAGTGTGCATCCAATATTTATAATTTGTAGCTTCTGAATTTTGAACTTTCTTTATTTTTCTACCTTTACTTTTGAAATACTGAACACGTTGTTCCTCTTTTTGAACTTCCTCTTTAGAAGGTTTCTCAGGACCAAACCACTTCAAAATTTTGCTTGCATCATCCTTAGAAACCAAAGCCCATTCTTTTCTCTCGGTTTCTTCTCTATACTTTTTTATAAGTCTTGAAACCTTCTTGATATGTCCTTGATTTCTTGAGAATGAAGATTGTGCCCCAACCTTTTTCTTATCAGCTACCATGTACATTATATCCTCCACAATTTGTTCGGCAGTTGCAAAAGGAGTGATATTACTCAATCTCATAAGAGTTTCTATAACTTTAGTTTTACTCAATCCTTCTCTTATAAGATTCTTAGCTATACTCCTTAATTCACTTTCTGAAAATGAAACCTTACTTTTACCAAATATTTCTTTAGGTTTATCTTCTTTTATACCCCAATCAACCCATTTCTGAGATTTCTTTTTTCTATTTCTCAATTTCCTTATAGATTTTACAGTTCCAGCATCTCTTACATCACCAAACTGTTCATAAGCCACTAATGCATTCATAAGATCAGAAGCCACATCATGTGGATCAGAATAAATATTACCAGACAAACCTATAACACCTGTAATACCATCACCTGTTGCAGAAATACTAACTTGAAACAATGTTACAGGACCACGTACACGATATCTCTCAAATGACATATAATAATTTATTCCTTCATAACCAAAATGAATAACTACAGACTCATTATCAAATTTTAAAGGTTTTAATGGAGAATCTAATAAATCAGATTTATCCTTAATAATCTCAAACACATCACCACCAAAAGATGAAAGAGAACCCTCATAACGAGATTTTTTACTTTTTCTATCTTTCTTCCCTTCACGCTCCATTAAATACTCAGAAACTAACTTACCCAAGTCAAATCCTGTATCTTCAACATTAATCCTATATTCTTTCCATAACAATTCATCTATTTTATCAAGATCATATCTAATCTCATCTCCATACTTTGAAATTATAGCTCCTACATATTCTTTTAATTCTTCCCATAACAATTCATCTATATCAAAATCATTCTGAGCTTTTTTCTTACTTAATTTTTCTAACTTTTTAAACCTTTTCTTCATCGCCGCTTTCAAAGTTTCCTGCTTCAAAGCTCCTTCATCAGCAGGATCACCCACAGCAGAAATTTCATCAAACACAACTCCGAAGCATTTTTCATAAGCCAACTTTTCTTCTTCATTTCCATTCTCATCTGCAACCTTAAAAGTTGACATTTTATGATTCAAAATATGATTGCAAAAGCTAGCTTCATCATAACTTTCATTTCCACAAACATTACAAACTGTATAATCAACAGAACACCCCATAGAGAATTTATCAACTTCCCCATTCTTAACCATTTCTCCATAAACTGGGTCTTTGGTTTTATCAACTGCAATACAGAGTTCTACATAAGCATTTCCTTCTTTTGGTTTCTCAAGATGAGAATCCAGAACAAAACCGTAAACTTCCCCATCCTGCCGATGTTCAATAAAATGAGGTTTAAGAGTAAAACTTTGATAAACTTTACATCCATACTTAGGATCGAATCTTTCCAGTTCTTCAAGTGTAAAAGCATCTCCATTACAATTAGGCTCATCAGCATGAAGAGCAATTAAAACCATATATTCATAATCATCAGGATTTTTTGAAAGTTTGTATTTATCAGCAACAATATTAATAGCTTCCTGAATATTTAATCTTCCTTTTTCATTACGAGCAGCTATAGAAGGAAGTAACCTAACTTCTTCTGAAATAGAATTTATTTTTCTCATAATTACAATTTCCCTCCATATATCATAATATCCTATTATGAATCAAAAAATTTAAAAAACAAGAGAAAAAAACATGTTATTATTCTTTTCTCTATTCAACTTCTGCTCCAGCTTCTTCAGGAGGAATTTCTTCTCCTTCTTCAATTTCCTCCCCTTCCACAGGAGTTTCTAATTCCTCCATTTCCCCAGGACTCCCAATTCCTGGAGGAGGAGGACCACCAGGAGGTAAAAAACCACCTGAACTTTCTGGAGTTTTTTCAGCAGGAGACTCACCTTCTTCTCCATATTTTTCTTCTAATTCTCTAAGAACTTTATTTTCCTCTCTCCATTTTTCTTCCTCCTCCTTCCAATTCAACCCTACAGTAGCAGATGCTTCAGTTCTTGAAACATTAACCCCAAATTTTTCTTTTATCTCCCCATATAATCTTACAAGGTCCCCCTTACTCTGAGGATCAAGACTTTTACTCCATACTATCTTAGGAATAATATACCTATTTCCTTCTTCAAGTTCTCTCCTGCTTCTTTTAGTTTTTACTCGATGCTTAACTTCTGCCTCAGTTGGCATGATCCAATCATTTTTCTCAGCCATAACTTTAAAAAATCTAGGATACCACCATCTCCTTTCAAAGAATGATCTCATACCATTCAATCTTGAAAGAAATATTTGTAAACCTTTTTCTGCTGAATTATAAGAAGCAATCCCATCTAAAATATAACTCTCCGTATCTTTTACAGTCAAACTATAAACTTCAGGATTTACACTCTTATCAACCTTTACTTTACTTACAGACTTAACTTTTATATATTTATCTTCTAAGGGAGAATACAAATAATCAGTATCCGTAATCTCATCTGCTCTTATCTTTAAACCATTTTCACCAACAGGTAATTTATGATTATCTGTAATAGTTAATTTTTTATCATCAACTAAAGTTATTTCCATCATCTCATCAGGAGACGGATAAACCAAAACATCAGTCACTTCTTTAACATTTCCAAATCTATCTATAACTTTATCCCCAATTTTAACATCACCAATACTTTTAGTTGACTTATCAAACATTGTTATATTAGAATCTACATAAGAGCTGGCATATGTCACCTCTCCTGTGAGAAAAGCCTTGGAAGTTCCAAAAGCTATGAGTTTAATTCTTTCAATCACATCCCAATTCTTATCTATAGTCATTACTCTTTCTGTTGTTCCAAATGCTTCCATATTTAAACCATAATGATAAATTAACCAAGCATGAGGATCAGTTTCAGCTATTGCTAATAATGATCTTAATTTGTCTTCATGCTCCGGCCCAGGTATCCACCCGGTTGCAGGGTTTCCTAATTTTGCAATTTTCAAAGGTCCGGCATGTCTTCGAGCAGTAGCCAAACTAGCATTAAATATTGCATCCTCATACATCAAAACTCTCCATATTCTACTAAATATACTTACACCCCTCACATCATAAGGACTTAATCTTCTAGGAATAAAAGTTACATTTTCTTCCGTGTTTAATGGTATATTTCTTCCCATCATAATTAATTCAAGAAATTCTTCAGGAACATTCTTTCTAAATCTTTCAAATTTAGGATCGGGATTAGTCAGCATATTTCTAACTTTATCCGAAATTTCAAGTTCCACATAAGGATCAACTCCTATAAATGGAACATCCTCAACTATCACATTCATAGGGTCTTGAAATCCTAGATAAATCCAATGACCCTGATTCTCATCCCAAATCAGATGAGGAATAACCTCTCCATCAACCATATAACCAACTATCAACCATCTAAATTGTCCTAAAGCCTCTGTATCCTCCAAAGCCTGATAACATATATCCCTTATTTCACTATCAAACCCTTCTCCTGAAAGCTCAGCATCAGACAAAAGCATCTCCGAGTACATATCAATTATATTTCCGCAAACTGGATCAAGAGCATAAAAGAATCTCCAATACTTCATTGCTTCCTTGACATTGCTTGGAAAAAACAATCTGTCAGGAGATGCAAACTCAGGAATATAAGGTTGAGGAACAGTTACAGAAATATTAGGACTGACAGCCGAAGTTCCCCCTCCTATGATTTGACCTGACTTACTTATACCTTCTTGAGTTCCTTCATAAAATCTTGTGACTTCCTCTGTAATCCAGTCTTTGTTTCCAGAAGTGCGAATTATCATCGGGAAATAGTTTTCTTTATTATCAAACTTCAATCCTGATTTTTTAACTTTTTTAGCCATATCTTAAATTTTCTCCTTTCTTAAAATTTCCCGTATTTGTTTTATTGACTTATCAGAATCAATCACAAAATTATAAATTATCTCATCATGATAAGTTGAACCTAAAAACATTTTTCAAGCGTCAATCTTCTTCATAAATTGCATGTTCAAGTTCTTTATTCCAGGCTCTCAAACTCTTAAGCAAAGAAACTCCACTGTCCCAAAGTCTCTTAACATAACCTTTTATCTTTTCCCACACACCTTCAGCTTTTCTTTTGTTATGATAAGATTCCAGAAGATAACTTAACCTCTCCTTATCCACTTCATGAGCAAACCTTTTAACTATTTCACTCCATATTTTACTTCTTTTCATTCCTCGTTTGTAAGAATCTTCTATAAACTGATAAGCATAGAACTCAGGATTTAGACCGGAAACAGGAATTGAACTTTCAACATTCTTAGGAGTAACATCAACACGTATCCTTTCGTCAAGTTCTTCCAAACTATCTATATACTCCTGGAATTGCTTTCTCAAATCCTCATTAACATTTTCAAGCATATAGTTAATTATTTGTTTCCAAGGTTTAGATTTCTTCTGAGACCATTTTTTAATCTTAATCATATATTGCTCAGTTTTATAAATTTCAGTATTCAATTCATCATGAAGTCTGCTGAAAAACTTTAACTTTTCTTTATGTTGAGATTTTAAAGCATCTAACTCCTGTTGCTTGATCTTTATCCGGTTTATTAATTCTGTTATTTGATCGGCTTGTTGATTAACTATACTTGTAAGTTCTTCATCTGAAAGTTTAGCTAATTCAGCATCCTCGTAATCTGCTATAAGTTTATTAAATTCTTCAGTTTCTCCTCTAGAACCGTCTCTTAAAGCTCTTGCCATCCATCCCATAGGATATGTATAATAACTCATAGTATCAATATCAAATTCTTTTCCAGCTTCACTAAGTTCTCTAGCTACATCTTCCATTTCTCTTTTTACATCTTCTCTATCTCTTTCAAGATCATAAAGTTCCCTTTCAGTCTCACTTATTTCTCTATCAAGAGATTCCCATTCTCTTGATAGTTGCTCTATATCTTTGCCCATTTCTTCAATTTCTCTATCTTCATTAGTATCAAACCATTGAGCTTTTTTAATTTTAAAAAACCGTCTTTTCATTCTCTTATAATCATCAGTAACTTTTCTAAGCTCGTAGAGCAACCCTGTCCTTGCAGAAGCAATAGTATTAATTATATCTTTTATTTCTTGATGAAGAGCATTAGCTTCCTTCAACATATCACCAAGTTCCATAAACCTATCTGAAAGTTCAGTTATCCTTCTTTCTAAATCTTCCTTAGTTTGATAATATAACCTTTTCATTTTTGACTGTTTGGATTTTGAATAAGAATAATCCTCATTCAAAGATTTCTTCCCAAGTTTATACACACCAGATACAGGAACATTTTTCAGATCATCCATATTTACAGATTTTTTCTTTTTATCACTACTCCTAAAGTAAGGATAAGATATATCACTAGAAAGATCAAAGTTGAATCTGTACTCAATATATAATTTTATTTTTTCTGGATCAGTAATTTTATAAACTTTAGCCCCATTCTCATCTTTCCAAAGAGAGGCATAATTAAAAGCTTTTTCCTTATCTCTAAAAACTCCCACCAAAGTTTTCTTCGGTTCATCCTCTCGGACTATATATATTTCTTCTAGATGAAGTTTACTTTTTCTTTTTTTATTTCTTCTTTTCTTATTAGATTCAGCCTTTTTCCAAACCCAGTCTATAACTTTTGATTTCTTAGGTTTATTTGGAACATCATAACCTCTTTCTCGTGCCATCTCATAAGCTATAGCAATAGCCTGGTTCTGTGGTTTTCCTTCATCCATAAGTTTACGAATCTTATCACTAATAAATTTCTGAGCCTCATCGGTCATAGAATTTTTTTTACTTTCCATAATAATCTTTTTAACTTTTGAATACTTTGATTGTGAATAATTTTTATTATAAGATTTCTTGCTAATTTTATGTACATCAAACAGAGGAACATTAATTAACATATTATTATGATTTAATCTAACTAAAATTAAACCATCTTCTCTAATTTTCTCAACAAAACCTGTATCAACACGATGTCTTCTGATAAGAGGATCAAAGTAATCAATCAAAACTTCTTCACCTACTTCCACATCATCATAAACTCCTTCATCTTCTTCCAGACCATCAATAAATTGAGACGGATAATTTTTATTATAAGGATCAGATACATCACTATATAGTTTTATCCTTTTAGAACTAGATACAGCAATTTCACCTTTCTCACTATATTTATTTTTTAATTTATTATACAATGCTCTAACATCCTTTTCAGAAGCATTTTTCCCACACTCTCTCTCAGCCTTCTTCCATATCCAACCTATAACTTTATTTTTTCCAATTTCTCGTTTACTTTTTTTCGATTCTTCATAAGGCCAGTTATCAAGAATACTCTCAAAAAATTCTTCTAAATTTAGAAACAACCCAAATTTCTTTTTAAACTCATGAAACTCATCTAAAATATCATATATTCTATCATCAAAAGGATCAGTAATTCCAGCCTCTAAAGCCCAATCGTTTATAAATTCATCAATCAAATTCTGGATTTCCTGCTGTTCATGCTCCCATTTTTCTCTTAATATATCATTTCCGTTTGTGCTGTTTTTAACTATTCGACTTTTTATTCTTTTCTTAGCCCCTTTAGTTTTTTCCTTCTTAGCTTCTTCTTCCATTTCTTCTAACCTATCATAATAATCGTTCATTTCCATGAGATGATCCTTTGCTATGTCCTTAGCTATTTCAGGGTCGTCTGTATGTTCCAATTCCACATTGATCCCTTTTTCTAACTGTTTCCGATCGAACTCATCATCAGGAACCCCATCAGCCAAACCTCCGGGAAGACCTTTATCATTATTGTTTGAGTTTTCTGGATTTTCTACACTATAATTTTCTATCTCATAAACAGGAGTTCCTTTTTCCTGAGACTTTTTCTTACCTTTATTTTGAGCTTCCCTATTTTTCTTATACAGTCTCTCCTCCATCAAATCCTCATAATCTTCATCATAATAATCTCTTTCATAATCCATAACCATATCAAACAATTCACTCCATTCATATTCAGGAAAAAGAACAGAAAGTTCATCAACCAAAACTTCTGGATCATCCAAACTATAACCAAAATAATTCGTTAAATCCATAATTTTATTTTCCACTTCATCCGTCAAATAAGACCTTCTTCTATTCTTACTCTTGCTCATGTTTACATGAAGAACCGGAAGCAATTTTGATTGACATGAAGGACAATAATCTTGATCTTCCTGAGTCAATGTAATTAAATCCATACAAGAGGGACAAACATATCTCAGAATATTCCCGGTTCCCAATACATCCTTTTTAATACTTGCATTTTTCATAAAATCATCCCTCGTTAATTCAAATTCAAATTTTTCAGAGTCAGTAAACTTAGCTCCAATACTTTTCCAAAAACCTATTGAATCTTCAGTTGCTTCTCCAATAATTATATCAGAACCAAAAAAATCAAAGAGCTTACTTATTGCATCTTTTCCAATTCCTTTTCCTGAATAAGAAGACAGAACATAAATAGCACTTAAAAAAATCTCTCCTCCACTTTTATAAGCTTCTATACCTCCAACTATTTTTCCATCATATATAATAACTAAGTTCATTCCCAAAGAAGGTATAAAAAGATAAACTTCATCCTTAAATTCTTCAGTTAACTTATGCTTTGATTTATCATAATATTCAATCTCTACCAATCTCAAACTCCTTAGTTAACCTATATTATAACTTATCACAATATTCAAGTTCTATCACTTCTATTATAAACACTTAATCATCAAAAATTTTAAACTACCATCTACTAAATCTTGCTATGCTTCCCATTGTGCTGGTTGAATAATTAGACCCTCCATAACATCCTGGATTATTTTTATTAAAACCAGAAGTCATCATCCTATGACAATTGACAACACATTCAAACAAATCCGAAGTAGAATCATGAGAATGATCCACCTTAGATAAATTTTTATCTCTCTGCATCCTCTTCATTTCCCAATAAAGCCTCGTCTGAGAATCCATAAGTTTAGGTTCCCCATCCTCAGAACCTTTCCTTGGAAGCAACTTTATTTTTCCTTGTAGAGCTGCGGCTTTGAAAGAAAAAAAATCGGCGAGTCTTACAGAACTCATAGGATACTGTTCAACATTATAACCTTTTCTTTGTAAACTTTGAACTATAGTTTCAGAGTTCCAGTAATCAAAGCATATTTTATTAACTTTTATCTTCTTACAAATAGATTCCAATAAAGATTCAATACTTAAAAAATCAACATATCTTTTATTTTTCGCGTCTGGAAGAATATGAACTCCAAAACCTTGGACAAGTTTAACTTCTCCATTATCAGTAAACTCTCTTTTTGCTCCTACAATAGCAAATGTATCCCTGCTTTTTCCTGCATCACAAGCTATAAACCAGTCTCCCAAATCTACAGTTCCAAAAGTCATGGTTTTTCCGATATAACAAACTTCACCCACATATCTATCAACAGAAGAAAATTCAAATTGAGAAACTAACTCATGATCTTCAACAAAATTTTTAAATAATTCCCAATCTTCAATAAATGGAATAGCAGAACCAGGAGGATCAGCTCCAAAGTCTCTTTTTGCTCCGTGATAGTCTTCTTTAAATTCCTGCTCAAAATCTTCTTCTTTATATTCTCTATTAAATTCCCAAGTAGAAAATTTCATAGAAAACATATTCTCATCTTTCACATCAAGTCTTTTCATTCCATAATCATCAACAGATATAGGACTCTCAATAGCTATTAATGATCCCATCCAGTATGGAAGTTTCTTTTCATTTACTAATTTTCTTACAGTTTTCAAACTATGATTTCCAACTCTCCAAACTTCCGAAGCTGATCTTTTAGATTCAGTAGTATCAAATCTTCCAAGCTCATCAATCACATAAATAATTCTGGTTCTACCTGCTAAAGTAGCTGATGATGAGTTCATTCCTACAATCTTATATCCATAAACATTATTAATTATTTCTTCTGATAAGATTATATAATCACCACTTTTTACAAAACCCAAATCTACCATTTGATTATCAAGATTCCTAAACCACTCTGTATCTCTTCTTAAATTTATAAACTGCGCCCATATTGTATCTTTTGTTTGTTTACCAGAAACAGCAAGACAACATAATTCAATATGAGGAGATTTGTGAAGACCAAGACAATCTTTTATATTACCAAGACTCAAAATAAACTGTTCAAAATATGTCATTATGATTGAGGCAAGCATAGTTTTACCTGCTCTCATTCCCACTATACCTAAAAGAATATTATAATTATTAAGTAACCCCTCCTCTACAAGAGTTTTCTTTTCTAACCCGCATTCAGGACAATACTCTTTTCCATTTTCCCATACTAAGATTTTATCATTATACAGTTCTTTCTTATCTACTGTAAAAACATCAGTACCGGAAAATGAAGCACAAAGAGGACAGTAACACTGAAAGAACTCCCTCAGTGCATAATACTGTCCTCTATTATCGAAGATTCCCTTGAGTCCAAGAAATTTACCTGAAGCCGCCCATTCGATAATTGAACTAGGGTGTCTCAATTCTAAAACATTATTATCAGTAATAACATTATCTAAAACATAATCTAAATTCCTTCTCAACTCTCTGACTCTTGCACTTGAATCAAGAAAAGACAATTACCCTCCTACCAGTTTCGTAGCATAATTTTTTAAGAAAAGATCATTTCCTGTATCAAAAATACATCCTTTCTCCCATTTTCCATTTTCAAACTTAGCATAACAACCTTCTCTGTTTATCCAATCACAAACAGCCGTATTCGTATCTGATCCACATTTAGGACATTTCATTGGAGACATTAATTCTATCCTTGAAATACAATAATGATAATCACCTGTACCATCAACAAACTTCCCACATCTATAACATCTACCTATATAATCTATTCGTGATTCATATATCTTTCCATCTGTAGTCATCTCCATCATAAATCACCTTTTAGATTAATACACAATTATCAAACTCATTTTATATCTTCACACTATTCTCCACAAAATTTACAGGTATGTTTTACCCTATTATCCTAACTTATAATTTCTTTCCTAACTCTTCATCAAACTTTTTGAAGTTCTTCTCAAATGATCTACCCAATCTTTCTTTTATGAGAAACAGCATTTCTTCTCTTTTTCCAGGGTTGTCAATTGAGCTCAATATCACTTCCTTAAAAAGATTACCGACATCTACTGAGATACTTTTAAAATTATCATAATAAACTTTTACAACTATCTCTTTTACATATTCTCTATCGGTTGTAATTTTAGATATATCATTAGCTATCCTTCTTAGTTCTCCTGTTATACTACTCATAACAGGAAGATGAGAAACCTTGAGTTCTGATCCATGCTCTCTCTCGAATTTTGACATTTTAGCTGATAAATCAGCAAACAATTCCTTCAGTTGAACAAGAGCATCAAACTCCATACTTAACTTTCTGGTATCAGCACAATCTACTGGACCTTTATTCCTGATCCTGTTTGCATAAGATTGTTTTCTATACTCCATAGAAAGATTAGGAGGAAGATGATTCCTATAATGTTTTCCAAGAACCTGATACTTAATATCACTTATACCTTTCTCTTCAAGAATATCAATAACATCTTTAACCATAAGTTGTTCATCAAATTTCTGTTTATGAACAATCCTATCCACTTCAGGATTAATTCTTGTGAGTTTACAAACAGCACAATTTCCCGTAACTGCTGTATGCCTGATATTCTCACTATCTGAGACTGTTGTGAGTGCTTGTCTCATATTATTAATTTATATCACATTACTAAGATACTGTATCATCTAACTTTGTAATTAAATCTAAAAGATGTTTATCGTGTACTACACACATAGAAACTTTTTCCAAGAACTCAGAATAATCATAAAAAGTTAATTTTCCTTCTTTAACCGCTTGTCTGTACTGCTCTTCCTTCTTTTTAAAAATATTCTTCATTGCCTTCAAACCTTCAACTATTTCTTTCAAATCATCCACTTCTCTTTCTCTCCTTTCCTTTCTGGCTATTGATTATCAGCTTGTTGTAGAATTTTTACTATCTCCGTATGGTCATTTTCGATTGTTTAGCAAAGAGCAGAACCATTTCTAGCGTGTATATTCGCACCTGCATTGAGCAGAATTTTCACTATTTCTACATAATCATATGCAACTGCACAACGGAGAGCCTCATCATTGTTAGCATGTACATCTGCACCTGCATCTATCAGTATTTTCACCACTTCCACATGGTCATTTCTAACCGCCCAGCGGAGAGCAGAATCATTGTCAGCATGTATATCTGCACCTGCATCGAGCAGGAGTTTTACTACTTCCACATAACCATTTTCAGCCGCTAAACGAAGAGCATAATCATTATCAGTGTGTACATCCGCACCAGCATCTATCAAGATTTTTACTATATCTGCATGATTTGTTATAACAGCCCATCGGAAAGCACAATCATCATTAGCATGTATATTTGCACCAGCATCGAGGAGGAGTTTTACCACGTCCGTATGGCCTTCTTTAGCCGCCCACCGGAGAGCATAATCGTTATCAGCATGGATATCCGCGCCAGCATCGAGGAGAAGTTTCACTACTTCTATATGACCTTTTCTAGCCGCTAAACGAAGAGCCCAATCATCATCAGCATGTATATCTGCTCCTGCATCGAGCAGGAGTTTTACCACGTCCGCGTGACCTTCTTCAGCCGCCCACCAGAGATCGTGATTAATATCATCATCAACACGACCTTTCTGTGCCACGTTTATTAGCATTGATTCTTTTGACATTTTTCCTTCTTTCCTTCCTGGCTATTGATTATCAGCTTGCTGTAAAATTTCCACTATCTCCATATAACCATTTTCGATTGCCCAGCGGAGAGCGTAATCATTCTCAGCATGTACATCCGCTCCTGCATCAAGTAGGAGTTTCACCACGTCCACGTGGCCATTTCTAGCCGCCCACCGGAGAGCGTAATCATCATCAGCATGTATATTCGCTCCAGCATCGAGCAGGAGTTTTACTACGTCTATATGTCCATTTTTAGCCGCCCAACGGAGAGCATAATCATCTATAGCGTGTATATTCGCTCCAGCATCAAGCAAAATTTTTACTACTTCTGCATAACCATTTTTAGCCGTCCAACGAAGAGCCTCGTCATTGTTAGCATGTATATCCGCCCCGACATCGAGCAGGACTTTCACCACCTCTGTATGACCATATTCAGCCGCCCAACAGAGAGCGCAACCACCATTAGCATGTATACCTGCTCCAGCTTCGAGGAGGATTTTTACTACTTCCGTATGACCGTTTTTAGCCGCCCACTGGAGAGCACAATCATTTCTAGTATGTACATCCGCACCAGCATCCAGCAGGATTTTTACCACGTCCGCATGACCTTCATTAGCCGCCCAACGAAGAGCATAATCATCTTCAGCGTGTACATCTGCACCTGCATCGAGTAGGATTTTTACTATTTCCGTATGACCATTTTCAGCCGCTAAACGAAGAGCATAATCATTATCAGTGTGTACATCCGCACCAGCATCGAGCAAAAGTTTTACTGCTTCCGTCTCACCTTCTTCAGCCGCCCACCGGAGATCATAACCAACATCATTATCAGCGTATACATCTGCACTGACTTCGAGCAGGCTCATTACCTTCTTAGCACGACCTTTCCGTGCCACGTTTGTTAGCATTGATTCTTTTGACATTTTTTCCCTCCTTTGTTAATTACGTTCTTCCAGCTCAACAAATTCCTTATTATATCCAGATTCATCTCTGCTACTGTGTTAATTCTTTTCATCCTAATTCAAAAAATTCCATTCCAAATTTCTTATCTTCCATAATCATCTGATACAATTTTGTTATAAATTCATCTCTTGTCAATTTAGAACTAGGAAGTATAAAAGATATAGGTCTGTCAAATGTAAAATCTGAACATTTGAAACAAGTTTCAAGTCCAATGTCATCTTTTTTACAAATAGAACATGAATTAAAATAAGCCAACCTATTCTTCCTTTTTATCCTCTTCAATCAATTTTTTTAGTTTCTGTTTGTATTCTTTCATTCTCTCATTTCCTTTCAAGTTTGATAATTCAATAGCTCCTTTGATTATAGCAATTTCTTCATCACTAAATCCTTTAGAATGATGTAAATAAAACTTTATAGCTCCCTCTCCTGCATTATTGACTTCTGGTCTTCTTATATAAAACTTATTCTTCCTATCTGATTGTAACACATATCTATTAATTCCATCAACATCTTTACAAAACTTTAAAAACTCATCAGGGTGCATTGATCCACAGAATGAACAAACTCTATCCTTACCTCTCTTTTCCCAGGTGTCAAGATTTTCACTTCTATCCCAAGGACCAATCTGACTTGTTCTCCTCAAGCAAGTATGCTTCTCACTTTCAAATTCTTTCATAGTAAAATCTCTTTTATCTTTTTCAGGCATTACTTTCACCAGCTCTTTAATTTTTTTGTAATCTTCATTCTCAACATTTTTTAGTGTATTTTTTACTTTATCTCTTAATTTATCACATAGTCCTCTTTTTCCATCTTTACTATTAAAATTACATTCTTCACAATAAGGTTTGACAAGTTTACATTTTTCCATCATAAAAGAAATAAATTGTGCTTTATTTAATGAATCCAATTTCCACATAATTATTCTTCCGCTATTCCTTTGCTGGCCTCTTCCAAAGCCGTCCTTAAATCCCTTAGTTCTATCAGATACCCATCAATTTTATGAACTGTTGATAATACCAGATCAGAACAGTTTCAAGACCTTCCTGTGCTCATTTAATTCTTTTCATAATCAAACTCCTTCTACCATCTCACCTTCAATGTCCCATACTTTTCTTTTAGCTTCTTCTATAATATTTGCAATATCCATAAACCCAGGATTATCTTCTTCAACACGATAATATCTGGCCTCCATAGCCATATAATCCAAAACATTTGAAAAACTTTCATTAGCAAGCATATCTCTCAATACTGAAGCGTACTCAGAAGATAAAGTTTGAGATTGTTTAATCCTTTTCATATTTTCAATTCCTCCTAAATAAATAATACAAATTTTAACTTTCTCTAACTAAATAATTCCTCTTATCCATCTTCTATATTTATAGAGTAAACTTTTCTTTTCACATATAATTCTATGTCCAAAAGGCCAAGCAGTAGCCGACACAGGAATATAACCTTCAGGAACATAAAAAGATTCAGATTCATTATTTCTGAGAACACCAATAACCAAATATTCTCCTATAACTTTTCCTTTCTTCTTATTTCTCAGTTTTTTCATTTCTCTCATTCAAACTTCTAAACCCCAACAGTTTTCTCGACAGGTTTCCATGATGACGAAAATAATTATAGAAATCAAAACTAACTCTCACTGAATCACCCATCATATTATCTTACCTTAAATATTAATTAGTTCTATAATATAACAACCCATTAGATGTTTCCCTTTCTTTTCCATCATAATGAGCAATGAAATGAGCGACCCCATCTATCCGTATTGCATCCTTAACTGCTTCATCATAATCAAACTGTAAGAAATCAATTTCATCAACACTTGAATAGAGACCTTGTTCATCAATCAAAAAACCAATAGGATCATTTTTCAACCCTTCTTCCCACTCAGCCACTATCTTATCAGATAAAATTACTCTGGCTTCTTCAACTATCTCATTCATCATTTCATAATTTTCATTTTCTTCAGCTTCTATATACTCATCTTCTATACCAGCTTCCGCTACTACTCTATAATCATCAATATCCGAGACATAACTATTTGCCATATCAAGAGCAATCATCCTTCTATCAGTTAGAGAGATATAAACATAATCTTTCAAAAAATCCTTAGCAAAAAGTTCTGGTTCTGTCTCCATCATTTCTTTTACATAACTTTCAGCATAATGTCTAGCATCATTATCATCCATAAAAACTAGATATTCTTTTCCTTCTGCTGTAACTTTAAAGTAAAACACACCAAAATCTGAAGCATCTTCAACATATATATCTATAAATTCTTCTAATTCCTCAAACACACCACCTTTTTCCACAGGAAAAAAATCATAACTTTCAAGAATCAAGTCCACAGCTTTTTCCAATCCATCTATTGTAGAGATATCAAATTGATCCAAATTAAGAGCGTCTACCACATCCTCTGGGTAAAAATCCTCTCCTACTCTCTCAGCCAAAGATTCAAAAATATCGAGTAAATCATCTATATCAAGATTAGGATCAATCTCAAGTTCCTTAGCCATCTCTATTGTTACTGTTTGCTCATCCCACTCACCAGGTACAAAATCACCATCTTCATCATCCTGAGCTTTCTTATTTCCTATAACTCTAATATTACCAGGAGGAATATTTATAAGTTTGTTGTTCTTACCCTGTCTGATTTTCACATTTGTTCCATTCATAGATGAAGACACAATCTTTCCGGTTCCTGTTTGATTATTTCTGATTTCAGAATCAGAGTATTTAACTTTCACAATTTGCATCTTCCTTGTCATCTTTCTTTCCTCCCTTAACCATCCCAATAAATTTTTAAGTTTTCACCAATTTTGATTACTCTTTTCATTTTTTAATTTCTTTCCTTATTTTCATTTATCTCACAAGTTTCTCCAATATTTCTTTAGCTTCTGGCTCAAGTTTCTCCTGAAATCCTTCAGGTTCATCATCATAATCTGAAAGCAAACCCAAAACTTCAGTTCTAATCAAATTAGAAAGTTTATCAGATATATCATCAATCAAGTCCTCGATACTGTCAAACAATTCATCTGATCCATATACATCATATAGTTTCTCATCCACAATATCCCTAAGTCCTCCTATCTCAATCCAATTCACAATATCCTGCAACTGCCGTGCTCGTTCTTCAGTAAATGGAACTACCCAAGCACCAGAAAACTTTTTGAGTCTTTTCATTCTTTATCTCTCCCATCTCATTAACCTTTCTCTGATAAACTTAGCACTCAATTCAGTACCTTTAGCCATTCCTTCATACCAGCTCCTCATAACAGCATCTTCTTCAAAATCTTCAGCGTCATTATAATATTCGTTAGATGTTTCCTCAAGAAAACTAATAAGGTCTTCCAAACTCTCTACAAGAGAATCTTCGGAGCTTACAATTTTTTTACTTACTTTTACTCTTTTCATTTTTTTATCTTCTTATCTCATTAACCTTTCTCTAACAAACTTAGCACTCAATTCAATACCTCTCCATCTTAACCTTTTTCTAATAAAATCAGCACTATATTCAATACCTTCAGCCATACCTTCAGCCCAGTTCCTCATATCATCATCATTTTCATAATCTTTAGCATCATTATAATATTCATTAGATACTTCCTCAAGAAGACTAATAAGGTCTCCCAAAATCTTTATAAGAGAATCTAGAGAATCTTCAGAGTTTGCAATTCTTTTACTTACTTTTACTCTTTTCATTTTTTACCCTCCTAAACACAATTCAATTTTTTCTATCATGTTATCCACTAATCCTCTGAGTGGTTCACCAAACTTACTATTCATCTTTTTTAAATTACCTCTCACGTAAACTAAACTATCGTGATAAGGACCTCTAGGAGAGAAAATCTCCGTATAATCATAACCTATTTCTGCACCTTCCTGTCTGAAATTTTCCAATACTTCTAAAAATTGTCCTAACTGCAACCATCTATCACTATAATAAACCTCTACATCCTTCATTCTTGATATATCAAAAGCTCTCCAATTTCCCCTGTAATAATCCCATAAGATACAGATAATATTACCTTTTTTAGTTAACCAAAGATAATGTGGTTCTCCTGTTCTCATCACCCACTCATCATTCAACTTTTTATATGTAAATCTTATAATCCTATAGAGTCTAATCAACTCTATTAATTCTCTAGGTTCAGGATAAACAATCTTAGTGTAAGTCTCTGGAATTACTATATCTACATCCTTAAATTCCTGTTCTTCATATTCCGAAGGAACGGGAATCACCTCCAACTCTTCCGGTTCTTCTTCTATAAAATCAAGAGGACTATAATCAGGAAATTCTGGTAAGTCTTCATCTTTTTCTTCTTCATCTTCTATAAAATCTAATGGGTTGTATTCAGGAAATTCTGGTAAGTCTTCAGCCTTTACTACTCTATTCTCGTTATAAATTTTATTTATATTTGACTTTTTTGATAATGTATATTCATATATATTTATAATAGAACTTAATCTTATTCTTGAACCAAAAGATAGTATCAAACTTGTAAGTTCGTCTTCGTTGCTTCCTCTTATATTTTTAATCTTCTTTTTAAAGACTCTTCCAACACTTTTATTTCCTGAGAGCATATTTATTAAAAAATCATTTACACAATCTTCCCACTCTTTTTTTCTCGTTATTTTTTTGCCTATTTTATTACTATATCTTTCATTAAATCTATTATATATAAAATATGATGCTGGAGAAGTTAAATTATACACATCCATCCATCCAGGATAAAACTTCTTTTCAAAATTATAACTCGACAATAAACTGTCCATCAATCCTTGATTTATCAAAGTTGCTCTTCCATTTATGAAAGCTATAACAGGAATGCTTAATTCTTTCAAATCTGCATCAAAAGTTAAAGGAATTTCTAAATCAATATTTCCTGAAGTATAACCTCTAATAGTTACACCATAAGTCACAGTTCCTTTTTTACTATCAGGTTCTTGAATCATTCTTCTCACCTTTATATCTGATATATAACCATCCATATCAAAATCTTGAAAAAATTCTAAAAGTTTTTTTCTTCCAGCAACATCCAACCTGAAAGGTGATGCTTTACTTTTCACCATTAAATTCAAAAGTCTTCTCCAATTTGAAAGTTTACGTTTACACCAAATATTCTTTGTGGAGTGATGTTTCTGATATATTCATCATCTTCTTCCAAAATTACCACTATTTCCACATCTCTTGTTCTTATATTATCAACACTAATATAAGGTGATAATATTACTTTCAAATATTTCTTTGCTTCTTCTATCCTGTCAAACTTACTTCTCCATTCTCCAAATATATTCTTGTAAACTTCATAATGATATCTTTTTAATAACCCTTTGAATACAGGAATTGAAAATTTCCAACCTTGTGATATAAGAAATGGAAAATATAAAGAAAAATCTTTCCACCATTCATGATACTCCTCTGGCAACCATGTTGGAGGATTCATTAAAATATTATTATCAGATTGATATATTTTTTTCATAATATATATTAAGTACTATTGATTTTAGCTACTTGCACTTTCACATCATTCAATGTGGTTTCAATTTTTTCAAGTTTCTCAAACTGTTTTTCATGTAATTTTTCTAAATGCTTGATTGTATTATCAAGACCTTGATGTCTTTCACTACAAACATCCTTATTGACCACTTCAGTCTTCAAATCTTTAAATTTAGAATTAGTTTTAGTAAAAAATGCAACTATCAAACTTGCTAATGTAATTCCCACTACTGATATGAAAATTGATTCAACCATTAAATAACCTCCGACTAACCAAAAATCCAACCGTTCAAAGCTAGTTTAATTTGTATTTGAGTTTCAACATTAACCTTATATTGAATTGTTTTTCCATCATCTCCTAGTTTAACAGGGACCATTCTCGTAAACCATCTATCACTTACTTGTGGTAATATAGCTTTCCATTGACTTTGTGATGTATCTCCAGGTCTACGTAATAACAAATGCACAGCAGTTGTAGATGGAATTACTCCAGATTCCTTAACATGTACTTCTAACCACACTCCCGTAGCCCCTGATGGAATTGAAACCAAGTTCGATAAATCCAAATCAGTCCAATCTTTATCAGTATCAAAAGTAACCTCTACCAACCAGGAATCTGAAGTTTGAAAATCACTATGAGCCGACATTCTCAGTAAAGAACGTCTGTCCACAATACTCAATATTTTATCTGTGCTGGTTGTAATCTCATATAGCTCTGTGCATACTTGAGGAAATCCTGTAGTATTGGCCTTGATTGCATTATCAACCCAATCAATAAAAACATAATTTACAGCGGATGCGATTAGTGTAATGTCTACCTTCAAAACAGCAATAGACACATTCGCTCTACTTACATTACCACCTTTGATCCTGATATGTAACCCATCTGATTTTATGATGGGAAATTGAGTTCCCGTAGTTTTATCACCTTGTTTGATATCAACCATCCCAACCTCCTAATCCCATATCACGGTTATCCCACCACTCTTCATTCTGAGCCTGGAATAAAATCGGTATTTTACAGTCAATGACGCATCAGGAGTTACATCTAGAAACTCACCATAAGTCCCGTCTGGCCCTGGGTTGGGTGGGGACCCAAGACGTCTTATCTGAGCATCATAACAGGCAAAATGAACTTCCTCATCCGACAGGGGGAGATTCCGGTTAAATGGTGTTGCAGGAGCACTGAAGTTCAACTCGATCCGGTTTTCAACCCCATCATAAAGTATCCCGAAAATGTCCACCTCCCCCCTGCTACTATATGAAGCGTGAGGTTTGGACCGTGTGAATACCGATCCTGTAATATCGAGTTCCGTGGATTCGATTGTTGATGGCCGTCCAAATTCCAATAAATCGAGATGGAGATCACCAGTTGGAGACGGAGATATAGAATTAAAAATTTTTACTCCCCTTATATCATCCCAATCAAAGGCCGATCCATTAGTAAATGAATAATCTGTGAAGAAAAATTCCACAGTTTCCCATCTCTTAACATTGGGCCTGATCTCCAGTTGCACTGTATCATTGACCCTGTCAATGGTATAGCCAGGGAACCATATTACATTGCCTGACCCATCCTCAAATTCAAGTCGCAACCGCAAATTTGATCCAGCAGGTGTAGAATCCCATCTGTACCTCATACGTGCGGCTATAGTCGTGTGCTTGGAGATAGCTAAAGGACTAGCAAATGTTTTGGAAATTGACCATGTCCCCGAAGGCATACTTGTCAACAAAATATTACCAGCACCGGAATAGGGGTCAGCAGTGCTGAAGGAAGCAACAACACCTCCATCCTCGGTCCAAGTATTTACCTCCGTCACATCATTCCAGTCAGAAATTATACCCTCTTGGTAAAACGTTTCAATGTTCTCGACCCATATATCATCTATGTAAATATTTCCCGACCCGGTTACCGTACCAACCACGATCTCAATGTATGCGATATCATGATACCTGAAGTCAGCAGTGAATTTTATGCGCTTGAGTTCCCATACAGCACTGACCTTAAAGCCTGGCGATACGATTGTATTTCCTAAGTTGTCCCGCAAACGCAGGAAATGATTTGGACCGATAGCACTACCATCACCACGAGCATAAAAAAATATTTCTGCCTGATCGGAAAAGTCGGAGGATGAGGGCGTCCTTCGCACGGCGACACCAGAAGCATTATTGTTGTCGAGTGTAATTTGCATGTGTTTACCTGATCCCACAGCCCCACCGCTGTCCATCAAGTTTATGCTTAGATTTAAGGAGTTGGGATACTCCGACCACACTGTTCGCAGGGCACTGGTGTTGGCATACCCTTCAAAATTGTCAATGGTTACATCTTCTCCAAATATTGCTATACCATCACCGTTCAGAATCACACCTTCGGTTTTTCCAGACGATTGGTCTATACCGGATAAATCCGACCCGAACGTTTCGACCAGTAGCCCTTCATAATTCCCGCTACTCACATCCGACTCCATCTGGACTTCAGTTATCAGTATACCCAAATTGTCCCGCAACTGACCCACATCCAGAATCAACCCATTCGTAACATCATTGATCTTTACCAGTGCATTATTTACTAATCCACGTGGAGGTCCCACTACCAACGGATCAGGATAAACGCTTTGTTCCATTTGAGTCGCACGAGGGAGATATACAACCTGGTTCAAACCATCGGGAAGAATCGCTGTGCTTAAATCCAGGGGTGTCGTCCCTCCACAATTAATGATTGCATATGTATCCAGTTCCACAGGGCCAGCGAACTCACAAAATTCAAATAATCCTATTTCCTGCGTACTACCCACCAGCCCATTGATTGTTTTCAAGGATCGCTCACCTGAGAAAATACCCTTATAGTAAGTAATTCCCCCGCCCCCTACATTCAGGAGGGCAGTGCCGACGGGCAAGGATGTGAAAACCAGATTGAACATTAACACACTTTCATGACCCGTAACATCTTCCACCTTACATACTGCGTCCCATCCAGTTTTCCAAAGCACCACTGCGATTATGTTTTCGTGGATGGTGTTGTTTTGATCTGGGGCTATCTGAATAACTCCAACACCTGTAGGACCGTTTGATTGCGGGATTACAAGAACATTTTTTAATCTCCCTGTTCCGCTTGCTCGAAGCAAATACGTGGAGGCACCTCCAGACGGCCCCACTAGAGACGAACCAGGGTCCATAGATAGAACCACACCACTTTGAACTTCAAGACCCTCTTCTTCGTAATATCCAGGTCTTACACGCACCTCTACCAAAGGTACTCCACCAGAAACCAAAGCATTAGCACGAGCCAGTCCTGCAACTATTGTTGGATAAATATTATAGTTATCATTAGCTACAAAATCAGAAGAGACTTGAATCAGATAATCAGTAAAAAGATCAGAATGGTCTACAGGATCAGAACCAGAAGTTTTATGAGTTGAAGCATGAGAAGTTGGGAAACCCCCCGAAGCTTCTACAACTACCCCATCATGTATAACATTATAATTTTTTATTGACATTTTTAGCCCTTAATGTATCATTTCTCTCGACTCCCTTTCTATATCTCTATCTAAATTTCCTTCATATACTTTATTTGCCATTTTAATCATCAAATTCAAATTATTCAAAGAGTCATCATCCAAGTTCAACCTTTGTTTACAAAAATACATGAAATATATAAACAAAAATGGATCGTACACAACCCAAACCATAAAAATCTTATTTATACTAGCAAGAGATTCAGCTACATCTTTCAAATATTTTTGATACTTTCTTATCTTTTTAGCTTTTATAATTAAAGGTATACTTAATAATAGTACCAAAAATGGAAATATCAGCATCAAAAAATCCATATATTATTCCCCCATATCAACATCAGATTTTATATTTTCAATATTCTTATAAAAATCCTGCTTAGGAGCCGGAGTCAAATCTTCAGCAGGTCTTTCTATGTAATTACCATCTCTAAGATTAACCCCAATAAAGCCGTCTTCTGTGATTCTTTCTATTAACCCAATTTTTCCATAATAAGCACTAGCTGGATTCCCTTCTATTCTGACAGCTTTACCTATTCCAATAGGATTGGCTGTTGTTCCTGAATAATCGTTATATACCCCTTCCTGAGCTTTTATTCTCAAACCTTCATACATAGCTTTACAACTTGAACAAGATAATACCTTTCTGCTTCTAGGTATCAGTTTTCCTGAGCAAACAATACAATATCCTCGCTCAATTGATCTCCTAGATTCATTATCAAGAGCGTAAGCTTTTATCAGATACTTTTGAGATTTTGTTTTCTTTTTTGATACTTCTTCAAAATCATCTTTATCAGAAGTTACTATTATTCCATCATCAAACCTTACAGTCATTTCTTTCTTATTTTCTTTTATCACTTTTCCTACACTTCCTTTTTCAACAAGTATATCTTCTCCATACTTCACATTTTTATTTAACTTTACATATTTAATTTCTTCAGGTTCTTCAATCATCTTTACAATTTCATTTTCTTCTGCCAGATGTCTAACTCCATCAGCTAAATCTCTATCAATTTTTTCTAATTTTTTAATTAACTGTTTAGAATTTAATCCTCCATCTAAGTATTCATTTGCAAGAGTTATCAAAGTTTCATAAAGTTTATGCCTAGATTCTTTAGACGCTGTACTAAGAATTTTTTCAGATTCTTCTTTTGCAATTTCAGTAACAGCATTTCCCATAGAATCCATAATTTCTTTTTCTGTATCCACACCAAATTCATTAGGATTAATCGAAATATTTAAGTCTTCTCCCAAAACTTTACCTCTATATTCCCGCACAAACTCACCAAGATAACTTCTTATAATTTTAGATTTAAGATCAGAACCTTCGATATTCATATAATTTACAACATTTCTAAAATCAGTTTCATCATCTATCTGTTTGGCAAATCGAGATAGATCATTCCAATCCACCTTATCTGCTTCCTGTTTCAAGTAATCCTGAATAAATCTAACTACATCCCCTGCTGATCCAAATCTAGAAAAATATCCATGAAGATCAGACAAATCTTCAAGAGTCCAGGAAGATGATTTTCTATTCAAAGCTATCTTTTCCAGTTCTCTCCAATAGATATCATCCCCACCCACATTCTTTATATCCTGATAAAATTTCTTTCCTTTCACTATCATAGGATTAATAACATATCCTTTAGCTTCATTAAGACTTTTTACTTCTTTTGATTCTTGATACAATCTGCTATAAAAATCACTCACAGTGTTCATTTTTCAATCTCCTTTTTGACAAACTCTATTAAATCCGAACGAAGATTTCTTATAAACTCCAAACCACCATTACTTTCATATTTCTTAGCAAGAGTTATATAAAATTTTCTAAGATCGTGAGGAGTTAGCTCATCTTCAATACTAACCAATTCTGTAACTTCATTTATAGCTACTTTCAAAAGTTGTTTGTCCATTCCTGTATTTTCAAGATACTTCGACCAGTACAATTTTCCATAATCATCCAATGCTTTTTTTACAGTATTCATCTAACTATCCTTTGTTTGAAAAAATTACTCTTCATCTTTTAATCTACACAGAAAAAATTCATCTCCTTCTTTTTTCAATTCCCAAACTTTATGACCAAACTTATATATTTTGTTCCCAACTTTTTCCATTCTATTCAAATCACTCTTTTTGACTTTAATTCTTTCACTTTTACTTCGTACTTCAATCCCAAAATGATCTGCTAATTTTAAAATGATATCACCATTCAAAATATTACTTTCAATTGGATTTCTCATAAAATCATCCCCCTATAAAACCTTTCATACAGTATTATCATACCATATTAGAGTAAAAAAATTTAAAAAACTTATATACTAAGTTCCTTTTTTAAAGCGCTTTCCACCTGAAAAACAACCAAATCAACAATTACTTAACTTTAATTTCATATTCATCATTTAACACTATTTCATTTATTTCAAATCCATTTTTTAAACAAAATTCTTTCAAGTCTTGATCCTCTATACTAACTATTAAATTATCATGTCCTATCCTACATCTACAATTTACTTCTTTTTCAATTTTTTTATCAACAATATATCTATAACCTTCTTTCATTTTTAAAAGTTTACAATTTCTCTTACAAATACACTTTCTGAAAAAATCTTCCTTTCTTATTCCCAGATACACCTCTATCCAATAAGTAAGTACTTGATATGATATATCTAGATAATCAGCCATAAACTGCAAATTCTTAAATTTCTTACCTGCTTCTATTAGTAAAGATTCAATTTCATTTATGGTTCTTTTCATTCTCTTTTTTTTAATCTTTTACAAGATAAATCAAACTAACATTTAGTAAAATCACAATCCATACAAGTATAACATTTTCCTTCAAAAACAATATTTTCTGATCCACATTGCTCACATTGATATTCAAGAGCTTCCCCATCCAATTTACTAGTTGGAACAAATTCCAGTTCCTTACTCAAAACTGAATAAATAGCATCAATACAACTTTCTATTTTTCCATATTCATTATCAAAAGCAAACCTTGGACACTTTATTCCCCTCATTTGTTTAATAATTTTCTCCTCATTTCTTTCAGATTCTTGAAACATAAGACTAACAAATCTTCCAAGAGTCTCTAAAAATCCCGAAGCACAACCACCAGACCTTCCTAAATTAAAAAATGTCTCTATGATTTTTCCACTTTCACTACGATTTATAGTTATATAAAGCTTTCCACATCCAGTCATTACCCATATTGTTTTGCCAGAAAGCTCTCTTATTTCACCTCTATTCATTTAACACTCCTTAAATATTCTTTCCACAAACTTTTTTCCACTATTAATACAATAAGAATTTTTCTTTCCATTTTTCACTTTATGCTTACAAAAAACTCCTCTCTTATCTACTGATATGATTCTCTTACAAATCGGACATTTTTCTTTCAAATTAAGGTTTTCCATACTTTTCTCCTTTGCTATATTCTCACACACTTAACTTTATAATAATTATCAATATATTTTATATATCAACTCAACACACCCTGCTTTGAACCTCTACGAAAAACTGTCACCCCTTTACAACCCATTTTCCAAGCATTTATATAAATATCATTAACATCTTCAACAGTAGCGTCAAAAGGCAAATTAATAGTTTTAGATACAGCATTATCAATCCATTTCTGAATTGTAGATTGTACTTTCAAGTGATCCACAGCATCTAATTCCTCAGCAGTAACAACATATTTTTTATATTTACTATAATTAATCTTCTCGAATAAAGGATGAACTACATCCCTCTCTCCGAAACTATCCTTCCTCTTATACTTAACTTTGAATAACGGCTCTATCCCTGAACTAACACCTACTACAATTGAAATAGTTCCTGTAGGAGCTATAGTCGTAATAGTTGAATTTATAGCCCCCAATCTCTGAAAAGACAACTTCTTCTCCATTGAATCATGCAATAAAAAAGGTTCACTATAGATTTCATCATCAACCAGATTCCTTGAACTTGTCCACCCAGTTTCAGCAATAGTTTTAAAAATATCATTTATTATACCCAAACTTTCCATACTTCCATACTTAATCTTCAAAAGAATCAGAGCATCAGCCAAACCCATCACACCTAACCCAATTTTTCTAGTTTTAGAAGATATATCTTTTATTTGAGGGAGTGGATAACAATTATTATCTATTACTCTATTCAAAAACAAAACAGATTTCTTCGTTATCTCTTTCAATAATTCAAAATCAAACTTTCCATTTTCTACACACTTGACTAGATTCATTGATCCTAAATTACAACTTTCGTAAAACATAAGAGGTTGCTCTCCACATTGCAAAACATTAACATAACAATAACTACCATCCAAATCACCATCGAAATTACCTATATAAAAATTATGAAAGTCGTCAACTGTTCCATTGTAAACATCTTCATACCCATCAAATTCAATAGAATCTACTCTATGATTGTGAGTTAAAGCAAATTCCTTCAGTTCTCCATAATTCCAAAATCCATATTTTGTTCTTAATCTGTTACTTACTCCTTCAGATTCACACTTTTTTTCCCATTCACTCTTAAAAGGTACTCTCCCTAATTCTTTTCTAAAATCAAGAAAAACCTTAACTTGTTTATCCCTTTTTATTCTCCCTCTTTCAAAACAAGTTTTATTCAACTTTCCATTTGCTTTTTTTCTAATTTCAAAACTATCTTTATAATTACTCTTATAGCATTTATGACTACAAAAACAAACCTCTCTCTTTGTCCAAGAAATATCAAACTTCTTTCCACATCCTTCACACATTTTTCTAACCATAACTGAATCTTTATCAAGATAACATTCAAGATTGGTCTTAGATTGACATTCCTTAAGTTTTTTTAAAGCTTTTTTCTTAAATCCTTTATAATCTTTATGATGAACAACATGATTTTCCCAGCTCACATTTTTCCTTGTTCTTTCTTTAAAATAATGATTAGCAATAAGTCTATGTTCCAATACCCATTCCTTCTCAAAAGTATTATTAATCCAACAATAATTATTAGACTTACTATTTGATCCTTCTATAACTTTTTCAAAAGGAGCAATTCTTTTAGTCATAATACTTAAACTATCACTTTTAACTAAACTTTTAGCTTCCTTAATTGAACCATCACTTAATATAAATTTGTGATTCTCAGTACATCTTATAAAGTCTCCATTATCTAAATAAATTTTAAGTATTCTCTTTTTCTTTCCGGTCAATCTAGGATTTCTCATCATTCTTACTTTAATTTTTCCTTTATCATCTTTACAAAAAACCGGAACGTCTTTTCCTTCTTTTGCAAGCTGTTTGATTGTAACAGCATTTCTACCATCTGCAACCGCTACTAAAGTATCTCCAGTTACACATGGATTAGTAGCTTCAATAGAACTTACAGAAGATAAAGTATGCTTTCTGTTAATTTCGTCTTTAAACAATATACCAGGATCACCACATTTCCATGCTGAATCCACCATCAAATTCCAAATTTTTCTAGCTTTTAAAACCTTGATAATTGTCTCATCCACTATTGATCTAAGTTCCCACTCTATATCTGATTCTACAGCCCTCATAAAATCATCAGTTACCATAACCGAAAAGTTAAAGTTTTTGAATCCACCTCTTAATTTTGAAAGTATGAAATTCTCTATATCAGGATGACTTACATCTAAAACTCCCATATTAGCACCTCTACGTCTTCCCCCTTGCTTTATCTCCTCAGTTGCCGCATCGAATATTCTCATAAAACTCAAAGGACCAGAAGCTATCCCTCTAGTAGTTTTAACAGACGCTCCTTCTTCTCTTAAATTTGAAAATGAAAATCCTGTTCCTCCTCCACTTTTATGAATCTTAGCCATGTATTTCAAAGCATCAAAAATTTCATCTATATCATCCCCAACTGGAAGAACGAAACAAGCAGACAATTGACCACCTTCAACTCCAGCATTTGATAAGGTAGGAGAATTAGGAATGAATAATTTATCTCTCATCAACTCTTCAAATATCATTCTCTCTGAATCGTTACAAGCTAAAGCACAAGAGACTCTTTTAATTACATCTTCCCAAGTTGACTCTCCTTCTCTACAATATCTTACTTTTAAAATCTTTTCTATATTACTATCCATTTTTATCCTCCTCAATCTTAAATTCATTAATAAACTCTTATTCACATTTCATTCTTAAACTCTCACACTTCATTTAATTCTTCATCAGGCCATTGAAACATTTTTCTAGTCCCACCTGAATCCTCCACTTCAAGACATAAAAAGATACAAGGACCAGAAGACCAACTATTACTCTGGATTATTTCCCTCGCTATTCCCCCATTCTTCAAACTATACTTCTTAAGAGAAGGACCTTCCCCATACCAACAATCAGGAGTACTATAAATCTCATACTTTAATTTTTTAGAAATTACACATCTACAATTAGGACAAAGTAAATCAACTTCTTCTTCCGCATTTATTTGTAACCATTTCTCTGCTTCTGATGTCAAACCCATTATTGTCATTGTCCTCATAATCCTTTCCTCCTTTTTTCAACTAGTCTCCTGAATTACCATTTATCCTTTTTTTTCTCACTACGAGATTATTCAAAAACATTTACAAAAAATCTAATCATTGACAAATACACCTAACAAAACAACCTATCATACCATAAGTTCCTCAAACTTTTCTACCATATTCCAAACTGAAATTCTATTTATTTCTTTTCCTCCCAAGAACATATCAAGCAATAAAGCATATTCAGGATACCAAAATTTAAAAGCATTGATTCTATCTTGAATATAAATACATCTTTCCAAATCTATTGTTTGATCTGGTAATAATTCAATTTTTAATGGGTTAGTCACTTCCCTAACTCTTTTTTTATAATTATTTATTCTATAATTTCTCAATGATTTACAAAAATAACCAGCTAACCTTTCATTACAATATCCTTTATTACAAGCCTTATCAAATACTTCCCACATTTTTCCTATTTCTTCATTTTTCACATTAAACTTCTTGAAGAGAAAACCCAAATCATCAATTTTTCCTAATCTTTCTTTTTTTATAAGTAAAGCACATTTACTTGATAAACGAGATTTACAAGTACTCAGAGCAAATTTTTTAATTCTTAAACTAAACTTTTTTAACTTTATAGGCACTTTCTGAATCATCAAACCTTTCTTCACAATCTTTAAATCTCTTCCTTCTACCACATTTTATCTCCTTATTTAGATTTTCATTGTTCATTAAATCAAATTCACAAATTCACCAAATTTAGGAGTAAAATCTTGAGTACCTACCCAAAGAACTGGAAAATTTGGTTCTTCTGGATAAAGATTACAACATCCGTCTGTAAGATATATAAAACATACAGGCTCTCTTCCTTCTTTCTCAAGCCACTCGAAGGGAGGTATAAAACTGGTTCCACCTCCCCCTTTAGGATGAAGCTCTAAAGGAAGTTCTGTAATTTCTTCTATATTTCTTATTTGACTATCACAATAAATAACTGTGAGAGTCGTAGTAGGAAATTCTTCAAGAATCCCACCTATCTCAGCCGCAAAAGCATCTAGTTCCTTTTGAGCAATTGAACCAGATGTATCTACAACCAACACTATCTCTCCAAGTTCGTCTGAATGACAGGAAGGAAGATATAGTCCTTGGTGAATATATCGCCTATTAGGTGGGAACCAGGAATAATCGTTTTTTGCAGATTGCTCTACAAATCTCCGCAATATCTCTTGCCAGGAAAGTTTAGGATCAAGTAATTCCTTAACATATCTTTCCAAATCAGCAGATAATGATCCTGCACTTTTACCAGCCTGAATAGCTTGAGATAGAATCACCTTAACATTAGCTTCATGATTCCTCAACTCAGCTTCAGAAGAAGCACTTCCATCTTTTTCCGGATAATCCCTAACCTCTCCAAAAGTCATCATTTTCTCTTCTTGACTTTTTTCTGATCCTTGTCCTAACCCATTTCCTACTTCCAACTTTCCTTCAGACTTCTTCTGCTGAGGAGGTCTATATCTTAGAGCATATATTTCCTCAGTACTTTTATCCTTATATTGAGGATCAAGAAGCCACTCTTTAGGAATTTCAAATTTACAATTATCAAGAATACCATTAATTGCCAGATCACCAGCCTCATTCCACTGTTGATGATCCCTGTTTTGTCTCCTTGTGTGATGAAAACTAGCAATGTGCATGACCTCATGAGCTACACCTGCTTTGATGACACCTAAACTCAGATTCTCGATGAACATTGGATTATAGCCTAGATGCACACCATCAGTCCACATCGTATCACACTGAGTATCTTCAAGAAGCAGGAGTCTTAGAGCAACAGAACCAAAAAAAGGATGCTCAAGAATCAAACCCACCCTTGCCTTTCTGATCTTTTTTTCTGCTTTGTCATTCTTCATTTTTTTGTTCTCTTTTACTTTGTTTTGATAAGCTCATTTAATTCTTTACTCTTGGCTCTTTGCATTTTGGACAGAACTTAAGCCAAGAATCCTCTAAGTATCTAAAACCACAAACACACTGGAATCTGTTACTTTGCTCCTCTTCCTCTTTTTCCTCTTCAACTTTTTTCTTTTCCGAGATGTCACCCACATATCCAGACATTTTATTCAGTATTTCCTTAGCCTCTTGTGCAGTCTGTTTTCGATATTCAGAGTCTTCCCTAAGATCAGCAGGAACAACACCTGCCAATTTTTTCTCAACTTCTTTACGAAGCTCTTCCAGGCGAGGATCATCAGTCACGTTGAGTTTAGGAAGCAACTCAACCAACTCCACCACGTTCCCAATCAAAGATTTTCGGAACACCGGAGGTTTGATTTCTCCTTTCTTATTTATTCTGTCTGGCTCCGATAATCTATTAGCTACCTTATCTACAACATCATACAGTCTGTGCCACAAGTCTTTGAGAGCTTTGTCTTGTGCATCTTTCAATCTTTCCTCTATCTCATCTTTGATTTTACTTACATCTTCCTCATTCAAAGCTACCCTAAAATCATCAGACACAGGAAGAGGACTGATGTTGATCCGAAAATCAAACTTTCCCGGAATATCTGCTGGAGAGGGATAGTCGTCAGGATTATATAACTCTCCCAAGTCATCTTTTGCTTGTGATTTAAGAGTAGGATAAATCTCACAAAACTCTTGCACTGCATCCTCGTATTGTGATCTATACTTCCTGAGTTTATTACTATAATTGTCAAAGTTTTTAACTGGTAATATTCTTGACCCCTCATCAGTCCAGGGCAGAGTGTTTTCATAATGAAAGTTTCTAGCTAATACAGCAATATTCTGCACTTTCCCAATAGCATCTTTTGCTACCAGACACTTGTTATATCTACCTGATTCTGGCTTAGCACCATATTCTTCAGCCACCATGTCGCTGACTCTTCTATCATACTTACGACCTGACCAATTACTGATATGCAAGTTTACCAGCATTGCTTTTTCCGACAGTTCTTTCGATTTCATTCTTTTCTCCTTTGTTTGAAATTTATCCATTTCTCTGTATCATCAGTAACCGAAGAAAACCTCAGTCAGGTGGACCTCAAAGGGTCTATTTTAGCAACCCCTAAAAAAAGAACTTAAACAATCCTTGCTCTACTATCCCAAACATCACCACCTTTCCCCTGATTCACTTAAATCAAAACATCCTTGTGTTTTGATACCCACTCTATAAAACCTCTTGAAAAGGTTATATCAGGGTTGTAATTTTTTGAGTCTTTAATCAACACTACTGAGAACTCATCAGGAAGCCGATTGGCATATTTGAGTAAGTTAATTACAGTTTGATTAGAAGCCCTCCTTGCCAAAGCTCCACAGATTGCATATAATGTAGCAGGGTCTTCAGGTACAGGAGCATTATTTGGGTCTGCAAGCACCAAATCAGGATCAGGCAGTTTTCGATAAACTTGAAGAAATCCAACAAACTCAGCCGCCGCACCTTCCCCCACTGCTCCAGAGATCAAATCATACTCAATCTCCTTCGGTATTCCCTCTTTTATAAGATCAGAAACGTATTCCCATGCTCTCGGAGTCGGAAAACTTTTTTCATTTTTCTTAGGATCAAAAGAATGAAGAAGATTATCACGAAATCGAAGGAAGGAAATCACTTCTGTTACAACATCCGCAGTCAAAGCCCATTCTATCCAATCATCTCTATCCACATCAAACAAAAGATGAACAAAACGATTTGCTAAAGCAGACGGCATCCTGTGGGTTATAGCCTTATCACTCTCCAAGTTCCCAGCCGACACAACAGCCCATCCAGGAGGAAGACTATACTCTCCGAGCTTGCGATCTAGTACAAGCTGATAACAAGCGGCTTGTACTAGAGGAGGAGCTGCATTAAGTTCATCGAGAAAGAGTATCCCGTTTCCTTCCGTTGGTAGAAAAGCTGGAGAACACCAATGAGCTTTATGATCTCCGTTAATTGCTGGGATTCCTCTGAGATCAACAGGGTCTAGGAGTACAGCCCGCACATCTATCAATTCAAGACCATTATCATGTGCTACCTGCCTCACCACATCTGATTTTCCGATTCCTGGACTACCCCATAAAAATACAGGCTTTTTCGCTTTTACTGCTACCTTTAGAGCAATCTTAATTTGACTCGCTTTCATTTCTTCTCCTTTTAGTCTGATACCACGTTTGTCAGGTCCGTTTCCTTCAATTTAGCTCCTTGCAGGTCTGCTCTTTACAGATCAAATCCCTTCAATTTCACCCTCCATGTTGACCTTATTTAAATCAAACCCTTACAGATCGTCTATATTTCTCACTACCTCAACAGTCATACTCTTTAGAACATTACCACTAATAGACACACAGATCATCTTACAATCTGTATTTTTGATCTCCATCTCCATTATCTTGTCCTCCTTTCCAATTTCAGCTATTGATTATTGTTTTCCAGCCTGCTGTAAAATTTCCACCACCTCCGTGTGACCATTTTCGGTTGCCCAATGGAGAGCGTAATCATTGCAAGCATGTATATTTGCTCCGGCTTCGAGCAAAATTTTCACCACGTCTGCATGACCTTCTTCAGCCACCCACTGAAGAGCGCAATCATCTTCAGCATGTACGTCCGCACCGGCATCGAGCAGACTCCTTACCTCTTCAATGCACCCATCATATGCCGCACTTATCAGCATTGATTCTTTTGATTCTTTTGACATTTTTTTCTCCTTTCCGATTCAGCTTGTTGTAGGATTTTCACCACTTCCTTGTGCCCATTTTCAGTTGCCAAGCGGAGAGCATAGTCATTGTCAGCATGTAAATCTGCACCAGCATCGAGTAGGATTTTTACCACTTCCACATGACCATATGCAGATGCCCACTGAAGAGCATAATCATTGTCAGCATGTATATCTGCACCTGCATTGAGTAAAAGTTTTACTACTTCCACATGCCCATTTTCAGCCGCCCACCGGAGAGCGCAATCATCATTAGCATGTATATTCGCTCCAGCCTC